GTGCTCACAAGCCGAGAACGCCCGAAACGGTGCAGCCGGTTGGAACTTCGGTAAGAAGACCACTCCTATTTTGAAATTAAATTCTGTTATGACCGGATAAAATCTATTTTTGAAATTGTTGGAAAGGGGTGACTACCTATTTTGGTTTCATTTGGGTGATCACTTTGCGGTGTCAAGTACCCAGCGAGCACGAGCCATGTCTTTCTCCCTGATCTCCCGGCAATACTCGTCACGGGCCTCGCGCAACTTCACATCGAGCTCCGCCTCGGACAGGTGGGCGTTCACCACCCGAACCTTGTCGAGCACGGCCTTGACAGCCTTGCCGAAAGGGGACTCGGGGTGGCAGCGTCCCGACATCTTTACACTGTGTGGGGTCTTTACAGACCTGGGTCGATCTTGGCGAAGACACCACACTTTTTTTTCAAGGGAATTAGGGTATATGAATAATAGACGCCAGGCGCGAACTAGCCATTCGTGTCAATAAAACTCCCAAGCCCCCGGTGTACAACACTCGTGATAGTACGTCTCCCACAACTCTGCTCTGTACTCGTCGAGCGCCCGATCCTTGCGCGCGTCGTCGAAAAGGCGCCAGGCGTTCTGAATCACGTTAGCCGCCTGGTCTGGGGTCATCTCGCTTTATCTGATTTCACACCCAACCACCCGGACCTGGTGTGAGAATGACACGAATTTTTACAAGGCCCTACCCCACCGTCATGGGCCCACATGGGATGAAGTTGAAGTGTTTCTGAACCGCGTGGTCCATACACAACCCACGCCCTGTTAGGGCCGGAGCCTGACACGTGGCACGTTCACACGTCGTCGTCTTGACAGCCACGGGTGAGTGCCGACACATGGGACACGATGTTTTTTTCATAGCGCTCCACTTATTCAGACACTCTTTATGGAATTTGTGGTTACATGTGGTTGTAGCCGTGGGCCACCACTCGAGGGCCTGGCAGCACACGGGGCAGTCGTCCTCCATTCCGGTCAAGGGCTTTTATGGGGTGACCGACCGGCGACGCCCGAGAGCTTGCCTCGTACAGAACACTTTTTTAGATGGTATCAGCCACCTTCTTGTCCTCGCGGATCTCCACAAATACTGGCAGGAATAGCGACTTCTGACCCGTCTTCTTATCATCAATAAGCGCGTTGTACTTGACGGCCACTATCTGCCCGATGAAAACCGAAGGGTCGCATGACCGTTCCTCGTCATTCAGACCGGTACCGACCGCCGACTTGACCTTGCCGTCGGCCGACTCGACCAGTAGCGACCCAATTTTGCCCTCATATTTGCCCGTCCCTGGAAGGAACCCAGTGACGCGCAGATCGGCCTCGAGCTCAGCCTTCATCTTGACCTGGTGCTTGACCCGCTTGTCCTCCCACGGCCCATTGGGGTCCTTGAGGATCACACCCTCTTCGCCCTGGGCCAGCTGCTCCTTGTAGATTGTCTGCGCCTCCTCGATGTTCTTGACGTCCAGCCACGTCTGAACAAGTATGATGGTATTGGGACGCGTGGCCTTCAGGGTCCCACTGAGTATCCGAAAGCGCTCGATGTACCCGGTAGAACACACCCCCTTGGCAAAGTCCGCCACCGGGATCACGTCCCAAACCTTGGCGTGGATATCGCGCCCTGTCGCCAAAGTGCCCGTGCCCTTCTGGAACTTGGTCAGGATCCCGTTGCCCGTCTTGCGGTCGCAGTTGGCCACGAGCAGCTCGCCGTCATAGACGCCATCGGGAAGCTTCTGGAAGTCGGCCTCGATGGGCAGGCCCTCAAACGCCAGCTCCTTACCCGCGCGCGACCGGAAATCCACCGTGCCGTTAACCACATGAGCATTGAACCGCATACCGTCCATCTTGGTCTGGACTATACACGGGAACTTGAGCTTGGTCTTCTCGGTCAGTGGGCTGACCAGCATACAAGGGTAACTGAGCTTCAGGTCGGGCCAGATCTTCTCGACCGTCGACTCGCTCACACCGCACTTGAGGCTCCGGCCCAGGACACGCCGGATGACCTCACGGTCGTCCGGTTCAAGGCACGTCAAGAGGCGGCGGACGTGGGTCGTGGCGTCATTGCCGCGCATTTTACGTGTCGCAAGCCACATCTTTATGGACTCGAGGGCCGCGCTCAGGGTCCACGTGTCAGACCCCTCGCGCGCCACACCCGCCTCGGGCAGTTTTTTGATATAGAAATTGGTAAGGGGGTCGAGGGTCAAGCGACAGACTTCCTTGAAGGTCTGGTCGGTCGCGTGAGCCTTGAGAATTGCCTCCTTCTCAAGGCGGCCGGAAGCGGCTTCGAGCTGGTGGAGGATCTGGAGAGCCATGTGTTTTTTTGGTGATTTGGTCTAGATGGGCCCGAGCCCTGACGCAAGCAGGACAGGTTTTTTGTAACTCAGTCAACATCCAGATCCATAAGTAGGTTTTTTTCATATATAGTAACCTCTTGGAGAATGCTCGCAAGTATCTGAGCATTCTCCAGCAGGTCAAAGTGTTGGTCTCGATTGGTCACGGTCTTGATTTTTTTCATCAATCCGATCATCATAGAGAGGACCTCGGTGCGGTTAGTCATTGTGCGTTTGGGTGGGGTTTCAGGAGACGAGACGTGAGGCTTGAGCCGAACAGAACATGAAATTACACACACACTCTAGCCATTCGGGTCCGCCCATCCGCACCATCCTATCTGGCTGGAACACGGTCTTGACCAGGTCCTCCTTGTCCACGCGCGGGGTGATTTGCTCCAGTGGCCACTCGTACTCGCCGCCGTCTTCAAGAAGGTCTATGATTCCCTGCAGGTCGTAGATGAGTTGGGCCACAGTGTTAACCTGCGGAGAAAGGCTTTCGGACATCTCATAGGCGAAATCATGCGATTCGACCATCGACATCATTTTCAGGGCTGGTTTGCGCCCCACACACTCGTAGATGCTTAGACCGTTCGGGTAAAACTCATGACCCCGTGTCCATCGCGCCTCCGGAAACTTGGGGTAGGCATCCTTGATGAATGACTCAATCTCTCCGATCGTTTCAAAGAACCACTTCTTGTCGCAGCCGGGACAGTCGTAGCGGGCAAACTTGAGCAGGTACATCGTGTGGTGGCCGGATCTTTTGTTTTGGTGTCTGGTCAAGATCTCTCGGGACACCTCACGGGCACAGAACCTGTTTTTCACATCTGCCGTGCGCGCGCCGCCCTCGCGCTATTAAAATTCGCCACCTTGCGCTTATACGTCTTGACGTTGTTGGAGTTAAGGTAGCTCCTAAGGAAGGGGGTATTATTATTGTTATTAGTCCGAACCCAATTGTTTACGTTTATTTTGTTGGTGACGTTCGTCAAGTTACTATTTAACCAATCCGTACCGTTCACGAGGTACATGCGCTCGGTTTCAGCATTGCGCACGCGCTTCACGCCCGCCCGCGTCGCTGCGCGCCGGGTAAGGATGGATTTGAGCTGATTCTCATTGATGGTGATACCCGAACTGATGCCGTAGTTTCTCAATCGCTGAGCGAATTCACTATTGGATTTTGAAGTTCTCCATAAATAGGCCATCATATCCTTGGCGATTGGTCTTGGAAATTTAGCGATCAATTTCTTTCTATAATTCTTGTAATTCTGACCGTTCGCATTAATCCTGTACTCTAGACCCTGATCGTTTTTCGCGCCCCGCAAAAGTCTCATACCATGATTAAAAGAATCCGCCTGATTTACAAACTTATTGAACGTCGCCGCCGTCATGAGGGGGCGTTTCGCGTTCAGACGGATGGCCTCGGCACGAACTCTGGGTGAGAATATTTTATGGGCGTTGCCTACTTTACCCGTCTTCAAGAAATTCACGGAACCCCACTGCTTCAAGTTCTCCAACTTATTCTCGTTGTTATACGTGAGCGGTCTGTACGACTTGGGCAGCTGACAGCTCGGTCCAATTTTGTTTGTAAATTCCTTGCGTGTGTACATGATGACATCAAAACCCATTTCCCGTGCCACACCCGTCCTGTACGGCTGGCTGACCGTCATGAAGTAGCGCTCGAGCTCCGTTTTCTGCCACCATCTACACTCTATCTGGGTAGTTGGATAATTAGAATTACATATGTAACCCTTACCGTTCCGGATGGCGCAGGCCCACACGTGCGGCATCAACTCCGACCCGAAAGCAGGGGCGACGTACACTATAGCGCCCGTGAGATCGTACCCGCTTTTTTCCAGCATCAAGTCCCTCATTTTAAAAGTGTGACCACCACCGCTATACATGAGGATAGGGGCCGTCCAGCTGTTATTCTTGAACTTGTACCGCCATCTTTCATCATTCAACATCCTAAAATCACGCCCGACCCTGAACCCCAAGTGACCAAGGATCGCGGGGAGTTCCCACGACGGAAAGCCACCACTCGTGCCCTTGGATTCTTTTGTAGAGCTGGCGCGCCACTTGACGTTCTTCGTCAGGTATGCGTTCAGCCCCGACTTGGGAATGAGCCGCCCTGGTCCTCCCACGGCGCAGATGTACTGATTCAGGAATTTCCAGAAATAAATGGCGCTCGTCTTCTTTACGGCACCCTTGTACGGGCACGGCGCGTTGATATTTGAATTAAAATAGGCCCGTTGTCTGTTAGACAACGTGGGCAAGGTTTCCTGAAGCTTCTGCCATAGGATCTTTAGGCCGTTGTCCGACGTCAGAAACATGTTCAGTGACGAGTTGAACCAACACGTGAACCCCGTCTGGCCCAAGCCTATGTTCATTACTCTATATCAAGTTTTTATTTCTTTTGTAAAATTATATGAACACGGCCATCGGCATCTTGGCCACGAACAGGAAGAATTTAATATCAAAATTCATATTAAACCTGAACACTGAAGAGCGAAACAATTTTATGAAGAACGGCACAAACAAGAAAGAATGGGTGAAGAAGTGGCTACGTAATAAGCACAATTACAACAATGAGAGAATAGAGAACCTCGTGGCCAACTACAATACAAGAACAACCTTCAATAAGTACGTCAATTCACTTAGTAAATTGAAGAATGCCAATATGTCTCTTCGTAGGTTCATGTTACCAATTGCGAATGGAGGCCCCTACGTATCTCTGAGCGTCGGTGAAAAGGGTTATATTCAATTGGACCCTGTTTGTCTAAATAACTTTAATAGAGGCGTCTATATACACTATGGAGAGACTAAAGAAAAATATAGAGGCCAGAAGATAGGGTTCAGATTGCGCAAGGCGGCTGTGAACGCGTCTAGAAACACGGGCATCCCTCTTTGGCAGGTTTCGCAAAATATAGAACGTCTCGTAAAGGCGGGGAACCTTCCAGTTTCAGGTAAAATTATGAAGGCGCTGGGAGCGACCCAGATCAATTACGCACCCCCGTGCCGCGCTGAAAATAAACGCGGCTCCTATAACTATGCGTTCGTAGTTGGATTGCCTAAACGCCCGTCCATGAAGAGGCCGCGCTCAGTCGCCGTCCCTAGAAGACCACGTTCCGTTATGAGACCACGGTCCGAGCCCTAGTACATTTTCAGAATCTCCTTGATAACCTCGGCGCGAACCACGTCATCTTCGGTAAACATGAGGTGCTTGATGCTTTCGGAATCCAGATCTATGCGACTCACGAGATCGGCCAACCCGTTATCCTCGAACCCACGGTCGTGTTGAGCCCCGTCACCCGCAATCACCATCTTTGAACCTTCACCTATCCGCGTCAGCAACATCTTCATTTGGGACGGCGTTGAGTTTTGCATCTCGTCCCCGATGATCCAGGCATTGTCGAACGTCCGGCCACGCATATAGGCCAACGGACACACCTCGATGCGATGATCCAACATCATATCCTGGATCTTCTTGCCCGACCAATACCGGCTCAGGGCGTCAAACATGGGGCGGGTCCAAGGCTCCATCTTTTTGTTCAAATTTCCTGGCAAAAAGCCGTGCTGCTCATCCACAGAGACGGCCGGCCGGGTCAGAATCAGACGCTGAACCTGGCCTGATGCCAGAGCCTTTGAACCCACCTGACAGGCCAACAGGGTCTTGCCCGTTCCGGCCGGTCCCGTGCTGATGATGACGGGCGCGTGACCGGTGAGCAGTTCCAGGTACCGGCGCTGGTTCAGGGTTCGGGCGGCGATCATTTAGTTTACAAGGGTGTGCAAACCTTATCCAGTGGAGGATCCTTAATTCTATACTGAATTTGAACTTTAGAGGGCCATACGTAACCCCACTCGGCCCATGGCCCCACATCAAAGTGGTAATAGTCGGGCTTCTTACGGTTCAGGGCCGCTTGGTGCGATTTGTGGACGGGCTCCCACCCCCACCACCACGGTGGGCTAGGCTTTCCACAGCATGGAAGCTTCTCCATATTGTTCTTGTATCCCCGAGCTATCCACTCGTCAATCATCGCGTTACAGTACTTGGCCAAGAAACACGTGTGACCTTTCCACATGAGTGTCGCGGGATGATTGACCCAACCCTTCGTGAGGCCGTTGAGTGCGCGCCATAACTGATATGCTTCTACCCTCTCTTTTCCGAGCCTCCTGTAGTCTAGCGCCTTGGCGCACGCCTCTATGTCCGCAAACGGGACGAAAGTGTTCACCATTCGCGATAAATGGGCTTGCCCGCTGAAGTCGTGCCTACGTGCTTTACGGCACCCTTTACGAGCATAGACCGGAGATTGTCACTAGGTTCGCGGTTCAGGATCGCCAGACAACTTGTACACTGGCAGGTCATTTACTTTTTGTTTCTAAATTAGTTGAAGCCACTTGGCCCGAACACGACTGAAAATTTTCAAGAATCCGTCTGTACCCCGGACCCCCGGGCTTGTACCAATTATGTCTGAAAATTCGTTGAGCCTTTATAATCTTGTCCTCGTCTCGCTCTATCGTCCCGTCAGGCATGAGGTACACATCCTCCCCTATAGGGTTCACCCGGTGATATTTCAGAACTTTTCCGTCTTCATAATCTTTTGAGGATACGAAAACGTCCATCCTTAAAAGATAATGTGACTACATTTTTATGTTGGAATTCGTTTGTGGATTTCTGAGTGGGGTCATTGGTTTCGTCATGTTTAAAAAGAGATTGGTCAACAGGTCAATAGGTGTCCAAGCCGAAGAGGTGTGGTCACCGTCCCAACCTATTTTAATTCAAAATTCAAAAACTAAATTCATTCCTGAATTGAGAAACTTTTGGGGACCAGACTCTTAGGCCATCTTGTAGTGAGCAAGCGCAAGTTGGTACACCGAACGCCACGCGTCGCATGTGAACGTCCACAAATTCTTGGTGGGGTCCGGACGGGTCAGCTTGGGGTTGAGAGGCAGGGGGACGAAGGCCAGTACGACCATCTTGAACAGAATCAAGTACATTACACTATACGGCGTTCAAATCTCTAATAGCTCCGTCGAACTCGTACTCGAGCCGACGACGGCACGCAGGGTGCGAGGGGTCGGTGATACACCGCCGCCAGGTGCGCTGTAGAACCTCGGCGTTGTGGTTGGCCATGATCATCTCGGTCCGGAGAGGAGCGTAGATCACGCGGTTGTAAACCGCCATGGCGTTGTCTATGACGCGCTCAATGTGAAGATCCTCCGCCTCGGGCCAAGGGACGTTCATAGCAGCCCATACAACATTTTGAATCAAAATCCGACAGTACTCCAAGATGTCGTGAACCTGGTGAACATTGCCGTACCTGTGACACATATCCACGAAACACATATCTATGACGCGCCGCGTCGCATCGGCGTTGGCGGGAGATATGCCGTCAATTTCAGTCCAATATATGCGATCAGTATTCACCACGAGTTGGATCTCAAGGGCGGCTCGGAGATCCGTCTCAAACTCCTCGAGCTGTACGTCCACTCCGCCGGTGGACTTGCGGGGCGCCCGTGGTGGAAGTGCCATTTTGAGTTGCCTTTCTTTTAGAACTGGCCGACGTGGCGCGCGCAGGACTGGAATTTTTAGGGGCGATCAATTTACGAATTAAATTAGCAGCGCTATTTGAGTCGAGGCCCGCCTCTTGGAGTTCTTTAAGGACCCTAGCTCTGGTCTTGTTTGTTGGGGTTCCATGATAGAAGCTCACGTTCCCGCGGTTCAAGAGATTCTTGAGGGACCCTGGTATTTTTGGAATCAAAATGTTGGTCACGTAATTCTTGGATGTGGCGTTCATATTCCGAAGGGCGTTCTTCACGAGCCTGATGTAATTGGTATTGGTCATATGGTTTTTGGTCTTGGTCATCAGGTTTCTTGTATACGTTCCGCTTTCCAGATTGAACTTGATGACCCGGCCCTCCTTGGACATCTCACCGGCTGCCACGATTATCCTATTTTGGTTCCTAATTGGGAGTTGAAAATGTCTAGAGCCCGCCTCAATGAGGTTATGAACCCTGACGAAACTCTTGTGGTACCTATTGGTCTCGGGATTGTACTCTATGAGATAAAGGTACACGCCGTCGGGAAGGGTCCGCGCATCAGTGTTTCTGTATGTCCTATTTAAATTCAAATTTGCGCGGGTCTGACCGTAGTACAGTTTGGGCCAGTGACTGGGAATTCCTGTGACATGATTTTCTTTTAGAATTTTTTGGACACGGTTGATGGCGTTTCCACGGTTGACGACGGGCCAGGGGCGGGGCGGGACGTTGAAAAGTTTAGCCACGTTAATTGTTGGCTCCATTACATTTTACAAACAAAATTACTCGTCCATGGGCTCGAAGTTCTCCTTGACCTCGTCCTCTGCCCCCTCTTCGTGACCGCCGCGCCACTGCTCCTCCTCGTGAATCTCGTTCTCGAGTCGGTCAGCCTTGGCGCGGTTCTTCTCGATGATGGAGCGCATGAAGTCGTTGTACTCCTGGTCGATCGGGCTCGAGTCGTCGAACGGCTTGTTCTCCGTGAGCATCGCGTCGATCGCCGCAGACTCCTTGGCCTCTGCACGGCGCTTGGACGCTCGGAGGTTCACAAGGGTCTGCTCGTGCATCTCGATCCGGTCGTTGATGGGCAGATCGAAGTACGCGTCTATAGCCTCCTCCTCGATGAGGCCCATGTAGTAGTCACCGCCCGCAATTTCCCAGAGGTCATCCTTGGTGAAATTACGATTGACATAACTGGCCATATAGTGATACATCGAGGGGGTGATGGACTCGTTCAGGTACTCCTCAAACTCGGCGTAGGTCCAAGTGAATACGGGCTTCTCGTCCTCGTGTTCACCCTGGTAGCCGCAGAGAATGCCAGCGTCGTTGAAAGCGAGGTACGAGTTGGGAGACATGGTTGTTTTGGGATAACTTTGATTAGCGATTACACTCGCTTGGGCAGCGCAGCACACTTTTTTTAGAGGGGCGGGAGCCACATCAGGCTCACCTCCGTGTTCATTGTAACTACACCCGGGGCATCCACAGCGGTCACGTGGATCAGGATCGCGTGGTCTCCATGAGTCAGCGTCAGCTGCTGACCGGGTGCGACAATCAGACCCTCGAGGGCGTTCCGGACGGTATTCGCAAGGTTGTAGGGCATGGGGCCCAATACGCGCTTGACGTACTCGGCTTGAACGGCTACAACCTTGGGCCCGTTTGTCATGGGCACGAGGTACTCCTCGAGCGTGACGGTTTCGCTCGGGTAAACGGCCCGGCGGGTGATGGCGTTCATACGAACGGTAGCGCGATCCACGTCAGGGTGGGGGATGCACTTGTAAACAAAGCGTCCCATCCTGACGTAAGGGGTGGTGGCGTCAACAGGGTTGACGTAAAGGGCGTTAGTTTCGGCCAGGTCGGTGTTAAGGCTGAGCATGACACGGAAGGTGGCCATTTTGAGGTATATTTGATTATGGTCAGTGGAACCTGACCTTCACGGTACACGTTTTTTACTCCTGCGCCTCCTCCTCCTTCTTGGTCAGCATCGCCAGAGTCAGCTTGAAGGCGTTGGAAGCCGCAGCCTTCTCAGGCACCTTGTCGGGCATCGTCTCCTTGATGGCATCCAAAAAAGCCTTGTACAGAGAGGTCGCCTCCACAGCCTCCTTCAGCTCGGCGTTCGCATCCTTGAGGTCAGCCTTCAGGTCGGTCACGCGGTCGAGAGCCTTCATCAGAGTCTTGGAGGTGGTCGCCATTTGTTATTTAGTAGAAGCCGAGTGCTTTTAAGCCAATCGGGCTAGTTCTCTTCTTCGACTTGGCGGCCTTCTTGATGGCACGGGACTTGCGTTTCGCCATCGCCTTTTTATGTCTAACATCAACTGCTGCTGCCGCCTTTTTGGCACCCGCCAACATCTGAGCAATAGTGGGCATTTTTATTCATCTATATTTTTATCTAGCTGACCGGCGGCCATCACGCGCTGGAGAGTTGTTCTCATTGTTACTTGCTCCATTCGCAAATCTGACGGATAGTGAACGCGGTCTCTTCGATGCCCGCGTTGGAGCCGCGCTGGCAGGCCGGGCGGCGGTGGCCGGGCGGACCGGCGCGGCGGCATTTCGCCGCACGGTTTCCCTGTAGTTTGTAAGCGCACCCTTGACAACCCGAGTAAGATTGACGAGCTGCTGACGCTTCGTGTTTGCGCGAACAGACGCACCCGCCACCTGAACCTTCCTGGAATTATGTATGCTGTTCAACAATTTATTAAAGACGTCTAGGCGTGGCGCCGGGATTCCTGAATTCTTTTCCAATTTCTGTGAAATATAAGATGCCCAACGAGCCAGTGTGTCGTCATCCACTGCCCGGAGTACGTTAGGTGTTAAATTTACAATATTTCCGAAATTCAAATTGGCACCCTTCTTGAATAGATAATTGGGTAAAAGACGCTCTGCGTTAACCTTGGCGTAACCCACCTTGACCTCTGAAGCTGGGCGCGTTTTAAAGGTGCCCGTTTTGCTCTTGTAGTAAGTGGTCTGTCGAGCCGCCGCCGCCTTGAGAACCCGTGAATAATATTTCTGATTTTTTGTAGGTGACGCGGCTTCGGCACGCACGGGAGATGCGTTCTGAACCGTGCTGGCAAGGAGATTGCGCAGTCTCGTTTGTTCATTGGCCTTCAAGAAGGTCTTGTACTTGTCGCTCAGTAGCAGTTTGATCTGTTTCTTGAGATTCGTGCGCATCAAGTTGCGCTTCTGGGCGTTTGTGGTGGGTTTATTTATTTTACCCTTCAGGTAATTTATATATAATATACCCTCGGCAACACGCGCCACTTTCATTGTGGGCACCACTGTGGTGTTGGGTTGTGGGAGCCACGCCTTGGGGATGGCGTTTTTGATGGCGGGAGTTGACAGTGACAAACCACTTATGTTTAGAAACAGCTGCTTTTCATTGTTGGCGATTTCTGTTTCAGTAGCCCGTCTGTATTTGGGGGTGGCGTTGGTACCACCGTTCCTCACGAGGGCCCATTTCTTCATGTTCGCGTTTGTTATTGTCCGATTGGCCTCGAGAAAATACGGCTTAATAGCCCGGCCAATCGAGTTGTAGGCTGCGGTTGTGGCCGCCATCAACTGGGCCATTTTTTTGGGATCGATGCGAAGTAGATTCGAAAGGCCGAGACCTGTAAGGAGGAAAATAGGGGTCCGAATATACGCTATATGGTCCGCTCTGCTCGTCACCGTCTCTTGGATCTTTTTGGGCGTCCAGTCCTGTACGTTATTTTTCTCGAGATTAAAATGGTAATTTTTCGCACTCGAGAAGCGTTCGGCGGCGCCTGCTGCAAAGTACAACTCTACCGTAGGGACGCGCCCCGTAATCTCCAGACCCCACTTGCGGAACAGAGCAGCCGCCTTGCGCATCTGTTGAGCATCTTCAGCACCCGACACGCCCTTGCCCTTTTTCAATTCTAAAATAATAACTCGGTGCTGAGCCTTATTGTAAATGAGACCGTCAAGTTCGATGTAGTTTTCACCTTTACCCAAACTGTACACCTCGGGATGGCCTCTAAGCTCGAGTGTGGCGAGTTTTGGCGCAACAAAATACCCACCCCTCTGGAAAATTAAGGGGAGCATTTCGTTTCCTTTGACGAATTTATCATCCTTATCAGGAAGTGGTCTAAGGTGGGCCTTGGAGTCATTGGCCGCAATCTTTTTTACAGCCGCCTTCCATGCCTTTTCATTAGCCTCCCAAGCCTCTTTATTTCTTTTATACGCCTCCGCCGCCGGTCCAGTGCTCCGACCCGGATACGTGGGCTTTGGCCCAGGGTTCGCTGCGCCAATCTGACGCGCAATCGATGCTTTGAGCGCGGCGTATGCAGCTGCGAAAGTCCGCCGGCGAGTTTCAATCGCCACCTTCTTCGCCACCTTGTTCTTGGTGTTGGCGCCACCACTGGCGCCACCGAGGTTGTTGAGCTGACCCCAGTCGCTAATCTCAACTGGGTGAAGTGGGTTATTGAGAACTATAGCTCTGCTTTCGTACGTGTGACCCTCTCTGATGTGCATCGCCGAAGGCTTGGGGAGCTGGTTCAACTGTTTGGAAATTGGTCCGTAAAGAATTTCATGTCTAGGAACTTCTATTGGAGCCCACACCTCTTTGCGGATTTCTGGTGCAACATACAGATTCATAGGAATATTTGCGAATCTGGCAAACTTCCCCCCTCCAATGGTCGAGGCGTACGCCATTTATATATATAAAAGATAAATTTTCATATAAAATATGTACGACGTCCTCGGTCTGACCAGGGACGCCACCGCCGATGACGTCAAAAAGGCCTATCGCAAACTTGCCCGAGAACACCACCCTGACAAAGGCGGCGACCCGGAGAAGTTCAAAAAGGTCCAGGAGGCCTATGAGGTCCTGAGCGACCCAGAGAAGCGCGAGAACTTCGACAGATTCGGGACGGCTAACGGCGGGAATCCTAACGGATTCCCTGGCCCGAACCCCAACGACATCTTTGCCCAGATGTTCGGTGGCGCTTTCGGAGGACAGCGTGGTCCAGTGCGCCGCGCAGATCACCATCACGAACTCAAAATTACCCTCGAGGACGCATATAGAGGTCTGGCCCGTACGTTCAAGGTGACGCTGACCAAACCCTGCTTCGCGTGTAGAAGCCAGTGTCCACATTGCCACGGCCGCGGGACTCACATGGTTCAGATGGGCCCCATGTCGTTCGGACAACCGTGTCAGCCGTGCGGCGGTCAGGGTGGATGCTCTTCGGGCTGTCACGAATGTAATTTCAAAAAGAAAAAGCACGAGCCTCTCAATTTAGAATTGAAAATACCAGCGGGTGTGGAGGATGGAGCGACCCTCGTGGCGGGCGGGATGGGCGAACAGCCCCAAAAACCAGACGAGGAACCTGGTGATCTCGTATTTCATATCAAAATTCAGGATCACCCAGAGCTGATGAGACAGGGCAAGGACCTCGTTTGGTCGACACGAATTTCATTTACAGATTCAGTCAACGGAAAGGTCCTTCAGGTTCCACACTTTGACGGGCCGATCGAAGTGAACACGTCAGACTGGGGGGTACTGGATCCTCGTGAGGATTATCTGATTCTAGGTAAGGGATTCGTACTTGGTGGCAAGCTTCGGGTATCTTTCAACGTCGTGTATCCACCGGCAAATGTCAAATTCAATCTTTCAAAACTAACATAGCTATCGCCATGACTGCAGACATACTGCTGATAGCAACTTGATCTAATAAGAGATGTGTAACCTCTGCTATGTTTACTTGTGCGTGGTGAAATGCGAAATCATTCAGAGCATCTGGTACGAGACTTAATGTCGCCCCTCGTACCACATGCTTTTTCAAAAGGGTCGTGGACCGTACGGTCCTCTGAGTGATGGGGTGACGCTGTACCCGTCGGACGCTAATCCGAACCGTTATACACACCTCCTTATTCATCTTGCTCTACTAGATATTTCCATAATTCTTGACGGTCACGTGACGCTTTTTTTACAGGATCACGGGCGACGAAGAGCCGCCCTTCTGGTCCACACTTGCGCTCACTGAACCGGACAGACTCGGTGAACTCGTAGATCATTTTCCCTCTGCCCCGGTACGCCACATACCTCATACACGTCCCCGTCCGCGCATAGTTACCCGGCTTGTAGAAGCGACACTTTTCACATGAAGGGACGTTCATTACAATCACTGGATATTTCCTATCCGCAGAGTCCGCGCATCTCCGCGTAGCTCATCTTCCCCTCTGCAAACTTGGCCATTGCGGCCGTCTGGACCGGGTCGTCGAGGATCACCGCACACTGCGCCAGGAGCGGGTCGATCTTGGCGATTGAGGAGACCTCGTCACCGGTGTCCTTCTGCTCGGTGATCTCAGCCTCTTGGGGCTCCTCGACGCGCCGACACGCCACCACCACAGACCCGATGGCACCGCGACCCTTTGGTGGGTCCTCCACTCGGCTATGGTACCGGACCGCACAGCGCTTGCGCGGGTGGTTCATCTGCGTCACGCGGTAGTACCAGTCGTCGCCGTCCTCGATGAGCTCCCAACCGATAGGGCGGTCGGGCTCGTTAACCGACTGGATCGTGCCGTTTTGGCACACGACATAGAGATCGTTGCGCTGCGGACCGCCCTCGAGGTTCAGAAGGCCATAGATCGACATTGTGGGGTACAGACCCGTGGTAGGGTGCAGGGGGTCGATCTGCTCAGCGTAGAACTGAAGGCCGGGAGTCTTGAGGGAAGCCATTTGAGTTTTGGGTGAATTCACTTGCCGTTGCCCTTGACCTTGGCGGGACAGGACAGTTTTTTTTCAAGCAGAGCCTCCTTGGCCCGTACCGCCTTTTTGCTGTAAACCGAGTGGTCACTGTTCTTCTTGGAAGATTGACGCTTCTGGTCGCGATGGCTTTCCATATCTGTATTTGAGATCGAAATAGGAGAGTCTGTGCCAGACGTGACGCGTTTTTTGTAGATAAATGTTAGGACTATGGAAACTAAGTTCCTCAAAAAATCCGCAAGGACCCACAAATACAGAGACTTGTTGTCCCCGAAAGAAATTGACGCGATCGTAGCCCGACACGTTCCGAGACTGAGATCTATTCAAATTTTCAATTTTGGTCCAAAAACAGAGTGGCCAGAGGTGACTGATGAGTACCACGAAGAAAGAGACCAGATAGTATCGGACCTGAGAGCCGAACTCCAAAAGGAATTTATAAAGAAAATTCGCCTCCCTAAATGCTCAGACAGTCACATGGCACTTAATCATTATTTAAAAAGTATATAGTATATGGACTCGGAGTGTCCAGTGTGTCTGGAACCTCTGATAGGCACTGTAGTCCATTTGGGGTGTTGTAAAAAGATGGTCCACGTGCAGTGTTACACAGTCAAGTGCCCCATGTGTCGCGCCGACTTGCCCGTTCCGATTCATGCCGTTCAGTCGCACCCCAGTCATATAATAGTTCCCGTTCCGGTCGTGTACAGTGGTGAAAGAAATAGCAAAATAGCTCGTAGTATTATAGGTTTCATAGGTGTGGCCTGTATTATGGCTATTATCGTATTTCCTTATTACTCTTAGACGTCATACTCACGACACTCGAGGGGGTCCACGGCGCACAGCTCCTCGGCCAGAGCCTTGGTGCGTAGATCCTCCTCGCGCTGACGGGCCAGTTCCGATGACAGCTCCTCCACGCGATCCCACGCCACCCTACACGCTGGGGTGTCTTCGTAATTGTAACACAAATTCTTAGCCTGCTGAATAGACTGTTCTACATCCTTGGGGCGCAGCTTGGTCCGCTTTGCGGGACGCGGGTCGGCACCTTTCTTGGCCAAAATTTGGGGTCGTGCGACGGCCAGGGTGAGCAAGGGCATTTTAAGATAAGAGCAACAAACTTTTATCTGAAAATGGCGCCCGGACGTGTGGTTCTCAAGGCGAGTGACGTGGCGGCGATCATCGGCCGTCACCAGTACAAGGCCCGTGACGAGGTCTTCAACGACTACTGGAAAAAGTACAGTCCAGACACTTTCACGGGTCAGACGAAGAAGGAAAAGGCCCTGGAGGCTCTCGGAGCTTCTGAAAGTGCCCAAAAGATTCTAGAAAGTGCCCTGGCTTTCGAGGCCAAGGACTCCAAGGAAGCTGCTCAGACTTTTGAAAAGGCCAAGGCCCAAGTGAATTTGGATCCAAAATTGAGCGTAGAGCAAAAGGTGGAGGTGATCGAGCACCTGCGTTCACAGGTGTACACGACCCATGGGACGCGCTCAGAGGACAAGACGTCCGACAAGGTCACCAAGGATACCGGAGCCCGTCTGGTTCGTGATGACGCCTTCTACAACCTGGACGTCTGTACGTTGGGTCAGACCAAGTTTGTAATTTGTGGCAAAATTGATCGGATCGAGGAGAAGGAGGATGGGTCTCGGGTCCTCGTGGAGATCAAGAACCGTACGAACCGCCTGTTCCGTCGCGTTGTGGATTACGAGTTTATCCAGATTCAGGTGTACCTTCAGATGCTGGGTCTTGTACGGGCTCGGCTTGTGGAGCAGTACAACAGCCAGGTGCTGAGTCACGATGTGGACCGGAACGAGGAGATGTGGAGTAACGAGATTATGCCTGCTCTTCGAGAGTTTTGCGTCCAACTACACTCACGATTTGGGCAGGAGGAGTAGTTACACCCAAAATTAAATTGAAAATATATGAGACGCCAAGGATCCCCACAATAGTCGGCACGATTGGCCGACCTGCAAAAAACCGTTGGTGAATCAACACGCCAACGACAAAAAGGGCCAAAAACACAAAAGGTCCTTTATCCATTGAACTTAGCGCAGGAAAAACATGGCGATGAGGAACACGGCGGTGATGATGGCGGCCTGGTTGATCTTCTGGGTCACGAGGTAAGAGACAAGAGCGAGGATCAGGGCCTTCTTGACCCATGGGCCCTGGGGGTTCTGCTCCTTGCGAACCTCGACATCGGCGACTGATTCAACGGAATACATTTAATATTAATTTACAATTTTATTTACTCGGCAAAGGTCACGTGCTTCTCCGCCCGGGTGACCCACACGCGCCCCTCCACAAAGTCCTCGAACGTCACGATGTGCGTGTCGTCCCCATCGTCCGACTGTAGGATCCAGCCCTCACCGGGGTTGAACTCCGCCACGACGCACTCCAGAAAGCGCGTCCGCTTCTTGGACTTGATGGTCAGCGTCACCTCCTTGCCCACCAGGGACTCGAACCACTCCTCATACGTCTCAAGCTCGGAAGCAATCTCGTCACGCTCCTTCGCCAGCTCAAGAACAGCCTCGATAGCCTCCATTGTACTGTTCCAACGCCTCGCGTTTTTATCTGTGGAAAGAGTAGGATGGTGATGCATTGGCAACTTGCGTTAGCCTTCGCAGTCGCTGGGTACATTTTCACAAGTAAAATGTGGCTCCGAGTCCTCCATAATCTCGGACCAGAACAGGGCCTGGTCCTCAAATGGGTTGCGATCCTCGTATCTATTTTTTTAATAGACCTGGTCGACCCTACTCTCAAGCTAGAACACAAGACTCAGGCTCTGGGGGTCGTCATGGTCTTGGCCGCCTTTAATATTATTTTCAATTACCAATCAGAATGGATCGAAGAATCAGGTTCTGGAAATATACAGGTTCAGTCACCCGATGGGGCGCTGTATCACAGGGCACGCACAAATTTAGGACTAAATCCTGACGTGGCAAGAATCCTCGTTTTTGTTTTGGTGCCTTTTGCCCTGGTTTTGGGAGGATCTAAACTTGTACGCAACGGAACAAAATTAAATGTAAACTAAAATTAAAATGGGAAAGTACGCAAATATTTTCAAAGAGAGCGCAGCAGGTTCAGCTGGTTTTCTGGCCGTGTTCAGTAGCGCATTGATTCTCGGTATGGCTTTTGGCATTCCGGGCCTCATCTTGGTGACGCGGGAAAATCAAAAGCCAAAGTCTCAGCGCGATCAGACGCTGCTCATTCTGGGCTTTATCCTGATGGCTTTGGGAGTGGCGCTGGGACTCGGGTTCAACGCGGGTGGACTCGTAGAGGGCGTAGCAAATCAGTTCAAAAATTAAACTTCAATGTAGAAGCTAAATGTGGCCCAGGTGTCCTGGCGCGCTCGTGACCGCTTGAACCCCTTGCCGCGGCTGCGCGACTGTACTGCGGGCACGGACTCCTTGGGCGGCTCGTCCAGGTACGAGTACTTGTTCATATGTCTGTCCGAGTAGTAGTCGCCCCAATAGAACACATCCCCCATCACCTCATGGTCCACCCCCTCGTTCTTGAGGAAACGGTACGTCTTTTCAATCTCAATAAAGTCGTCGAGCAGTTCCCTGAATATCCGGGTCCGCCACTTGGCCGGAAACGAATCTGCAAACTCCTGGGCTTCGGCGAACCGCTCATCCAGCGCGTCGCCAAAAACCTCTTCACACTTGGTCTCGTGGGCATCCTCGTCCCACTGGTCCCGAACCTTGTGGAACCCCTTGAAGTAGATGGGTGCGCGGCACATAGGGCACCCCGTTCCCGTACCCTTCAGGTACCAGGTCTTTATACACCCGCTGCAGAAGTCGTGACCACACGACAGCTTCTGGAAGACGCCCTCTTCGCCATAGCACACAGAGCACTCACGGTCGGTGCAAGCCATCTTAGAAGGTGTCGTGATTTTGTTTTGAAATTGAGGAAAAGTCAAAAGCCTTGACTTGGACAAGACACGTTTTTTAAAGACTCTGGGCACTTATAAAGTAAGAGATGATTTGTGTGGCGGCGTCTATCACCATGCCGCCACCTGTCAAGCCTCGGCGCGCCACCAAGACCAATCAGAAGAGCCGCAAGTATTACACTCTCCACACCACCAGGAATGACGCGTTCACCCTGCGCGTCGACGAACAGTCCCGGACGTCGATCGTGGGTTTCACGGAGTGGGATAACGCCATGTTCGTAGGGCAAATGCTCGAGACTTATTTTGTTGATCAAAAGGAGTGGCCCCCGACATATGATATGGAGACGTTGATTTTGCCGAGTCCCTATGGACCCGCCGATGTTCTCCACCACTTGTACATTCAACAATGGGAATTTGATGAATTACAGGTGACGTGTACACAAAACTTTTTGGATATGATTTCTATTAATGATATTGTAAAGAAAAAGGCTCAAGGTGGTTACGTGTTTTCAGGGAATACGTATGCATTTGAGGCCCCTGTAGAGTTTTACCGTCAGCGCCTTGGAGAAATTTGGGATCTATGAAGATCACGCGAGTGGGACGTGGGCCTTTTTACGCAGAACCGCCTTGGCATAAACCGCGCAAATACAAAAATGAATATGGGGCCACTCGAGCGCATCCATCTGCTCGAGCTTGACCCCCATCGGGTTCTTGTTAATCTCGTTCACGAGATTACTGTCACTCGATGGGTCCCCCATCTTTTCAGCAACATCAATCATACGTGATAACCACTTCACGTGTGATTGATTTTGAGAATCAAAAGCCTTGATAAACTTGGCCGTTACAGACATTTATGTTAAAGAATAACTTGTTTTTAAGCCGCCGCGCCACACGCACCACAGAACTTCTCAGTCTTTGGCTGACGGAAAAACAGCAGCCACAGAGCCACGAGCAGCAGAATATAGAACAGGATATTCTGATCAAACTTCATTTACTCTTCACCAACATTACTTTCTTCTGACTCGGCGTCCGATTCTTCCTCCTCTTCAAAGTCCTCCTCTTCGTCCTCGTCTTCGTCCTCGTCAGAATCTTCATAAGAATCAGACTCGCCATCGTCTGAGGGCACATAGTCCTCGTCCGAGTCCACCTTGATGAAGCCGTCCTCGTGTACAACGAAACCTAGGTCCGCTTCAGAATCCGTCTTGAGATATTCAGCCACCGAGTCGTCGTCAATTTCGTATGTATCTGATTCGTAACGCCAAATGTGATCATCAGATTCGGACAAGTACCTGATGGTCAGAATGACGCCGTCCTTCTCGATGATCTTTGCGAGAAGAGCGGCTGGTTTACGGGCTCCTACATCGGTCCAGACGCGGACGAGGCTCATGCTGTATTGTGTGATGAATGTTTTTATCTGAAAATTTACGCAATTGCATTTTACATCTTGGCGGCGGTACGGGCAAGCATTGCCAGACCGCGGGGGCCACGCTTCATACCTGCGTTCTTGCGCACCTTGCGCATACCCATGCCCAGGGGGTTGGGCAGGTTGAACATTGGGCTGCCCATGACCTTGCGTGGGCGGCCGACTGGGCGCTTGGGTGCGTAGCCCTCATACATCTGGGCCATGTACGCGGCGCGCTTCATTGGGAGGACGCGCACACCCTTGACGCGGGGCGCGTACTTGCCACGGGCATCACCGGCGTTCTTGCGCACCTTGCGCACCATCTTGGGGCGGATCGGGCTGGGGATATCAACGTTCCCGTGAGCGTACTTGACGTTCACGGTCGAGCCCTGGGGGTTCTTGTAGTACTTGGCCTTGGGGGCGTACTTAACACCCTTGACGGTCTTGACGATGTACTTGCCTGACGCGGTCTTGTAGATCACGCGGCGCTTCACGTTCATGTAGGAAGTTGGCTTGGGGGAGGACGCGGGAGCCATTTTATTTGTAATAACCGTCTAGAAATTAATTACACTCAACCCTTCCACCTGTTTCCGCATGACATACACGTGATGAAAGCAGTCTGTAGAGCGGGTGCATTAGTACGAAGCGCAGATAACATCAAAACAATAACAGGGAACTCACCATAGGTTCGTCTGCGCTACGAGTTTGCAATAAATAGAACGTTGTGCGCTTTGATTTACAACGCCCACAGGTGAACATTCCTGTGTACTCCTCCTCCTTCATCTTGGCCTTCTCTTTGGCCAACTCCTTGCTTTTGAGATCAAAGGCCTTCTTTGCGTATGGGCCATCAGGCCAGAGCACGTCCGCTGAGTACCGCGCCAGGTTCTTCGCGTCGAGCTCTTTACGCTGAAGCCGTTTTACGAGTTGAGGTACTATGCGCACGTCCAGAGAAACCTTGTCACCAACCACCTGGATCTCCGTAGACACCTCTGGGCCCCTTTCAAGCTCTTTCAGGAGTCCAAAAGCCTTTTGCTTGTAGCGCGCCCGGAATAGTCGGTTTTCCCATGATGGGTCGTCTTGTACGCCGCGCGTCTCTTGGACTGCCCAGTTGTAAACCGAGCGTTCGCAGTTTCGCGCAGCCGCCCCAGCACCCAGTGCGCGGGTAAATCCGGTCCGGGCGTATTCACGAAGGGCGTGTTCCATTGTTTTGGTTTAAGAGTCATTCACGTGTCCCGTATCTGGCTTGTACATCTCATCTTTTTTTGGGATCTGACGTGGCACCCACAGAATCTGGCGAAACGCCTTTGCCGGCGCGCCACACAAATGAGGATAACGCCGGGCGGTCCAAGGCGACGTCAAGTACACGGTACAGATGTTATTTTGAGGACTATGAAAAACACAGTCGTAGCACGACGGCATCCTAACTTAAAAAAGCGCGTCGTGTTTAATACAATGTATACTCATCCTATGATCGTGTGTGGGACCAGTCGGTGTCCCGTATGGGCCTTCAATTGAGAATGATTGTCACTGTTGCGCAGAGCGAAAAATGATCCGCAGTCTTCAACTTCAAGCGTCGCGCCAAGGAGTCGGACCTTCTAAATTTTCATCATGGATTCATCGCAAATATGGAGACTTTGTGGTCACTCGCGTCAGGGTCGATGGAGGTTACGGCACGTCCCTTCCGTGTGTGATTTGCCGCAAGGCGATGGACAGGCTGTTTATTCAATGGAGAGCCCACGTGGGTGAGGAATGGTTCAGGAGTACGGATGAAAACGTACCAGCCTCCAGAGCCACGGCCAAACAACGGGTAAAGTTGGGATTTTTATAATTTGTAATATTAATAATGCACTGGCTTTCTGTTTTGCTAGGTCTCGTGATTGCATGGACCCTTCTGTTCTTTATCGGCCCCCGGCCACGCGTGTCCTACTACGTCCAGGCGCCCGTCGTGGGTCTGCCGATTTCAGAGATTGATTCGGCTATGGAGGCGGTTGGCCTCGCGCCATCTGGGTTCAAGGGTGAAGCTGAAGGACCGAGCCCCGCTCCAGCGCCCGCCCCAGTTCAGGAGCCGTCTGTGGCCGACGTGGCTCTCATGGAGGCGCCCGCCCCGTCCCCGTCCCCTTTTTGAGAACTCTTGCGCGTGATTCCCAAAGTACTCTCCAACTTGCTCGCCGCTCTGGCCAGAGGTTTCATCCTCCTGAGTTTCAGAGTGTCTGACTGACTCGTGGAGTTTTCTATAGCCTTCAGCCGTGTGGAATCCTGTGCGGCCGATTGTGCTACTGGCCCGCGAACTATCAATTCGCTTCTCGTATCCGTGAAAACTGGATTTGTCTGTTTTTCAATAGGAAAATAGAGTTGAGGAGGTTCCACGAGACCCCCGAACGCCCTAAACTCTTCTATACTCATAGTCCCTCCAAAGCACTTTAGAAACTGACGTTTTGGAGCCGGCCACAGAGGCACGTACTTCCCAAACGCTCGAAGCCTCATCATGGCCAGAAACGATTGAACCTCCCCCGACTTGGCGGAGATTGTGTCGAGCGCGTACGCTTTCGCACACTGCCACGAGCAAAAGTTTCCGATGGTCGTGAACCTGTTGAGCTTCTCGTCGTATTTGACTGGCAAATGGATGCATGGACGCTGCGGAAGGCCGTGAACGCACCACCAACACACGAGGCCGGTCAGGTCCTGCTCGGGCGGCGTCGTCGGCGGCGGCTCGCGGACCTTGACGTTGGCGACTCTAGATTCTGCGACAGCCTTTTTCTGCGAGCAAATAGATGTCTTCATAGGACTTAAAAACCTAATAATCTTTAATATTAGATGCTTCTATCAATTGATTGTGGTATAAAAAATTTAGCAATGTGTTTGATTGATCCTTTGACTAAAAAGATTCACGAGTGGGACGTGTCCGGCGTCCCGCCGAATCACGCCGACGGTATATTCCCGTGCTTGGTCCGGCACCTCAACGAAAAGCCGTGGGTTCTGGGAGCGACCACGGTCATCATCGAGAAGCAACCCGATCGGAACCGGAGCATGAAGGCGGTCGAGAACCTTCTACACACGTACTTTTTAGTGAAGGACCCCGCGCGGCCCGTGGTCATCTGGGACGCGCGACACAAGATTCCGGACGTGGCGGGTGCTGGAAAGGCTCGGTACGCGCAACGGAAAAAGACTTCGATAGAACGCGCCCGAAAGTTCATCGCGGGTGACGGGCCGAACAAGGAGCTCGTGCCGTTCTTTGACGCGCACAAAAAGAAGGATGACCTCGCGGACACCGTGATGCAATCGTTGAGCTTTATCGACAAGAGACCTGTAGAAACCCCGGAGAAACCTGTAAAGGTCAAGAAGGTTTCACCACGTAAACCCACTGAGAATCAGGCGCGGACAAAGTACTCAAAGGCGAATCTTGCGTGGCTGGTAAAAACCAAGGCCAAGCAGGATGCGCGATTCAAAAAGGATCTCGCACGGTACTACAGAAATTTAGATGAATTAATTTCCGAGTTTAAATTATAAATGAATCTGAATTTAAATTCCCTCAATGGCGGTGCCGCTCCCGCCCCACCGGCACCCAAGGGCGGACCACCAGTTGCTGTGATTGTTATAGTGATCTTGGTCATCATCGGTATCGTTGTTGGTGTTGTCATGGCGACTCGGTCCAAGCCAGAGACGGCGGCGCTTCCAGCCACCGTCCCTCCTCCTCCAGCCGCCGTCACACCTCCAGCCGTCACGCCACCCAAGGCCGGTACTATGCCTCCTCCACCTCCAGCCGTCACTCCACCCAAGGCCGGTACTATGCCTCCTCCACCTCCAGCCGTCACTCCACCTCCTCCAGTGGGTAGAGAAGTGGCCGGTTCAGCCGTGGCCATGACGCCCGACCAGATGTTGGCTGCTAAACAGGCGCAGGCGGATATGAGATACGCCGAACCTAAACTCACGAACGAGCAATTGGCACAGGCACAACGCGATGCGGGTAAGAAGGTGGAAATTACCAAAACCGCCGAGGGAATTGCAGCGGTGGATAAGATGAAAAAGGCAGAGTCTCCCCCTCCCCCAGCGGCCTATAATGTCAAACAAAACGCAATCGCATATCTTGCCGACCCTGCTAGAACTAGTAAAATGATAGGTAAATCAACTGGCACTATTGATATTTGTAAATCAACGTGTGATAGCAAACCGGAGTGCACCCATTTCGACAGAGTGGGCAATTCTTGTACCCTTTATAAAGGAGCAGAGTGGGTAGGAAGATACCCGGGTGGCCAGTCTTACTGTAAGAGTCAGTGCCAGACTTAAATAATAAGCATCTTCTGATGACCCACACGCAGCTTCGTGTCCAGATACACGGGGTGTCCAGCCGCCTTGAGCGCCTTACAGAACGCGACATCCTCGCTGTTCATGTCAACCACGTCACCAATTTTCTGCAAGTCACTCCAGAACCACGGATACTTGATGCTCTCCACGACATCCTTCTTGATGAGCATCCAGCCCATACCGGCATACGCCACCTCGAGGTAGTCGGAGTCCTTGGACTCCGACTGGAGGTCGTCAGGCTTCAGAAACTTGAAAGAGCCCGTCTTGGCGAAATACTCCTCGTTCCAATCCTTGACGGCCGCCACGTTCTGCATGTCCTCCATCATGTAGTGACCAGCCGTGACGTCATGAGGGCTCTCGAGGATCCGGAAAAAGTCCTCTGGCTTGAAAACGATATCAGAATCGATCCACATCATGGCGTCGTATTCCACCTGGCCCTGGAACGGCTTCTGGTCCGGGCCCTTGAGTACGTCGCCGCCGAGACACTTGGCGCGTGCGAAATGAACGACGGACGAGTACTGCTGACTGATCATGATTTGATGACCCTTTGAAGAGGCTTGCATCAGGAGATCGGACCAGGCCAGTAGGAACTCACGAGAGTAAGAGCGACCGGGCATACAGAAGATGATCTTCATTACTGAAACTGTGGTCGAGTTCTTAAAGTAAAAAAATATTGAGATTTGGTAATGGTGAGCACCGGCGTCATCATAGCGGCGGTGGTCTGCTGTATTTTGGTGGTCGTCGGAACCATTTTGGGGGTTTGGGGGTCAGGGGTCGCGTGTCCAGACTTTGGGATAGATTGCGCGTCGAGACCGCCGCCCGCCGTCGGAACTCCGGCATCCACTGGGACGCCTCCCCCAGTAACCCCTTCAGCGGGGCCGCCTCCCCCAGTAACCCCTTCAGCGGGGCCGCCACGCACCGGAGTTATAGGGGGGGCTCCTCCCGGGTCGACGCCTGATGCAGCAACGGCTCCGAATGTCGGCCCTCCCTCGTCGACGACCCCACCCCCCACCAACAAAGTAAACTGTGTGGGTTATTGGGATGCTTGTTCCGTGAGTTGCGGCACTGGCATCCAGACGTATAGAATCTCCACCCCGGCAGCTGGAGGAGGAGCCGCATGTAAAGATACGGATGGCACAACGGCCAGGGCTGCGGGGGACACCAAGCCGTGTTCTGGACCGGTTTGTGGAGTGAACTGCGTCGGCGACTGGGTCAAGAGCGCATCAACTGACAGCGACGGTTGGAGAGCTTGTTCTGCGACGTGCGGGTCTGGAACTCAGACTCGAACCTACAAAATCACTACGCAACAGGCTGGGGGTGGGAACTCGTGTCCCAAAGCGGAAGGCGCTACGGAGACGCGTGCGTGTCCAAATTTACCCGCGTGTGCAGTCGCCGTGAATTGTGCAGGGGCGTGGGGGGAGTGGACTGGTTGCTCGGCAGGGTGCGGCGGGGGGACGCGGTCACGAACGTATTACATCTCAACTCCAGCTGCAAACGGGGGAACAGCGTGTCCCAAAACAAATGGACAGTCCGAGTCGGAAGCGTGTAACACGAAGGCGTGTTGTGACGCCGCGAAGACTGGTGATTGGTACGACGTTGGTGCCGTCATTTGCACTGGTTCCTCGAGCCCAGATCCATATATTTACCAGTCTCGTGCAGTAACTTTTCCTTCAAATCCTGCAGGTTCAGCAACTGCCCAAGCGTGTAGTATAACCGTCGCTCAGATACGAAAGACGGCTGGACCCGATCCCACTGGTAACAAGTGTCCAGATCGCAATCCTGTTGCCGGGACGTGCAGTACATCATTCAAAACATGGAGTGCTGTTGATGGATGTGCTATTACTCCAGCTACGAAGCCGCCTACAGCCGGAGCATGTGCAGCTGGTCAATTTTTCACCGACACACCCGCTTCAGGCTCGGGATATTTTGATCGCCGTTACGGGTGGTCGGTGTATAATACAGATGGGAGTGTGAAATATCTACATAGATATGACGGTTCTCAATACAGTGGGCGTGAACAGGGTACATATATTATAGGAAGCGCCACGCGTAAAAGTGGTTTCACACCGACCACGTCTGTACCCAACGCTCTAAAAGGTCCTGGATGTTACCAATGGGTGGATTCGAAACAGTCAGGAGATATACCCAATCAAAGATGGGAACAAAGAACAACAAATTCAATCACGTGTCCAGCAGGTTACAGCCCGTCATCCGACAAAAAGGTGTGCAATGCCCAACCTTCTGCCATTACGGGACTGACGTGTGATTCATCTTATTTTACAGCTAATAACGGAACAAACAAGTGTGTAGCTAAGTAGATTTGGCCTGGGCCACAAGCTGCTCAGCCTGATCACTTGGTACACCGCTCTTAATGAGAGAAATAATGATATTCATCTCTGGCATACCGGAACTGATCATGGTTTTGACGTCAGCCACTGAAGGCTGGGTCGCGGTGCCGGCCGGGGCCGGGGAAAAGTACGACTTGCTGACCTTGAAGAACATAACAAAGACTATGACCGCCAAGAGAGCAATTATTATGATATCACGGCGATTCATTTATACTTGTGCGAGATTTTATGCATACCGAGTGCAAATCTCGGGGGTCAGCTCCGTCCAGGCACTTCCCTGTAGTCTTTTTGCCACGGAACTGAGCCATTTTGGACTTTTGGAACACGCCATGGTGTATGCTCCCAAGATAACAAACGAGCACGAGTGAGTGGGAAGTTATCGGGGTGGACAGTCTTACTGTAAGAGTCAGTGCTAGACGTAAAATAAAATCACGCCTTCCTGCACAGCGTGTCAGTGAAACGGGACCATCCAGCACCGTACTTTTCGGCACAATCTTCAGATATCATCTTACTGAGTATGGAGCCCGGGGGGAGCTGAGAAGGGACTGGGGTGTCAATCCCAGGCTGCTGGGGTGAAGGCGCGGGAGAATTGGCGTCAGGTGGCGCCTCGTCCGCATAGCTAACACGGCGCAGACGAAAGAAAAACATAAATAGGATCACAAGCAAAAGTACAGCGATGACGATATCCTTGCGACCGATTTCCATTATTAATGGTTACAGACATTTTTTTCCGAACGTATAATAATATGCCGTGGTCACCCTTCACCCCTCAGACTGAGGGTTTCTGTGCTTTTGGTCTAGTGGGAGATTGTGGAACAAAAGCCGAATCTAAATCTACTATCGATATTGAAACTCTCAATAAAAGCGTCTCCAATTTTTTGTCTGAGAAGGCCGCCTCTGCAACTGCTTCTGCTGTGAACATAAACGACATGCAGATTTCTATTGGCAAAATGCGTGGTGGGTGTGACATAGACGCCTCTCAAAATATCAGATCAACCGTGAAAGCCCTGGCGTCCATGGATTCCGTGTCTACAAAAGACCTTCAGAACACAATCAAAAATGAAGCAAACACTCAGATAGATCAAGCCGCCAAAGCCAAAACTGGATTTTTCGCCACCGCCCCGGCTGATGCCAAGACGGTTAGCGATTATAAAAATAAGGTTTCCAATATTGTCGAAACAAATATCACAGATAAGCAGAAAGTGGATGCTTTTGCTTCAGTGTTTAATTCAAACACGAAGACGTTAAAAATAGACGAATGCGGTGATGGACCGGGCGCGACGAATTCGGCCAAGATGAACGCGTCTCAGAATATTCAGAGCGACCTGGTCGCACAGGCCCTTCTGAAAAGTGTGAGTAAAGATATTCTGGCACTCGACGCTACAACCACCACGACCACGGCCGTGACGCAAGCATCGGAGGCCAAATCGAGTGGCTTAGAGGACGTCATCGCCGCTATATTCAAGGGTCTGACCGGTATCTGGGGAATTATTGCGTTGATATGTTGTTGTGTGTGTTTCGCAATACTCGCTTTCATGATGAGTCCGGCGGGTCAGAATGTGTCCCGTACCGCCGCCGATGCCGGTGCCGGTATGGCCAAAGCAAAAATGGGCAAGTTTTAGCCAGCCATCGCAAATACAATGAGTCCTACGCAGCAACAACAGCAGCAAATAAGAAAAGCTATCAAACCAATTTGTTTCTCTTTTGTGTCCACACCAGGAACGGCACTACTTGGCCACAAAAGATCTTTGGCTGCCGCGGCGGCCGGAGGGGTTCCAGGAGGGGGTGGAGGGACGCCCGGGGGAGGTCTTGCGGCCGGAGGGGGTGGTGGGACGCCTGGAGGGGGTCTTGCGGCCGGAGGTGGCGGAGGGGGTGGAGGTGGCGGGGGAGGGGGATTAATGTCCTGAATGGTACAACCAGTGTTCAATGTACCACCGGACATTTCACCAATCGTCGTCTGCTGGAAACATGCGTTAATCTTATCAACGCAAAGACCTGGCTGATCCGCAGCTGGCTGTGAAATAAACTTACCAGCACTTCCAGTTTTGGCCTGTGTACATTCGTCGCATGCACAAAACGGCTTGAGGGCCGACGTCAAGAAAGTCGCGCCAAGTGTTTTGTATTTACCAACCTTGGCGGCTATACTTGCGCAACCAGGAAGGTTAGGAGTCTTTAGACAATCGTCAACTGAACGGTTCGTCGCATTATAACACGCACAGGCGGTTGCATTGGGATTCGTACCGCATTTTAAATTAACCATCTGATTTGCCATATTTTTCTCCCCATCTGAACCAGTCTTGAAAACCTGATTGATGGCGTTGACGCATCGGGGATCGGTGGTCCAATCGGGTTGGGCCGAGCATAGACCCATCTTGACGGTGTTATATGACGCTGATCCCGGATTCTGAGGATTGAGCCAGCCAATGCACTGTGGGGTGTCTATTCTAGCCCAGTCGGAACAGAATGTATTTCGCAAATCTTTGACGTCGTTCGGGCCGACACCCATGGACGCTAAATTGTTGAAAGTACTTTGCTTAGTAAGATCGATCGGAACCTGTGAAACGATGATGCCGTCCGGGCGATTTCCGGGGTTCCAACCGTTTTTGAAACACGCACCAGGTGCGTTCGATTCATTCCAGACTTTGGCTCCTCCGTCCGACGTCAGGTTTCCGCACGTGCCCACTCTGTTCCCCCCCGAGTTTACCGCTTCATCTTCACCGTCAAAGACGTTGAGATTCAGACCCGCTTTGAGTCCAAGTGGTACCACGACCGAGTTGGCACCGCCTGCATTTGGCATGCTCCGCGGATAAAAAGATCGACCAATTTGCCCACAATTTGCTGTACCGTTGGCATCCGTACAAATCTTCACCTTGGTGTCGCCGTTTTGTGGAAGGATACCGACACCCGGTTTGTATGTCGTTGGTTTGGTCGTCCCCGCCTTCTTGATCCACATCCGTCGGCCCCTGCCTTCATTGTTCTTCGAAACGCCTGGTTCAGGGCCACCGTCGCTAGTTTTGGCCATCGCGGATCCTAATAAGTGGTACGTCCATCCATTGTTTTTCGTATCACCTGGAGCCGTTCCACGCACACCCCAGCATTGATCCGTCTCGGCGCACACAGCCAAAGCCAACTCCCTCTGATGAGCCTCATCAGGTTTGTCACCCCTCGACCACCCACCGAGAAATGTTATAGGCCGCCACGTATTCGTGGACTGCCTATTGTTTGGATAATAATTATAATTACCGATGGACTCGTTCCAAGTATCAGCCATCCTATCTTGTACTGATAAAAAATTTATAACCGTTCCTGAGAGATGAGAGGGGTCGTCCACACCCCCTACTACGACTGGGACGGACGCAAGTACCTGGAAATTTTAATTGAAGGGCGCGTGACCCGTGTCAAGGTGCCCTTCCGATACGGCCGCGTCATGTGTCGTACTGAAGGTCTCAAGACCGTCCAGGAACTTCAAAAGGGTGATGAAATTGAAATTGAAATTGAAAGGAAACCATGGGACGGCGTCAACCACTGGATCCTTGTGAGCTTTAGAGAAATTACCGACTCTTAGGGTAATGAATTCACCGACGGGAACCTCCGGTTCCCTGCTCACAAGAAACGGATATGTCGTCCAATCAGAAAACGAGTCTGAAATAAAGCGTGAACTCACTGTTAGACCACAGACAAATGCTCTTGGGTCTTCCGGGCCCGGGTTCGGTCCCTCCTTCAAGGTTTTCAGACAAGTCAAAGGTGAGCGGACGCTGGTCGTTCCCCGCTATTATGGCCTCGGGAGGTTCGGGCCGCCCCCCAGGGACACCCGCCCTGCTTGTGCTGGGGCTCCTGGGATTGTTTTCACTGGACGCCTACGAGACGCGACGCGACAACCAGAAGCCTTTGCAGCTGGAAGTAAAGCCTTTGAAGACACGGGAGGGGGCGTTCTGTCCCTTCCCTGCGGATTCGGGAAAACTACGGTTGCCCTGGCTCTTTCGGCACAATTAAAAGTCCGAACCATGATCGTCGTCCACAAAGAGTTCCTCGCGAACCAGTGGGTCGACAAGATCAAGGAGTTTTGCCCAGGCGCCACCATCGGCCGCGTCCAAGGCGACACCTTTGACGTGGAGAAGGATTTCGTCATCGCCATGATCCAGACTATGTCCCAGCGCGAGTTTGACAAAAAGGCTTTTGATTCCATCGGCCTTTTAGTTGTGGATGAGGCGCATCATATCGGCGCGCCCGCCTTTTCACAGTTCATGTTCAAGGTTTGTCCACGGTACACGCTCGGACTTACTGCGACGCCAGAACGCAAAGATGGACTTACGCGGCTCCTGTACTGGTTCCTTGGTCCCGAGTTCTTCAAGGTCGAGCGGGTCAATCAAGGGATGACAAAGGTCACAACGCTCAATTACACGGATCAAGCCTTCAAAGAGTCCCCACCCGTAACGCGCTTTGGTCAGCTTAACATGGCTGGGATGATCAACATCGTCACTGAACTCGAGGCTCGGAACGACCTCATCGTTCAGACGGCTGAAGACGCCCTCGCGGACGGGCGGCGAGTACTGGTACTTTCCGACCGGCGTGAACATTGCTTTTACTTACAAAATAGGCTAGGCTCTAATGCTAAACTCTATGTTGGTGGGATGAAGGAGGCTGATTTAGCAAAATCGGCCGAGAGTCCCATAGTCGTCGCCACGTTTCAGTTGGCTCATGAGGGCCTGGATATCCCTGCTCTGGACACTGTGATTTTAGCCACACCCAAGAGCGACATTAAGCAATCTATCGGCCGTATCATGCGTGAAACGGCGGGTAAATTGAACGATCCATTGATTTTCGACATTGCTGACCAATGGTCTGTGTTTTTCGCAATGTATCGCAAACGCTTGAAGGTTTATAGGGAAGGGGGGTTCGAGGTCATTAGTGAAGCTAATGACCGACCGGAGAAACCTACTGAGGTGTTTGGGAAAGGCCAGTGTCTCATGTAGATTTACGGAACATTGCAGTACCCACCAAGACGGGTAACAAAATTACACAAATGATAAGAAGAATAAGCATCCACTGTGGGAAACCTGAAGGAGACGGGGAACCTGAAGAAGCGAAGCACGGGGCCAGGCGCGCAACTAGACCATCCGGAAATGGTGTTATACCACCGCGCCTGGCCTGAAAGCACACGTCATACTGAGCGTTTCCGGTCATGGCAGCTGGCGTACTGGAACTAGGGACGAACCCTTCACCACATGGAGTCCCTTTTGGTACAGACTTGAATCCGTTGGATATGGCCCATGCCGTATAGTCCGGAACTGCTTCACAGTTTTTCATGGCATCGTTATAAACTGATAAAAGACCTGGATCAGGTGCCGCCGGAGATGACGAACTCGGTGGACACGGAAAAGCACACGCCATGCTCTGAGGTGGACAACCAGGGTCCACCTGCGGGGGGCAGGCGCAATATTTACACACAAGCCTCGACATCTAATATATATTGAACTATTTATTTTGAACCTCTCATAGAGTCCACGAGGCCGAGCACAAAAATACCCACAATAAACCCCATTAAAATGTAATTACACTCTGTATTGTCTGAAACTGGAAGAGGTCCTTTATTTACAAAAGCTTTTGAAGGCCGTACTGGGGGCCTGTCACTATTATCATCGAATGGCGCAAAGGCCACCGCCATTACTTAATGTTTAGAAGATTTTTACGGGTAACACATCTCGGATGCGCCGCTGTACTCTACAAAGGAGACCCTTCGGGTCTCTCACTTTCTAGAGGGACACTTCCTTCTTCTTCGGCCGCCCCTTCCCCTTCCCCTTCACCGCCACCTCGCGCATGTCCGGGTCGCCCGCGTCCACGCTCACGATGTCAGACACGTCGTCGTCGTCCTGCCGCGCTGGGCGACTCATCTGAGGCTGTGGAGGGCCCATCATACCCATCAGCGACCCAAAGTCCATTCCTGGCCCGCGCATCTCGCGCCGCAGTCCGCCCGCGGGAGGCTCTCCAGAGGCGGGTCCCGCCCCCGGCTGCGTACGCTGTACAGCATCCATCATGTTCTGCATCAGACCTGGGTTCTGCTTCATAACCTGAGTCACGTTCGGTACCGCCGCCTTGAACATGCTGTTCGTCAGGTGGAACATCATCGCCGAACCACCAACCATCATGATCAGCTTCACCTCTGGTGCCACCTGTACCTTCGTCTTGTACTTGTTGTACAGTTCCTCGAAAACGCCGTCGTAATCCTCGACGTTCTCCATGGTGTTCTGGGACCACCCGTTCAGTTCCACGTCGAACGGATCGAACTTGTCGTTCAGAAACTCCAGGCCCGTCACACAGGCCACCAGCATACGCCGCTGGAACTTGATGGAACGCTCGACATCGATGGAATACGTCATCCGCTTGTACTCTGTGCGAATCTCCTCGATGTCGCTGTAAATCGTCAGACGGGCGCTCGACTGAATACCCTTCTTGTTCAGCCGAGTAATCTTGTTCAGCAAATCAGCCTTCTCGTCCTCGATGGTCTTGTAGCCCTCAGAAGGCATCTGGTCGCCACCTCCACCGGGACCGAATCCATTTTGTCCCTGCTGGCCACCCTCAGCTCCAAAGCCGTCCTCGTCGTCCTCACCATCGTCGTACTCCTCGTGCATAGGTGGAGGAGGTGCGGTCCTCTTCCCAGGGTTCATGAACATGTCCATACCGACATCATCAGGAGGATTCATGTCTTCCCGGGGACCCGCAGAACGCTTAGCAAATGGACTAGGTTTCGCAGGCTTGGGGCGGACGGCAATCGTCTTTTTCGCAGGAACTTCGATCGAGATTTCATCCAGCAGACGGGTTTCAGCATCGTCAAGATCCATAGGCGGCACCTCCATTCTGAAACCTTTTTAGAAAGGAAGTTGAAAGCTTTAACGCACTAAAAAAATATTAACAAAATATAAATGGCATTCAAGTTTGGCAAGATCTTTACCCAGGCTGTTATCATCGGTCTCCTCGTGGCTATCCTGGTCATGCTGGTCCAGGGCCGTGGCTCCACCTACGAGGCCGCCCCCCTGATGACCGTGGCCGGCTCAGCCGCTGCCGCCGGTCCCTCGAGCCTGTCGGAGATTCCTTCGTCCCTGGAGTGCACCCCAGGCCCATCCGAGAAGGCGGCGTACTACACCCGTGGCCTGACCCCAGGTGGCCTGTGCGGTGACGGCGACATGATCCGCGAGCAGATTCGCGACTTTTCCATCGAGGGCGGCATCGGCGGCTCGCTGCTGGAGCGGACCTAGACCGAGTCGTCTCGAGGTCCGTAGGACCTCTCGTCTCGTGATCCCCGGCGGTCCCTGAAAAACTCACGAGTCGCTACGCGACCCGGTTTTTAATCTAAATCTAAATTAAATGTGTGACACGGAAGTGTACACCGTTCGTGTTGATTCAGTCGGCGCAACTTCCAATACGAGTTTCGTGGGCTACATCAACATTCCTTTGAGAAATGTAGTAAAGGCCGAGCTGCTTTCATGCAGTTTACATGGTAACGCAACCTCACCAGTTGCCACGAGCGCTTTTTACGTTCAAATAGAGGAACTTGTTTCTAAATTCAATGATCGTGCAAACCTATCATATGATAGCCGGGTTGCTGGACAGATTTCGGCAGAGGGTATCACTCCAACCTTTCTAGCATCAAATACTCACCAACTCGCATCTTCTCTCGTGTGTATTCCGGTCTCGGACGGCACATCAGACCATCGTACAAATTTCACCGTAGGCAACTATTTCCCCGTTGAAACTTCATTTATTGAGCCTATTCGCCAGATTGAGAAGCTCACCGTGAACATTTTCCTGGCCAGTGGTGCTCAGCCCAATATAACCGGTGGTCCCACCTTCCTGACGCTCCGCTTCACGTGCTCCAAGCCCAACGTGTGCCAGTACGGTGGACAAATTGTCTAGGTACATCTTAGTAAATGACGGAGTACATTGTGTATGTGGACTCTGATAATCGGAACCAGACCCTCTGGCCCGATTCAAACAACTATACTCTTCACTTGACCACCCCAATCTTGAACATATCAGAGGTTGAGTTGGTCTCGGCTCAGCTACCCGCCTTGGCCGCGTCCCAGTTCGTTGCTCTGGACATTGCAGAACTCCGCGCCCCGAGCCATCTCACGGCTGCGGCTCTCGAGGCCGCCGTCCCCACCTCGAATGCATTCAACGGCTCTTTTGCCACAATCCCGATCAAAATTACAGGAGACGCTGAATTTTACAACGCAAATTACCGGATCAGTACCGTGTATCCCGCTCGCATAGACAAACTGGACCGTCTGACCGTCACGTGGCGCCAACCGAACAACGGAAACTTGCTCATTGCCGGACGGAACATGTTTCTCCTAAAATTCAAAACCATTCAAGTCCCCATGGAACCAGAACGACCTCTGAGTCTGCCACCCCCAGTCCCGTGGAACAACGGTGACCAAACCAAAATGTACATAGTCGGGGGCGTGGCTCTCGCCGGTCTTTTGATAATAATATCAGTAAAAAACAGATAGACGATGTGTGACAGCATCGCGAATGGGGGCCCCAGGGCCGTTGCGTGCCCTCCTTGCCCCCCCGCAAACGTCATCATCGCCTCAAACGTCCTAGACACAACGGGAAACGTCATCGCCGGTAACATTATCGCAGTTGACGGAACCTTTACAGGAAACTTGTACGTGGCTGGTAATATTGTTTCAAATATCAGCTATTCTATCCTTAACGTTGCAGGACCCATTAATGGCGCGAGTATTTGGGGAACGGCGTATTATGGAAACGCCTACGGTCTTTCGAACATCAACGCCTCAAACCTCGCGGGAACAATTTCAAACACGAACCTACCGGTCGTTGGCGCAGTGGGAACCTTTGGAGACTTTTCGAACGTTTCACAGGTGACCGTCGACCAATACGGGCGCGTCACAGCAGCGGCCAACGTGGCGATTCTGTCATCACAGTGGACCACGGTCGACGGGAACGTCGCTTACCAGAACGGCGTGTCCATCGGAACCCTGAGCGCCCCGCCCGTCGGTTCCAACCTGTACGTTTTCGGCTCGGCCAATATCACGGACACCCTGAACGTTTCAACTTTGTACGTAAATTCAGCAACCGTCTTCGGCTCGGCCACTCTGAACGTTTTCGGCGTCTCGAATCTCTCGACTGTCCTGGCCTCACTGTACATCGGTGACGGTTCGGGAATTTCAAACCTTAATTCAAGTAATTTGGCAGGGAACGTTGCCACTGCCAACGTCGCCGGGGTTGTGACCAACCCCTCCCAACCCAACATAACCTCAGTGGGTACTTTGACCGGTCTCAACGTCCAGGGTCTCTTGATTGTTTCCAACGGTTCGGGAATTTCAAACCTCAATTCAAGTAATTTGGTCGGGAACGTTGCGGCGGCTAACGTGGCCGGGGTTGTGAGCAACCCCTCCCAACCCAACATAACCTCAGTTGGTACTTTGACAGGTCTCAACGTCCAGGGTCTCTTGATTGTTTCCAACGGTTCCGCAATTTCAAACCTTAATTCAAGTAATTTGGTCGGGAACGTTGCGGCGGCTAACGTGGCTACGAGCGTCACTAGCCCTGCTCAACCCAACATAACCTCCGTGGGTACTTTGACCTCTTTGACCGTCTCGGGGGTCTCGCAGGCGGGCCTGTTCGTCGGAAATGGTTCCGCAATTTCAAACATTAATTCCTCAAACCTCGTAGGCAATGTGGCACGAGCTAATGTCGCCCTGGTAGTTTCTCAACCGGCTCAACCCAACATAACCAGTGTAGGCACTTTGACCTCTTTGACCGTCTCGGGAATTTTGAACTCTAATTTGTTTACAGGAAATGGTTCCGCAATTTCAAATATTAATTCCTCAAACCTCGTAGGCAATGTGGCGCGAGCTAACGTCGCCCTGGTAGTTTCCAACCCCTCTCAACCCAATGTGACGTCACTCGGTACTTTGACCTCTTTGACCGTCCAGGGATTACTCATCGCCTCCAACGGTTCTGGAATTTCAAACATAAATGGATCGAACGTCTCGACCGTCCCTACGTCGCAATCAGTTATTACTCCTTCCCAGCCCAACATCACAAGCCTCGGTACCCTCACGGGTCTTTACGCCTCTGGAAATGTGTCCGCACCCTTTTTCATCGGTGGCGGCAACGCCTTGAGTAACTTGCAGGTTTCGAACCTTTCAGGGACCGTGAACTTTGCAAACGTGGCCGGTTCAGTCGTCAATCCGGCCCAATCCAACATCACCTCTCTGGGTACCCTCACAACCTTGAGTGTCATAGGGTCTCTCATTGCCGGTACAATCTCAGGTGACGGCCAGGGTCTTTTCGGTATCCATTCGAACGCCATCATTGGAACGGTCGCGACGGCCAACTCGGTCGTCCAAGCCGCCCAACCAAACATCACTTCGGTGGGTACCTTGACTGGTCTGAACATACAAGGGTTACTCGTAGCCTCAAACGGGTCGGGAATTTCAAACATTAATTCGTCAAATTTAACAGGCACCGTACCCTTGACCACCCTTCCAACGAGCGGCGTCAATGCAGGCATGTACGGCTCGGGTGCAAACGTCTCCCAAGTCACCGTCGACCAGTACGGTCGCGTCACGCTCGCTAGTAACGTGCCCATCGTCGCGTCTCAGTGGACCTCCGTCGCCGGGAATGTCGCGTACCAGAACGGCGTGTCCATAGGCACCCTGAGTGCTCCTCCTGTGGGCTCTAACCTTTACGTCCTAGGTACCGCCAGCATAGGGAACGTCATTTCAAACGGCTCGGCCCTTTCAGCCCTCCAGGCGAGTAATGTTCAGGGGAGTGTGCCCTTGGCGAACGTCGTGACACTGGCTTCGCAACCCAACATCACGAGCGTGGGCACCGTCTCCACTACATTCACGGTAAATGGTCTTTTGATTGCGGCAAATGCCTCGGGGCTGTCCAACGTGAATGGTGCCAACGTCTCAACCGTCCCGACGGCTCAGAGCGTTACAGTAGCCGCTCAGACTAACATCACCAGTGTGGGCACTTTGACAGGTCTCGCAATCTCTGGATTGCTCGTTGTTTCCAACGGTTCTGGAATTTCAAACATTAATTCCTCAAATTTAGTCGGGAACGTTGCGGCGGCTAACGTCGCCCTAGTAGTTTCCCAGCCCTCACAACCCAACATAACCTCGGTCGGTACTTTGACCGGTCTCGACGTCCAGGGTCTCTTGATTGTTTCCAACGGTTCTGGAATTTCAAACCTTAATTCAAGTAATTTGGTCGGAAACGTAGCAAACGCCAACGTCGCCCTAGTAGTTTCCCAGCCCTCACAACCCAACATAACCTCCGTGGGTACTTTGACCGGTCTCAACGTCCAGGGTCTCTTGATTGTTTCCGACGGTTCTGGAATTTCAAACCTTAATTCATCTAACTTGGTCGGTAACGTTGCTAATGCTAACGTCGCCCTAGTAGTTTCCAAGCCTTCTCAACCCAACATAACCTCTGTGGGCACTTTGACAGGTCTTTCTGTCCAGGGACTTTTGATTGTTTCCAACGGTTCTGGAATTTCAAACCTTAATTCAAGTAATTTAGTTGGAAACGTAGCAAACGCCAATGTCGCCTTGGTGGTTTCTCAGGCCTCACAACCCAACATAACCTCAGTGGGAACCTTGACCGGTCTTTCTATCCAGGGTTTACTCATTGCTTCTGACGGGTCGGGAATTTCAAACCTTAATTCATCTAACCTGGTCGGTAACGTTGCGGTGGCTAACGTCGCCCTAGTAGTTTCCCAGCCTTCTCAACCCAATATAACCTCTGTGGGCACTTTGACCGGTCTTTCTGTCCAGGGACTTTTGATTGTTTCCAACGGTTCTGGAATTTCAAACCTTAATTCAAGTAATTTGGTAGGAAACGTTGCTAATGCTAACGTCGCCCTAGTGGTTTCTCAGCCATCCCAACCAAACATAACCTCCGTGGGTACTTTGACGGGTCTCGCAATCTCTGGATTGCTCGTTGTTTCCAACGGTTCTGGAATTTCAAACCTTAATTCATCTAACCTGGTCGGAAACGTAGCAAACGCAAATGTCGCTTTGGTTGTTTCTCAGCCCTCCCAACCCAACATCACGAGTGTGGGAACTTTGACAGGTCTTTACTCGTCTGGAAATATCACAGCTACGTTCTTCACGGGTGAAGGCAATGGTCTCACGAATATTCAGAGTTCAATTTTGGTAGGAAATGTAGCCAACGCCAACGTCGCCCTGGTCGTCTCTCAGCCCGCCCAGCCCAACATAACCTCCGTCGGCACTTTGACCTCCCTGACCGTCTCTGGAGTCTTGAACGCCAGCCTCCTCACAGGGAACGCATCGGGAATTTCAAACCTTAATTCAAGTAATTTGGTCGGAAACGTAGCAAACGCCAACGTCGCCCTTGTGGTTTCTCAACCGGCCCAGCCAAACATCACGAGTGTTGGTACTTTGACAGGTTTAACTATCAATGGATTGCTCATCGCTTCTGACGGGTCGGGAATTTCAAACCTTAATTCAAGTAATTTAGTTGGAAACGTTGCTAGTGCCAATACGGCTCTCGTGGTTACACAGCCCTCACAACCCAACATAACCTCCGTGGGTACTTTGACCGGTCTCGCAATCTCTGGATTGCTCGTTGTTTCGAACGGTTCTGGAATTTCAAACCTTAATTCAAGTAATTTGGTCGGAAACGTAGCAAACGCCAACGTCGCCCTGGTAGTTTCCCAGCCCTCACAACCCAACATCACCAGTGTGGGTACTCTGACGGCGCTCACGACTGGTAATCTCACGGTCACAAGCAACATCCTCCCTGGTACGATCGACGGAAATACATATCTGGACGGTAACATCATCGTGTCGGGCAACGTCTTTTCGGCTCTCGGCATGCCTTTAGGGTCGGGGGGCGGCTACTACTTGTCGCTCCCGGCAGACATTGCTCTACAGGTTCCTTATACCGGGGCGGTTTATGGCGTGACATACCCCCTTTCCGTCGGCCTTTCGAATGGTTTCACGATCAGCGGCACCTCGACACTCATAACCGTGACCCCCAACGGCAACTTCCAGTTTGGCGTGGCCGGTCCGTACCTGCTTCGGGCCGTGTTCAACTCGTCAGACAACATCAAGGGTCTGGCTGTCGGTTCAAACGTGGCTGACGTTCACGGGACCGATCAGGGCTACATGCACCGCTACACCACCTTCATCACCCAGAACCCAACGGAACTCATAGAGATTCCTTTTGACGTGACTGACGTCTCAAAGTATTACTATCTGGACCTGTTCAGCGTCGACGGTGGAACCCTGCGCCAAACGGCCAACACGTCGGGAGGCACCTATATGACGATCACGCCCTTGACCGGCGGAGGTCTCGCAACCGGAGGACCCGGTGGGACCCCTGGAACTCAGTGGATTTCTTCGGGCTCGAACATTTACTACTCAAATTCAGTCGGAATTGGGGCTGTGAACCCGCAGTACAAATTGGACGTTTCAGGGGATTTACGCGTGACGGGCAACATCTACGGGAACGTGTTTGGTACTACTCTCTACTCGGTCGTCACGGGACTAACGAGTAATTACACGGCCCTAGCATCTGATTACTATATAGGAGTCAGTGGGGCCCGTAAGGTTACCCTTCCTCTCGGATCTTCTGTACCGGTTGGCAAGTCGTACGTCGTCAAGGACGAGGCGGGGAACGCGTCCGTCACCTCTATTCTCCTCCAGGCTTCAGGTTCTGATATTATAGATGGAAATTCGAACGTCACAATGGCTCTGAACAACATCTCGTTGACCACTCTCTGGACTGGATCTCGATGGAGTTTAATCTGAGGGTTTAGTAATGGGATACATCATAAATTCAGATGTGACCCTCAAGGCGACTCCCCAACTCGACGCGTTTGGACGTCTGAGGGTCAGCAATCCCTTTACGCTCTTTGATTCTCAGCAGCGTTTCGGCCTTGACACGTCGTTCCGATCAAACGTCGCATCGGGTGGTTCGGTAACATTCATACCGACCCAGAGTTCTGCAAATCTCACGGTGACCAACACAGTGGGATCGTTTGCCGCGCGCGAGTCGGCTTATACATTCAGATATCAGCCCGGCAAGTCTCTTTTGGCGATGATGACGTTCACGATGGCGCCAGTGTCGCCCGGAAACACGCGCCAAAGAGTAGGTTACTTCGGGGCGGACAACGGGTTTTACGTCGAGTTGGCGAACGGACTCGAGCTCGTCCAGCGCTCGAACGTCACCGGGACCGTTACGTATTCGAATGTGGCTCAGACAAACTGGAATGGTGATAAGCTCTTGGGAACTGGACCGTCCGGTCTGACGCTGGACATCACAAAGTCTCAGATTCTCTGGATCGACATGGAGTGGCTCGGCGTCGGCTCCGTTCGCATGGGGTTCATCATCGATGGCATTTTCATCCTGTGCCATACGTTCCATCACGCAAATCTGATTAAAACAGCTTACATAACAACCGCGTGTCTCCCTGTCCGGTACGAGATTCAGACCCTGAACGGCGCGGCACCCGCCACCTCGAACCTGACCCAGATTTGCTCGACCGTCATGTCAGAGGGTGGGTCGAACGCACCCCTCACTCTGTATTCCAATCTGGCTACGTTCAGTGCGACCGTGGGTGCTGGAACCTGGGTACCGGTCGTGTCTCTCCGGTTGGCTCCAGGACGGCTTGATTCAGTATGTGCCGTTCGTCAAATGGAGGCGGTCCTCACATCCGTGGGTGATGTGGTTCAATGGGCTCTGTGGAGCAACGTGACGGCGGCCAACCTGACGGGTGAGAATTTTCTGGCGGCGCCGCCGAGCACGAGTATCCTCGTGGATAAATCGGCGACGGCATTCTCAGTGACGACATGTCAGCAGATTGCGTCGGGTGTGTTATCAGCGGGAGCGGCCAGTTCATCGAGTGTGGTAGTTTTCGAGCTCGGTCAGTACTTTTCTCAGATTGGAAGGGATTCGTTCACTGGCACGAGTGACATATTCACTCTTGCATTTTTCAATAATCTGAATCAGGGAACCGTAGACGCTCAGGTTCTCCTGAGTTGGCAAGAACTTTTGTAGTTTCTTGGTTAGGAAAATATAGTTTCGGCGGGCATGGGAGTCCCCATGTTCACCTTGATTTGAGCGCGTTCACCCTTGGATACCTGTTTCAAGTGTCCGCACACGGCCGACTTGAGGTCCCTGTACAACTCGGACTTCATGAATGCGTTCATGATACCGGCCCTATATGTGTCGCTTCGAATAAAGTCCCAATGTCCTTGCTGATAATCTTTTTATTTCTTCCTAAATTTCCAAGGGGGAGGGTTCACAATTTTGAAAATATTTTAAGCTATGATTTTCTAAAAACCCCGGGGGTTTTTAGAAAAGGTACCAGCACTTCGGGCCCCAAAACCAGGACCCTCCCCCCCGTAGAAATTTAGGAAGGAAAAAAATTATTTTTAAACTAAAATGGAAAGAACTGAAGCCCAGTGGGTGACCAACTGGCTCGAGAAACACCCAGACCGTGATGAAGATTCAGCACGGTCTGAGTGGGAGTCGCTTTCTTTTGAGATTAGAATGTACCTTATGGCCATCAGTGATAAGGAGATCCGGGTCACCGAAGAGATTCGCGCAAAGCTTCTCGCGACCCTGGACGAGTATCCCGCCCCGGAGGCTCTTAAGGAGCCTTTTCGCAAGGCTCTCATGTGAGGCTCGAAACGGCCCTGTACAGCATCATCACCTGTGAATCCGAAAGAACTCCATTTACGATCCGGAAATCGTAGACGGACATGTTTGCATCCACTGGTCCGTACGCGTTTCCAGGAACGTGACACGTATAGTTGCCATCGGGCGGGACAAATGTCGTGTCTGATGACGTTGCTGTCGCGTTCAGAACGCCGTTGACATACATGCGTCCCACGACCGGTGTCGAGTTACTAAATGTAAAGACGATGTGATCCTTTCGGCCCGCGACCCACGCGGCTCGGTTTCCTGTATACCCCGTGACCTGTGGAATGTTGACGAACGTTGACTGGGCCGATATATTTGAATTATATGCTGCAAAAATTGTGTCTGAAGAGCCGGTCTGACGAGCATACGCGACGACATTGACGTTCGACGTGAGACGGCACGTCCACAGCCCTTCGCCTCCATAGGGAGCCGCCGTGTACATGAAGTACGTAGACACTGTGAGACCCGTCGTCGCCGGCGTCAAGGGTATACTTGTTCCAAAATTTGTAAATGTAAAACTTCCCACGTTCGAGTACGTCGTTTGACCTTCTACGCTCGTGTCGGGTTGGCGCCCTGCGGTGTACACGTTCGAGCTTATCACGTTGCCCAAAATGGAGGCGGCGGCGCTCGGTAGTGTATACGTCATGTAAGTCTTGCCGCCACCGGACGCCGCGAGGTACGCACGACCGCCCGCTTGTGACGTAAAACTCATCTCTAATAAACTCTGGCACTTTATTAGAGATGGGCTACAGCAACGTCCAGGGAGCCCTGAACGTCCTGTCGAGCACGTCGACCCAAGACCTCGTGGTCAGAGGGGACACGGTCCATTTAGGAAACCTCACGGCGGCGGCCGGGTATCACAACTTCGGAAACCTCACGGCCGCCAATCTCACAGTCACTGGTAATTTCACAATCACTGCGACCAACACACAGACCACGAACTCCCTGACGATCACCAACGCAGAAACGGCCACGGCTCTCAAGGTGATTCAGAATGAGACTGGTCTTGGTGGCCTTGTACACAATGTCGCCGAGTTTTACGACGGTGCGCTCCTGGCCATGGTGATCGACCCCTTTGGCAACGTTGGGATTCACGTAACCTCCAGCCCTGGATACTCTATGACCGTCGTCGGGGGGGCACTCGTCGATACCCTGACTTCCCAATTGTACTTTGGAAATGCCTCTGGACTTTCCAACCTCAATTCCTCGAACCTCGTCAACCCCCTCACCTCCCTCCAACTTTCAAATACCCAATCAAATATCACATCGTTAGGAACCCTCGTGAACCTCAACGTCTCTGGCACGGCCAACATCGCAAATGGATGGTTCACGACCGCCAACGTCACGGGTGGTCTCGGCGCCAACACCGCATTCTTCAGCCTTCTCAAGACCAATACATCGAATACAAGTTTTCTGAACGCATCGAACGCCGCCGTTTCCAACTTGCTCTGCTCGAACCTCAACGTCTTGGCGACGGCGAACATGGCGTTCATGACCGTCACGGGAATCTTGAACGGTGGTCTCCTCACTGGAAACGCCTCGGGCCTTTCGAACATCAACTCCTCAAACCTTGTGGGCAATGTGGCATCGTCCAACGCGGCTCTCGTTGTGACTCAACCCTCCCAACCCAATATCACGTCCGTGGGTGTCCTGAGCGCCCTGACCGTCGCTGGAATTTTTCAGGCGGGTCTTTTGTCCGGAAATGCGTCCGGTTTGTCGAATGTGAACGGTGTGAACGTCTCGACCGTCCCTACGTCCGGAGTTGTAACCAACCCTTCGCAAACCAACATCACGAGTGTAGGGACCTTGACCTCCTTGACCGTGTCTGGAGTCTCGCAGGCGGGTCTGTTCGTCGGTAACGCCTCTGGTCTCTCCAACGTGAACGGTGCGAACGTCTCGACCGTCCCTACCGCCGGGGTCGTAACCAACCCCGCCCAAACCAATATCACGTCCGTGGGGCAGTTAACATCGTTAAGTGTGGCTGGAGTCTCTCAGGCAGGCCTGCTCGTCGGGAACGCATCTGGTCTGTCCAACTTGAACTCTTCAAATTTAGTCGGAAACGTCGCCAACGCCAACGTCTCCCTCGTCGTCTCTCAGCCTTCTCAACCCAACGTGACCTCCGTAGGAACCCTGACCTTCCTGACCGTCGCGGGAGTTCTACAGGCGGACCTCCTCACCGGAAACGCCTCGGGTCTGTCCAATGTGAACGGATCGAACGTCTCGACCGTCCCAACCGCCGGGGTCGTAACCAACCCTTCTCAAGGGAATATCACGAGTGTAGGGACGCTCACAGGGCTCACCGTCGCAGGAATTCTAAATTCGAATTTGTTTACAGGTAACGCCTCAGGTCTTTCGAACATCAACTCCTCGAACTTGGTGGGTAACGTCGCCAACGCCAACGTCGCTCTGGTCGTCTCCCAGCCCTTCCAACCCAACATCACGCAGGTCGGGACGCTCACGGGTCTTTTTTCAAGTGGGAACGTTACAGCCTCTTTCTTCACCGGTCAAGGAAACGGCCTCACAAATGTTCTGAGCAGTGTGCTCGTTGGTAATGTGGCGAACGCCAACGTCGCTCTGGTCGTCTCACAGCCCCTCCAGCCCAACATCACACAGGTTGGGACTCTGACGGGTCTTTACTCGTCGGGCAACATCGCAGCCACCTTCTTTACTGGACAGGGCAACGGCCTCACAAACGTCCTGAGCAGTGTGCTCGTTGGTAACGTCGCCAACGCCAACGTCGCCCTGGTCGTCTCTCAGCCTTCTCAGCCCAACATCACCTCTGTGGGTACTTTGAGCTCCCTGACCGTCTCTGGGGTCTTACAGGCAGGCCTGCTCGTCGGGAATGCGTCCGGTCTGTCAAATGTGAACGGCGCAAACGTCTCGACCGTGCCGACGTCCGGGGTCGTAACAAACCCCGCCCAGACCAACATCACGTCCGTAGGGCAGTTAACATCGTTAAGTGTGTCGGGAATTCTAAACTCAAATCTCTTCACGGGGAACGCATCGGGTCTCTCCAACTTGAACTCTTCAAATTTGGTCGGTAACGTCGCCAACGCCAATGTGGCTCTGGTGGTTTCCCAGGCTTTACAGCCCAACATCACGCGCACTGGGACGCTCACGGCCCTGAACGTCGCGGGCGTCTCCAACTTGACTGACGTGTACGCAACTGGATTCACGTCAAACTCGACCAATACGACGTTCAATTTTGACACTTTGACCATCCCTTTTGTTTCAGCCACGACGCTCAACGTCTCGTCCGTCTCCAACATCGGAATCATATACGGGCAGGGTAACGGAATTTCTAACGTCCAGAGTTCCGTCCTGGTCGGTAACGTCGCCAACGCCAATGTGGCCCTCGTCGTTTCCCAACCGGCCCAACCCAACATCACGTCCGTCGGCACTTTGAGCTCACTTTCCGTTCAAGGAATTTTATCCTCAAATTTGTTCGTCGGCAACGCCTCCGCCCTGTCCAATATAACCGGCTCGAACGTCTCGACCGTCCCTACCGCCCAGAGCGTCACTGTTGCTTCGCAACCCAATATCACGTCGGTAGGCACCTTGACCTCCCTTTCTGTTCAGGGAATTTCATCCTCAAATTTGTTTGTAGGAAACGCATCGGCTCTGAGCAACCTGAATACCGCGAACGTGACTATAGGCGCCTTTTCCGCGTCCCAGCTCCAGTCGGCTCAAGGGAATATCACTTCGGTCGGGACTCTCACGGGGCTGACCGTCTCGGGCAACTCCAATTTACAGACCCTCAACGTCGCGAGCATCGCCACCCCTGGCGTCATCCCCGTCTCCTCCGGCCTCTTCATGAACTTGAACGCAACTTATACCCTAAATTCCACTGGAAACTGGTCAGGTAATATAGCAGGTTCTATCACGTCCAACCTCTTCACGCTCTTCGCCCCGAACCCCGTGGCCTCATGGACCACCTACGGCTCCAACCCCCTGATCACCGGCCCGACGGCCAACGGTGGCTTCCGCTTCAATCAGACCGGCCCGTACCAGTTCACGGTGGTTCTCACGTCAGACAACAACATCAAGACCGTGGCGCTCTCGAGCAACACTTCAGACGTTCACTCGAACCTCGCGAACCCAGGTGTTTGGCTTTATTGCTACCGCATTTCCGTGGGTCAGGATCCGTCCGTGCCCGTTCAGATCCCGTTCTACGTCGATTCCACCTCCAAGTACTACTTCATAGATTTCGAGGCTATGAACAAAGCTGATAATATTCACAGAACCGCTTATACCAACGTGACTGCCGAGGGGTACACGGGTTCTTACGTGACTCTCAGACCGGTCTAGAGAGGGAATCTGTAAGATTCTTGATTGGAGGTTCAGGAGTCACTCCGACGTTTTCACACGGGTTTCCCCAAGGGCAGAGGACCACTACGTGGTCCGCGACTCGTGCCGAAGAAAAAACCTCTGTAAAAAGTAATATGCCCGTCATCACCAATTTTGGTGATGTGGCCACCACGGGCAATACGTTGCTGTTTGGAAACCTCACGGTTCTCAACACATCGACGGTACTATCAGGAAACCTTTTACCAAATGTTTCAGGCTCGTCAAATCTCGGCCAACTTGGTTCCCAATTCGGCTCGGCTTTCGTCCGCTCTATCAACGCCCTCAGTATCAACGTCACGACCCAGGCCAATGTGGTGTCCCTCAACGTCTCTGGAACCGCCTTCTTCGCCAACTCTACCCTGAATATTTCTAATGTCACGACGGCCAATATCACAACCGCCAACGTCTCTTCGTCCCTGAACGTCTCTGGCACAACTTTTTTGATAGGCGCGAACATCGTGACGGCCAATGTCACTTCTGGAAATATCACAACCGCCAACATCTCTTCGTCCCTCAACGTCTCTGGCACAACCTTTTTGATCGGCGCAAACATCGTCACGGCCAATGTCACCTCCGCCAATCTCACAACCGCCAACATCTCTTCGCGCTTGAACGTCTCTGGCACCACCTTTTTGATAGGCGCGAATATCGTCACGGCCAACGTCACCTCTGGCAATCTCGCAACCGCCAACATCTCTTCGTCCCTCAACGTCTCCGGCACAACCTTTTTGATCGGCGCAAACATCATCACTGCCAACGTCACCTCGGGCAACGTGTCGACAGGGAATGTCTCCACCCTCAACGTCGCGACCCTTTCTGCAACCACTCTGAACATCACATCCGCCTCGAATCTTTTGGGTACGACCAACGTCACGACCCTGAATGTCTCTTCGGTGCTCAGCGCCTCGTCCCTCAACGTCACGACCGCCTCGAACCTTTCGACGACCAACGCCCTTACCATGAACGTCACGACCCTTTCCGCCTCGTCTCTCAACGTCACAGCCGCCTCGAACCTCTCGGTGTGTAACACCTCTACCCTGAACGTCTCTGGAAGTTCGATACTTTTTCAGGCGAATGTTCTCACCGCCAACATCACCTCTGGAAATGTCCTTACGGCTAACGTCACGAGTCTCAACGTCTCTGGAACCGCATTTTTGAGCAACGCCAACGTTCTGACGGCCAACATCTCTACGGGCAACATCGTGTCCCTCAACGTCACGGGCGACGCGAACATCGCCAACTTGCGCATCGCCTCCAACCTCATCACCAACAACATCATCATGGCCTCGAATCTCTCGACCAATTCGGGATTTGGCAACGTGTACCTCACGGGCAACCTCGTCGTCAACGGCAACATCTTCTCGTCGGGTGGCTCCGTCGGTTCCGGTTCGGGAACGTCCCAGGGCGTTCTCTTCACATACGCCGCGTCCAATACCCTCCCCGCCGCCTTTGCGACCGGTACGGCCGGTCCAGGCATCGCTGGCTACCACCTGAACCTCACGGGGTTCACGCCCGAGGCGACCCAGTCCGTCACCCAGTTCACATACACTTCGGGCATGCTCAAGTTCTCCACCGCAGGTCTGTACCAAGTGACCTGCGTCATCGCGGGCGACCAACCCGCCGTCAAGGTTGCCGTCGGTAAGACGTCTTCCGCGACTTTCCCCCCGGTCGTGACGGCCACCGCAGGTTACGACTACGTCTACAATTACCCGACGGGCGCTTCACCTTCCCACGTCGTCACCTTGCCCCTGACCGTCACGGATATCACCCAGTACTATTACCTCGACGTGTTTCTGTCGACCGTCGCTGGTACTCCTTCCGTCCTTTACCCTACCCGCTCCACGACGGCCGCCGGGTCTGCGTACGGCACATACATACAGGTGGCCCCTTTTGGCAATTACCTAACCTCCGCAACCGGTGTCGCCTCTGCTCTGTTGGCCAATTGCGTCGGGTCTTCCAATTTGTCGGGCGTTTACTCGTCGAACGCGTACCGCCTTACTCTGACCTCCGCAAACGGCTGGACCGTCAACGGCACTTCAACCTCTTTGGCAGTCACGGCCAATGGCAATTTCCAGGTGAATCAGACTGGAATTTATGAAGTGAATTTGTGTTTGAATGCCGTCGGTAACACGCCCGTTCAGTTTCAGGTTGGGTCGCTCGCGAGTGACACGCTTGCGCCCGGAACAACTACGCCAGCGTACTTGTTCTCTTATGCCCCCATGTATACCCAGGACCCCACGACCGCCATCCAGCTTCCTCTCAACATCACCAACGTCGCCAACGTTTACTTCGTCGAGTGTTCCTTCCCCGGAACCGTCACAGGTAACGTCGCTCTTTCGAACGTCTCGACCTTTGTCTCCATCAAACCTATCGGCGGCTACATCTCCACCGGAACCGACCCATGGATCCAGCAGGGTACCTCCGTCTACTATAACGGCGGGCCCGTCGGTATCGGTGGTGTCATCCCCACATCTCTGACAGAGACCTTCACGGTCAACGGGAATACATCGTTTGTGGGTAACATCACTGTGACTTCGGACGCCTCTGGTAATGCGTACGTCCTGGCCGACCGCGTACCGACCGGATCGCTCCACGTCTCTTCGTACGTGACCGGGTCCGTGCCTCTGACCACGACCACGAATTTGATCCAGAATTACTTGAGTAATGCGGCGAGCATCACGGCGAACACGGGGACGGGGAGTATCACACAGGCTTTGTACTGTCCCGGGACGGCGAATTCGGGTGTCCGTTGGCCAAGTGGTGGTCATTCGGTTGCTCTCGCGAACTTGGCATTGAGTAATCTGTTTATAGAAGCGTGGGTGAATCCGAGTGTGACCGGGTCAACAATGAATATTCTTCAAAGAGGCACGAGCACTGCAGAGATCGCTCTACAGATCACAGGAGCACGAGATGTCGCTTTTGTTGTTAGTAACACGTCTACGCCATTCACGGCAGTTACTACAACGACCCCCATCAATGCAGGAACGTGGTATCATATTTCAGGCTCTTACCAACGAACTGGTTTGACCGCGGGCACGGTGCGTGTTTTTGTTAATGGTACTGTCGGTGCGACCACCGCGACCCTTTCGACGACGCAGCCGTTCATAACTTCAACCGCCAATGTGTGGATAGGCACGAGATACGAAGGCCTGATTCCATTCTTCGGCAACGTCGCCGACGTCCGCGTATGGTCTGGAGGTATCGTACCCACGGCAACTTTCGCGTCACCGGCAGCCGCTCCTTTCGGCTCTACGCAACCGTCATACCTCACTGGAACTCCGACCCTGCTCATGTCCCTCAACTCCCAGTACTTCCCGGGCGCCTCGACCTCGCCCTATGGACCTTGCTTGACCTTGCCGGGGACGGTGGGGTCTTATTACTCTAATGTGAACACGGCCTATGACACAAACTGGAAGACCAACGGGTTCTGCTTAGAGGCTTGGGTCAATTATGCGTCACTGGCGAATAGCAACGTGTATAACGCGGCTAGTATACCGCTAACGATTGGTCACTATGCCCCGACAGGAGCAGGTACGGATTGGGCTTTCGGTGCTACGACGACTGGTCAATTGGCGTTTTGGTACTATAACGGGGCTGGTCAAGGTGTTGTGAGTTCTGTAGGTGCGTTGGTGACTGGTCAGTGGACTCACGTAGTCGTCCAGTCCAACGGGACCAATATCTGGCTCGCGGTGAATGGCACCTTCGTATCCGGAGCGGGTACGGCCATTTCCGGAACCCCTGTTGTCACGGCGGGCACGGCACTGACGATCGGGCAAGTCAATAACAACACACCCCCCAACTTCGCCGTCGCCAAGGCCCGTCTCGTTTTTGGCACGGCAGGTTCCCCGACCCTCGGCAACGTCTATTCGTCCGGCAACTTCACTGCGAACCCGAACTTTGCAACCGTCCCCGCCGGCGCCACAGTCGCGTGGTCTTTGGATTCTCAGTACCCCTTGCCAACCTACCCAAGCATCCAGGACGTCACTCCGCTCCCGAGTCAGCTCACGAGCTATGGCGCCGTCCCCACCCCCATCGGAGGTGTTACGAGTAACACGCTCAGCCCCTACTCGACCACGTACCCGCAGCTCGACTCGATACGATTCGACGGCACCGGGTACATCGATTACGGCAACGCGGCGTCTTCGGTCGTCTGTTCCAATATTTGGAACAGCCCGTGGACTATTGAGGGGTGGGTCTACACACCAACCGCAACTTTTTCAGCGAGTCAGCCTATAGTGACTCGCGCGCCTTCCTATTCCGTTTCAACTTACCCTTTCGATTTTTACTTTTGGATTCAGACTACAGGCCAGCCCCAATTTTATTGGAACACGACGGGTACTTTTGTTGTTGGCGGGTCTGTATCGATTGGTTGGAACCATGTGGCTGTAGTAAATACCGGTTCCGCCATTTCAATGTATCTCAACGGTACACGAACGGGAACCACGACCACACCGACAAATCCGTTTTACACGCCTTCTTACAGTCTTTACATAGGTTCACAGGGACCCGTTTTGGGAACCTATTACACGGGAGGTACCGGAAACCTCTCCGGCAACCTCGCCGACCTCCGCGTGTCCAACGTCGCGCGCTACACGGGGTCGAGCTACACGGTTCCCAACGTCGCGGACGGCTCGGCACCCTTCACGACCGACTCTAGTACCCTGCTCCTCCTCAAGTCCCTCGCCGGTCAGGTTGGCACCACCCTCGAGGTCCAGGGCCGCGGGCTCAACGCAGTTTCATTGGGTGCGACGCGCTCCGTACAGAGTTACCCCCCGGCGCCCATGTCCTCTTATTTGCTCGATACAACTTCGAACGCCTCGGTGACTTATGGGCAGGGTAAGTATGTGGCGAGTGCGAGTGGGGACTTCACCAATCAGCCAGCATGGCAAGCGTTTGATAGAACGGTCTCGACTATTTGGGGTACCTTGGGATCAACATATAACGGTTCCACCCCGGGACTTTATATAGGTTCAGTCACTACAGTTGACACTATAGGAAACTCGTATACAGGTGAGTGGCTCCAAGTTCAAAATCCTGTTTCAATTTTACTATCGAATTATTCTCTCCAGTGTGATTCTGGTGCAAATTATCGCCAACCTTACAAATGGTGGATTCTCGGGTCGCGTGACGGTATAAACTGGACGCTCGTAGACCAACGCACGGGAATCACGTGGTCGACGAGCCAAGTTCAGACTTTCACGGTGGGTGCCACACAAGCTTACAACTACTACAGGTGCGTCGTTAATCAGATTAATAGCGGGTCTCAGGGCACCATCGCCGAATGGACCCTCAACGGCCTCGAAGAGTCCCTCTGCGTCACGTCCGATGCCAAGGTGGGCGTCGGCATCGCCAACCCGCAGCGCGCCTTGGAGGTTGCCGGCGATCTCGTCGTCTCGGGCACGGTTTCCTGTGGAAACCCGGTGTCTTTCAGGAATCGGATCATCAACGGCGACATGCGGATCGCGCAGAGGGGGACGAGTTTCACTGTAACCAACTCGTTACAGTACACCGTAGACAGATTTCGAGGTTATCTCGGTAGTACGGGTGGAATTCAGACAATGACGCAACAAACTCTATCCGCTTCAGATACCCCATATCAGTACGGGTTCAGGTACTCTCAGAGAGTGACCATGGCCGTAGGTACACAGGGTGGTGTGACAACGGTTGATCAAAATGCGATATCACAAGTTATTGAAGGTTACCACGTGGCCGACTTGAATTGGGGCACCTCTTTCGGCTCCCCGGTCACGGTCAGCTTCTGGTTCCGTAGCAATTTGGCGACGGGTTCGGTCATGCCCATAGCCGTTCGCAACCAGCCGACTGCCAATTCATACGTCACAACTTTCACTACGACAGGTCCAGGGACGTGGCAATACGTCACGGCCACCGTTCCTCCTCCACCAAACGGAGTGAATTTCGCCCAGACAACGGCACAGGCACTTTTGCTGGATATAGCGCACATCAGCGGCTCGGTGGGTGTCACTGTCAACGCATGGAATGCCGTCAATCAGCCTTTCGCAGCCGTGTGCACCTACTGGACCGCACAGGCGGGCAATTACGTGGAAGCAACAGGCGTCCAGCTCGAGAAAGGTACCGTGGCTACGGGTTTCGAGTTTCGCCCGTTCGCTCAGGAGTTGGCGCTGTGTCAGAGGTACTACCAGAAGTCTTATGACATCGGAACCAATCTTGGAACTAATACAGTAGTCGGTGCTATAACCGTTTCCGGGCAGAACACCGACCAGCTCGGTGGTTTCATATTCAAGGTGCCTATGCGCACAGCTCCCACGTCCAATATTTACTCAACGAGCGGGACACTTGGTAAGGCTACCGCCTCTAACGGAGGATTGGATACGACCGGCTCTGTGACCGGATATCAGTCTGGACAGAATAGTATTACTTATTATTCAGGTTTTGGCGGTGGTTTGACGGTTGGCACTGGTTACAGATACCAGTACTTCGCCGATGCCGAGCTCTACTAAAAACCTCTTGCCCTTTAGTAGATGGCGCGTACCACCTTCGCCCGCGTCGACCCAGAGTCTCTCGAGGTCACCCTTAAGTACAACACCAACGGCGGTCCCAAGTGGGCCCCAGACGACACCGAGTGTCCTTTCGATTTCGACGTCCTTGCAGACCGGGCCGTCCGTGACCCCGAAACAGGCGTAGTGACCCTCGTCGAAGACCCCTCAAAAGTCCAGGCCAAAACCGCCACCGCATGGACCCAACTCAGAACCGATCGCAACGCGAGACTCGCCCAGAGCGATTGGGTCGCTTTGTCTGACGCTCACCTCAGCCAAGACAAGAAGGACGCCTGGTTCGCCTACAGGCAGGCCCTGCGCGACCTGCCGGACGAGGTCACGGACGAGCAGGTCACGAGTTCTGCGAACTCGGTCCCCTGGCCCCCGGCTCCAGGAACTAGCGTTCCCGTTGTGCCCGTCACTGGCTCGCGTCTCTCCAGTCTCTTGACTCACGCGGAGGTCGAGCCCGTCGTTCCAGTCGTTGAGGAGGTTCAGGAGGTTCCTGTCGTTGAGCCGGTCGTGGAGTCTGAGCCCGTCCCCGAGGTTGAGGTCGTCGTTCCGGTCGTTGAGCCCGTCGTTCCTGTCGTTGAGGAGGTTCAGGAGGTTCCTGTCGTTGAGCCGGGTGTGGAGGCTGAGGTCGTCCCAGAGGCTGAGGTCGTCCCCGAGGCTGAGCCCGTCGTGGAGTCTGAGCCCGTCGTGGAGTCTGAGCCCGTCGTGGAGTCTGAGCCCGTCCCAGAGGCTGAGCCCGTCCCAGAGGCTGAGCCCGTCCCAGAGGCTGAGGTCGTCCCAGAGGCTGAGGTCGTCGTGGAGGCCCCGGTCGTCCCAGAGGCTGAGCCCGTCGTGGAGGCCCCGGTCGTCACGGCGCAGTAAACACTTAAAGTTATTTTCCTCACATAAATCAGGTATGGAGACATATAAAGGCACCCCCATCGAACGCATCTTCGCCTTTTGGGACGAGCAGCAGCAGAAGCTCGAAGAGGCCAAGCAGCGCAAAGCTGAAAGCAATCGCAGGGCCCGGGCAAAGTACCGTGAGACGCACCGGGAAGAGACCCGTGATCAGTCGGCCCGATATTATGAGGAAAACAAGGCTGAAATTTTAACAAGTCATGCCGAGCGGTACGCCTTCAGGAAGATGGCGACCACTTGAGTTTCCTCAGGAGACGAGACGAGTCTCCTCGGAAAAAATCCCAGGCCATGATAGGATGGCTCCCGTGTTCATGTGTCCGACCCCAAACTCCAAGACTCCCGTCCAACTCAACACCCAGGCGGAGGTTGAGGAGTTTCTCCAGTCGAACCCATATGCATGCGAGGTGCTTGTTTCCCGTAACGGTAAGAAGCCCTTTTTTGAATACCAAATCAAGTCGGCCACCAGGCTCACGGAGGTTGAAATCCTTCAGCGCAGGTGCGAATGTGAAAATGATCTCGAAATGATCGTAAACTCCCAGAACTACCCGAGACTACGCATTCATGGAATCGTGTCCACCTTCCAGGAGGGGGCTGTATGGTTCACGCACTTTCGCTTCGTCGTGACCGGAACACAGCTCGATGACTATGTTATTCAGCTTCGTAAAATAACCGATGGTACGGTATTCAATAAAGCTCCATCGAATGTGTTGAGTTTCCGGGGCGCGACGCTCATCGGTGACTCCTCTTGGCTCGACGTCTGTGTCCAGGCCCAGGACGGTGATTCGCTCGTATGGGTCATCAAGAACCCAGATGCCACAAACTATGAACGTGAAAAGATTGAATTTGAAAAGACTCACTTGAAAATCATGAACCCCTTTGGATTCGTGCGTCTCACACAGGGTGGAATTCAACTCATGAATCGGGCTATCCTTTTTCAGATGAATGAAAACAAACTCCTGAAGGATGAGCCCTTCGTCAAGCGTTGGCTCAAAGACCCTACCATGCGCACCTACGAGAATATCGACTTTCTCCCCCCACCCACGTCGTGTCCAAAGGACGTCTTCAACACATGGCAGGGCTTTGCGGCTCAGAAGATCACGGAGACGTCCGGTTCGGCCGCCATGTTCATAGATCACGTCGAGGCTCTTTTCGGTGATCAGGCTGGATATGTGTTCAAGTGGCTCGCGAACATCGTTCAGTACCCGGGTCGCAAGACGGAGGTGGCACTCGTCATCATCGGTCGGCAGGGAGCGGGTAAATCAAGCGTGTTCGAACACGTCATGAAAAAGGTGATGGGAGCCGAGTACTTCGGTCACACGTGCAGCCCTGACAAGGATCTGTTTTCCCAGTTCGCCCCGTTGACCAACTCGAAAATCATGGTGGTCGTTGACGATTTCAACGTCGGCACCATAAAGATGAACTCCGATCAGTTCAAAACATACATCACGGGGGAGACTGTCCAGTACGAGGCCAAGGGCATCATGCGCTGCACCCTCAACAACTGCTGTAATTTCGTCATAATTCACAATAAGCCCGATCCCGTAAAGCTCGACTCAGATGACAGACGCTACGCAGTCCTCGAGTGCTCGAACAAGTTTTACAAAAACGTCGAATACTTTCAAGAGTTTCGCAAGTACGCCAGTGAGCCAGGTAACATTAGGGCCATCTACGATCACCTCACGGGCATCGACATCTCCCAGACGAATTTCCAGGCGGAGCGCCCGATGACGGACATCTACAAGCGCGTCAAGAGCCTCTCGGTCGACAAGGAACTGCTGTTCATTTACCACAAAGTTCAGAAGGCCGTGACCGAGACTATACGCATCAAGAGTTCGGACATGTTTGATGATTACCACGACTGGGTCGTCAGGTGTCGGTTCTCAGATTACAAGCCTAAAAACAAGCAGACATTCAAGCCATCCATCGATAAGATCCAGGGCGTCAAAGTCGAGACGGGTCATGCAGGGTCGTACACATGGGTCATCGATTGCCGAGAGGTCGTCAAGGGTATCGAGGATCAGGGGTACGACGTTTGGGATCTTTCAGGATAGGTTTCACCCAGGTTTCACCCAGGTTTCACCCCGTGTTTTGGTGAGAAATAGGTTGAAATGGTGAAGTGGAGAAGTGGTGAAGGGTGGAAAGTTGAAAAATTTTGGGCACCCTCGCCACGACCCCATGATTTTTGGATTTTGAAAACGGGTTTCACCTTCACCATTTTTCCCCAGGAGACGAAGTCCGTCTCCCCAGAAAAAAATCTCAGCCCATGACAAAGTATGCCAGGCTATATTTATTTAATCATGATGGCTGACGGTGTGTACAAGGTGGGGCGGACCCAGCAGGACTACGGGAACTCTCTGAAAAGGCTCAAGGCGTACCCGGGCGACTCGATCATAGCGATGGTCCTGAAGGTTCATGACGATGTGGTGGTCGAAAAGGAGGTGCTCCGTCGGTGCCGTCTGGCGTTCGGCGTTCACCCCAGGGGGCTTGAATACTTCAGGGGACCTGAAGACGAATTCATGAAGATAATTTACGAGTGCAAGAACTTTACGCCTAAAGCGCCCGTGCCCAAGGTTCCAAAGGTTCCCAAGGCTCCCAAGGTTCCCAAGGCTCCCAAGGTTCCCGAGCCGTACAGAAGACTGAACGACGTCGAAAAGTATCTTCGGAGTCACAACCCTAAACACGGTCAGGACCTTTTCGTGCCCCTCGCGGTCATCGAATACGCATACGAGGAGTTTTGCGAGGGTCGCAGGCGGGTCCCAATCAACTTCAGGGAACATTGCCCTTTGCCCATCGTCCGCATGGAAGGGTCCGTGATGTGGAGAGCCGTCAACCACAGCCCTTTGATGACGTTCGATAATCCCGAAGTCGTCCGAGGCGTGAATCTGCGTGGGTTCTCGACAGTCCCTAAAAATCCTCTCCCCCATTAATAGAACGCAATGTCCAGTAACGTCTTTGCGGCGAACGTATTCTACTCGGGGAATGTCATCGTTTCCCAGTCTATGAACGTCGCGACGCTCAACGTCACGACCATGGGCGCCATCACATCCACGGCCGCCGCAACGTTCAGCGCGACCCCCACCGCCTCCGCGAACGTCCTGACCGTCGTCGGGTCCAGCACGACCGGGAACGTCGTGCAATTTTCTAACAGCGCGGGTGGGAACTTCATCATGACGAACGCGGGGCGTATCGGTATAGGGACGACGAATCCTGGGTACACGCTCGACGTGAATGGCGATGTCAATTTTACTGGAACGTTCCGGCAGAACGGAACGCCTTATGCAGGCTCACAGTGGACTGGAACTTCGGCCATCTACTTTGCGGGCAACGTAGGTATTGGAACCAACAACCCTTCTCAGAAACTTCACGTAAATTCAGGGAACGTGTATGTGCAGGAGACGACGGCGAGCACGGTCGTGAACCGCCTTTACGTCGCCGTCGCTTCTGGTGGGACTATCGCCGCATCGTCCACCGACGGAATCACGTGGACGCAACGTACATTACCGACGAGCGCGACCTGGCAATCGGTCACCGTCAATTCCGTGACTGGACTCTTCGTCGTCGTGGGTCGTTTCTCGTCCACTGCCCTCTCCTCCACCGACGGAATCACATGGACCCAACGTACGTTGCCTTCTGCCGTCGCCTGGAACTCCGTCACCGTCAACCCAAACACGGGAATATTCGTCGCCATCGCTGAGAGCTCGACGACCGCCGCTTCGTCCACCGACGGAATCACCTGGACCGCACGAACTTTACCGGCGAGCGTGTTCTGGCAATCCGTGACCTGTAACCCCACGACGGGTCTCTTCGTCGCCGTCGCTCCGCAGACGTCGACGGGCGCCTCGTCCACAGACGGTATAACGTGGACGCAACGCACCATGCCTTCGTCCTCCCAATGGTGGTCGGTCACCGTCAACCCCACGACGGGCGTTTTCGTCACCGTCGGTTATGTTTCGTCGACCGCCGCATCGTCTACCGACGGGATCAACTGGACCACACGAACTTTACCATCAAGCCAGAAATGGTTCTCCGTGACCTGTAACCCCACGACGGGTGTTTTCGCCGCCGTCGCCCTCGAGTCGTCGGTCGCCGCATCGTCCACCGACGGTATCACGTGGACAGCACGTACGTTACCGACGAGCACGGACTGGTACGGCGTGACCTGTAACCCTACGACGGGTGTTTTCGTCGCCGTCGCTCAGAACTCGTCCATCGCCGCATCGTCCACCGACGCAATCACGTGGACGCAAAGGACGTTACCCACGAGCGCGGGCTGGCGCGGCGTAACAACCGGTTCCGCGACCAACACGGTAATGACCAGCGGCTTCATAGGCCTCGGCGTCGCCAGCCCGTCGTACCAACTCGACCTTTCGACGGACGGTGCTCGAAAACTCACGACCACCACGTGGCTCACGGGTTCGGACGCAAGGATCAAGAGTCACATAGAGTCCGCAAACCTCCAGACGTGTTACGAGACAGTCAAGTCCGTAGACCTCAAGTACTTCAAGTGGAACTTTCCGGCCGAATCAAACGTAGTCCCGGACGACAAGCACAGTCTGGGGTTCGTGGCGCAGGAAGTCAAGCAAGTGTTCCCGAACGCCGTTTCGGAATCGAACTCGTACGGCTACGAGGACTTTTTAAGCTTGAACGTGGACCAGATCGACAAGGCTCTTTTCGGTGCAGTCAAGCACCTCTCGGCGAAGGTTGAGGCGCTCGAGCAATCTCTTGCGACCGCGACCGCGAATGCAGAGCCGGTTCAGGAAGTCACGGAGGACGTGAAATAAATGCCCCCTCTTAGTAGAACGCGATGTCGTCCAACATCTTTGCGGCGAACGTGTACTACTCGGGGAACGTCATCGTTTCCCAGTCTCTGAACGTCGCGTCGATCAATGTCACTACCATGGGCGCAATCACGTCCACGGCCGCCGCAACGTTCAGCGCGACCCCCACCGCCTCCGCGAACGTCCTGACCGTCGTCGGGTCCAGCACGACCGGGAACGTCGTCCAGTTTTCGAACAACGTGGGGGGAAACTTCATCATGACCAGTGCGGGCCGGATAGGTATCGGGGCGACGAATCCAGGGTACCCTCTCGACGTGTCGGGAGATGTCAATCTTACTGGAACGTTCCGGCAGAATGGCGCTCCGTATGCAGGCTCACAGTGGACTGGAACTTCGGCCATCTACTTTGCGGGCAACGTAGGTATTGGAACCAACAACCCTTCTCAGAAACTTCACGTAAATTCAGGGAATGTGTACGTTCAGGCGACGACGGTGAGTACAGGCGTTAACCGGTTCGTCTCAGTAGGTTATAATTCTTCGACCGCTGCCTACTCGAACGACGGAATCACTTGGGTCGCGTCCACAATGCCAAGCTCTTCACTGTGGAGGCCAGTCGGGGTCAACCCCACGACCGGTCGGTTTGTCATCTTGCAAGAGGGTCTCAGCGGCGCCGCCTACTCGAACGACGGAATCACTTGGGTCGCGTCCACAATAACGACTTCTTTGTATTGGAAATCCGTAACGGTCCACCCCACGACTGGGCGGTTCGTCGCCGTGGCTCAGAATGCTTCATCCGGTGCATACTCCGATAATGGAATCAATTGGGTCGCATTTACTATGCCATCTTATTCTGAATGGTTCTCTGTGACCTGCAACCCCACGACTGGGCGGTTCGTTGCAGTGGCTATTAACACGAGCTCCGCCGCCTACTCGAACGACGGAATCAATTGGGTCGCGTCCACAATGCCTAGCTCTAGGTATTGGTATACCGTCACGGTCAATCCCTCTACTGGAAGGTTCGTCACCGTCGCTAATGGCACGTCGATCGCCGCCTACTCGAACGACGGAATCACTTGGGTCGCGTCCACAATGCCTAGCATTTCAAATTGGTACGCCGTGACTTGCAACCCCACGACCGGTCGGTTCGTCGCTTTGGCCGAATCCACGACAAAAGCAGCATACTCAGACGACGGAATTAACTGGACAGCGTCCACTTTGCCGAGTTCTCAGCAGTGGTTCTCCGTTGCTGTCAATTCCTCAACTGGGAGGTTCGTTGCAGTGGCTGCGGGCGCCGCATCCGGTGCATACTCCGACAACGGAAGCACATGGTTGGCATTTTCTATGCCGAACGCTTCAAACTGGTACTCGGTCGCGGCTTCTTCCAGTCAGTCGGTGACCACAACTGGTTTAGTAGGTCTCGGTGTCGCCAGCCCCGCGTACCAACTCGACCTTTCCACGGACGGTGCACGAAAACTCACAACCACCACATGGCTCACGGGTTCAGACCAAAGGATCAAGACGGACGTCCAGTCCGCAAACCTCGCAAAGTGCTACGACGTGGTAAAGTCCATAGACCTCAAGTACTTCAAATGGAATTTCCCAGCCGAGTCAAAAGTCGTACCGGACGACAAGCATAGCCTAGGGTTCGTGGCGCAGGAGGTAAAGCAAGTGTTCCCTAATGCAGTATCTGAATCAAATTCGTACGGCTACCAAGACTTTTTGAGCCTCAATGTCGACCAGATCAGGAAGGCGCTTTTTGGTGCCGTCAAGTACCTCATGGCGAAGGTTGAGGCGTTGGAGGCGCGTATGAAGCCCTAGACCCCCACCCGTCTCGTTTTCATGTGTCCCACGCGCACTTCAGAATCCATATAAATCTTAAAACCAGCCTGCTGTGCCTTGATGCACCAGCTGATGTCTTCCGAGACGGTGTCCACGACCCCTGGCGCCACCTCGAACGGCATGCACGTGAACCACGGCCGCGGGATCTTTTCAAACACCCCGTACTTGACGGCGATGAACCCGAACCCCGTTTTCTGGATCTGGTGGAGTCCGGACATGCCGCGAACGACCGGGGTCGGTATGCCCGTCGGGTACTGGGCAGACATACACGTCGTCATGGAACCGTCTGAGAGCAGGTAGACGCCCGTGACTATGCTTTCAGAAGCGCGGTACAGGCGCATGAAATCTTCAGGCTCCCACGAAATGTCCGAATCGATCCATACGATCTTCTTGTACGAGGCGTCGCCGAGCGGGCCTCGGTCTGACGGGTCGAGGTTCCTTCCTGCGGACGTGCCCGTCGCGGTCAGTTCCCGGGCGTGGTGGACCAGGGACGAGTACGCGTTCGTGAACGTCCACGTGATCTTTCGGGCGTTCAGAACCTGTACGGTTTTCATCAGGCTCTGGACGTACTCGGCGCACATGCTATGACCGGGCGTGGCGATTATGACGTCGATCATTACTCTATATGACGGAGGTTTCTTTATGTTTCAAAGGACTCCAGAAGACCGCAGACCAGTGGACCGCCGTCCGCACCCAGCAGCGCCAGAAGCTGTACGAATCCGACTGGACCTGCAGCGTGACCGACTACGAGGTGCCCAACAAGCCCGAGTGGGTCCAGTACCGTCAGGCTCTGAGGGACGTGACGACGCAGACTGACCCGTTTGCAATCGTGTGGCCCGTCGCGCCTGTTTAAAAATTCAATGGAGGTTCCTTTTTGATACAAAATTCATAGACTCGGTAAAACTAATCGTAGATTGACTTTACCGACTTTATGGAGGTTCCCAGGGTTTCACGGGGTCCAGCCCATCTGGGAGTATTTGGAGATTTCAATAACCTTTTGTTCCCCAATTGAGAGTACTAGGAAAAGAATCTAGTTTATATATACATATACAGTATAGGGGGTAGTGTTCCGGACCGAGGGGTTGGCGAAACGGCCAATAACTTTTTCTCAGGCCATGGTATATGGGGAGGCCCAGGACGACCGAGAGCCTCATGTGCCCGGTGTGCCAGGTGGACTTTGCCCTCAGGCCGTTCGGGACGTCCGCATTCAAGAAGCACAAGGCTCGACGGAACCCATGCGTCCGGCCACCTGACGTGAAGTACAAGCGGGCTCCAGCAGGTTTCCTCAAGGGCATCAAGCGCAACAACTTTGATGAATTGAGCCTAGGGCACGTAGTCGGTCCAACGGCACAGGCTCGACCAGAGGCGTGGATCCGGGCTATGCTCCATCAGATTTTTGCAATCGATGAAAACAAGTCGATCGTCCTCAAGAACCTGGAATTCCCAGACGAAATTTACATCAGGCGCCGGGACAGGCTCGAGCTCATAACCCTGCACAAGCTCACCATTCTGACGCTTCTCATGATGCACGAGCGCCTGTTCCCGTTCCTGCACCTCAAAAACTGGGAAAAGTACTCGACGTTCGGGGAATGGGTCAGGGAGACTTCAGGCGTGCACCTCAATGACCACAATTGGCACGGGACAATAGAGCCCCTTTCGTACTATTACATAGCCGTCCGTGATTTCCTACGCAAATACCTTGCCGACAACAAACATAGACGCCACGACCTCTTTGTCCTGATGAGCTCGACAATAAAAGAATGATTACTCTTTTAAGGAATGAATCCAATCGACAAGGCTCATAGCCTCATTCCGCTCATGAAAGACTGGCCGCCCGCCGATGAGCGCAAGGCTGTGGACGTCTACGCCCTCTCCGGAATCCCCAAGCCGCCCGTGCCCCAAACAAATCTCCCTAGAGAGTAGATGAGTACGTTCAACCAAAACTCAGGGACGGCCGTTCCGACCCTGATAAACTCGTCCGCGGTCCTAGTGACCGGCAATGCAGTTTCATCGAACGCACTGACCGTGAGGCAGTTCGGCACGGGCAACGTGTTCAGCGCCCAGACGACCACCGGGTCCACGGCTCTCTTCGTGGGGGCGAACGGGAATGTGGGGGTGGGGACGACGAACCCGGGGTACACGCTAACGAGCGCCGGAACCATATGCGGCCCATACAGCTCCATTCCTCTTCTCGCGTGTTACGCACAGGGCTCGGGGAATTTCACATACGCGAACGTCATCAGTTGCTCTTACGTAAACTCGAGGGACTCTACGCAGATTTTCACACCTGGGAACGGTGGCAACGGTGGTGCACCCGTTATGACTCTTCAGGCGGGTAACTACGTCGGTATTGGCACTACGAGTCCATTGACGACTCTTCATATCGCCAGTGACAAGAGCCTGGGCCCGACGATTTATGCGGCTGACAATTCGAATCCGGGTCAATTGATCATATCGGGAGCTACAATTACGAACCGGAGACTCGGGCTCATGTACGACACATCAAACAACATAGCCCTGATTCAGTCAATGGAATACCTTACGGGTGCCAAACCCCTTATTCTCAATGGCGCCGGTGGCAACGTGGGTATCGGCACCACCGACCCCAAAGCCCCCCTAAGCTCATACACGACGCGTGCAGGTTATCCAGACGCGTCGGGCACGGGGTCGTCGAACGTCGTGGCGCGGATCCAGAGCGGCTCGATCTGCCTCGACTTCGGGTCCATCGGTGGGACCAACCCTTTTTGGATCCAAAATCACTTGAGCACGAACAACGCCACGAATTACCCGATCCTTTTGAATCCTAATGGAGGGAATGTGGGTATCGGGACGACGAATCCTGGGTACCTTCTGGACGTATCCAATTCAACCTCGTCAACAAGCACGAGTTTCTTGGGTCTGACAAATCCTTTCGTGTTTGGATTTAATACAGGTCTCAATATTGGTTCGAGCATAGTCTATTCGAGCCGGTGGCAAGGTGACGGCGGTTCGGGCGTCGTCGAAATGTGTAAGATCGACGGGCGTAAAGAAAATTCTGCAAACTACGGAGATTCATACCTGGCTTTTCAGACGCGCTATGAAACCGATCGTAATAATGGTGGGGCGGGGACGCTCACTGAGAAGATGCGCATTACAGGGGTGGGCCGCGTCGGCATCGGGACGACGAGTCCTTCCACGACTCTGTCGATTTTTCAAAACTTCAACGACAGCGGAACGGCTGCAGCCAGCATATACGATGCTCTCTCGTTTGATTCGTCACAGAACGCCAATTCCAAGGCGGTTCTGTGTTTCGGCTCGACCAACTCGGCGGGAGGTGGCGCGTCTGGAGGTGGCGTCTTTGCGATCAAGACGCGCCCACAATCTGCCGGTGGTGCTACAGCCCCCGTTGAACGCTTTCGCATCACGGATGGCGGCAACGTCGGCATCGGAACGGCGAGTCCTGGGTACCCTTTGCATGTAGCAACGTCACCAGTCTCGCTCAACGGCGTCGCGTTTCGATACTTCAACTACACAACAACTGTATTGACCCAGGCCAACCCGGGAAATCTCGGTATATCTATTTATGCACAGGGCGACGTTGTATCGACAACTGGTATCGTCGTGACTTCTGACCGTCGCGCCAAGGTTCTTGAAGAACCACCGACAGAACCGTACCTCAATTTGGTCGATAAAATACAGGTCCATCAGTACTCATGGATCGATAAGATCGAAAAGAGCGCCAACAAAAAGATTGGTTTCTTCGCTCAGGAGGTTGAGGAGGTTGTTCCGGACGCCGTTGGGAAGAACACAGATGTTGTTCCAACAATCTACAAACAAGCCGATGCGTTCACCGAATCTACAATCACCGTGACGAACCACGGCCTAACGACCGAAAAGAAGCTCGAGGTCGTGGACCTGGAAAACGGCAAGACCAAGATCGATATCGTCCGGGTCATTGACGCCGACAATTTGGAAGTGAAATTCGAAAAGGTCCCGAAGGACAAACTATTCGTCGTGGGTCCAGAGGTGGATGACTCGCGCCTCCTTAATCACGACTACCTTATGGCGGTCGGGTTTGGTGGTCTCAAGGAACTTCACGCGCTGGTCAAGAGCCAACAGACGACTATAGAAATGCTGACTGAGAGACTCGCCGCCCTCGAGGGAACCATAGGTTCCCGAGTCGGAGCGTAGCTCCTCGAGTCCAAACTAGCCGCTTAAATTCGCGACCTAAAATAGGAGAGGAGAAGATGCAGTCTTCGACTCCAAGCACCCGTCTGCTCTTCGCAGACTCCAAGAACCGTGACGTAGCCTTGTACCCCTCAGGAAACAGCTACGTCCTCCACCTGACCACGCCGATAAAGGACATTGAGCGTGTCGACCTGGTCAGTGCGCGCGTCCCGAATACCGTATTTAACTGCACAAACGGTTCGAACGTAATCAGCATCAATTCGAGTAACGTCTCCATCAACCCAGGGTTCTACAGCGTCTACGGGTTGGCTCAGGCGCTCACCACCACTTCCCTGACCCTCGAGTATTTGCCTGATGAAGGCCACTTTCTCTTCAGCTCCACCACCCCTTTCACAATCTTCATACACTCGGCCGAACTCTCCAAGATGCTCGGCCTTTCCCACGGCACGACGCACACGTCAGCCCTCGCAGGACCTACAGACCCTTCCTACGCGACCAAGTACATCCTCCGGAGTTCAACGCTCGTGGACATGTCTATAAATGAATACATCTTCCTGGACATTGACGAACTCAGGACGCCCAGCCACGTGGATACTGGGGCCCTTGTAAACTCTTCAGGAACCGTCAGCGGTTCGAACGCCAACCGCAACTTTGCACCCGTCATGATGGATGTAGGCTCGGCCTGTATCAAGAATTTCCATGAAAATAAGGACTACTGTGTATCTGTCCAGTACCCTGAACCCATCGCCTCTCTCCAGCGTCTGACCGTTCGGTGGGTCGACAAGTCTGGCAATCCCGTAAACTTCAGGGGCTGGGACACGAACGCATTCGTTCTCAGAATTCACATCAAGGACAGGAACCGTGAGATGGAGCTACCTCCCCCACCGCCCCTCCAGGATGTCGAACTCAAAAGAATCATAGACGCCATGACCCTGGCGCTTCCCCCACCACCCAAGGAGGAGCGCAAATTCAAGATACCTTGGTTCCTCTTGGTTCTTGCTACCCTGATTGGTATTTTCATATGGAAAACGTTTGGGAACCGGATAGGGACTGCCCAGGTCGGTCCAGGGGTTCCTCAGGTGCCGGTACAGTTTCAGCGGTGAGTTTTCTTTTTTTTCCAGGAAATTTTCCAGACTCCAAAACCAACGGGATTTTCAAACCAAAAAGACGGGATGTTTTTCCAGGATGCTAAGAGGAGTGAGTGTATAAAATCTAAAATATCTAATTCATAATTTTCTTTTCCCGAAAGGGGAGTATGCCTTATTCAGGAAAAGAAGGTAGGGGGGTATACGGGACCCATCTCCCCTACTCACCCCTCTTAGGAAAAAAGAAAAGAAAAATCAATTAAAAAAACCCAGTACGATATTAGTAATATGAAGATGGATTGTACATGTGACACGACCATCACATGTGAGCCGACGGGTATGTGCCGTATGCACACCCTCGAATTGCCCGTCGGTGACCCCCGGCTCGGACCCGCCCTCCGATTTTTTCCAGTCCACCTCAGCCCAGGCCAGTTCCCCAGGCGCTATGGAAAATTATTTTGTGTGACTACCGGTAAGGATGGTTACGATCAAGTGTCCGAGGTGCCCGATGACTTTTACGCACCCGACGTACCTATCGAAATGTCAGGACAAACTCAAGGCGCATCTGAACCGCAAGAATGCATGTGATGCGATAGGTCCGTTTGTCGTCGAGAGAGCCGTCACGTTCACACCACCCGACATTGACTCGATGGATCTAACTGGGCTCGTCGAGTCTATAAGCCCACACATCAGATACTGGACGGTGACTAGTTTCATATTCAACAAGCTTAATGACATTAACAAGTTTGCTGTTTGGCCCAACACGAAGGTTCATGAGATTCTGTACCGGCAGAACGGTCGGACTATGAGTGTGACACCCGGCAGATTCATCATGGTCTTTTGGCACCAAGTGATTCAGGACCAGGTTGTTCCTTTTTTGAAACAAAATTGGGTCGGCTACGAAAAGTGGAGAAGTGAAATCATCGCCAAGACGAGCCTGGATCTTTTAGAATATAAGAATTTTCAGAGAGGCCATATAAATGCCTTTATGAAAACCGATGTTTATCAGGACCTCAATTCTGCTATATTAGGCCACCTCAAAGGAGTGACGCGTGCAGAAAGAGGCCAACTTCGCATAAATATGGGGAGCGACCAACCTACGGAAACGTTTTATATTTCAGATACGGGTGGTCCTCGTTGTAACCTTTTGGGGTGTAATTTACCACTTGTGGAACGTGGGGCGTGTGTGAGACATTTACTACTCATGAAACCTGGAGACGAAATAAAGATTCACGAGCGTGTTGAGATGCCAGAGGGCTGGAAGTAAAATCCCGTCAAATTGGTAACAAACACACTCACTTTGTTACCGCAAAAACGGGCTGCTGAGGGTCATTGATCTTCACGTTGGTCGCCAGAGCCTTGATGGCCATGTACACGACGATGGCGAGCAGGGTGGTGAACAGAGCAGTCAGGGCGGTGCCGCGCAGACCATCCTTGCTGACACGCACGACGGAAGCCACGATAATTTTCGTGAGTTCGTACCATGCCAGGGCGCTGGCGAAAGCGAAACCACCCACGATGGAGTTCAGGGACTGAGCCTCGAGCTGGAGAGCGATAGCGGAAATCATGTCGGCCATTTGTACTATTTTAGGAGAAAAAAATATGACGGTTCCCAGGGGTCCCAAGTCTCGACCGCCCCCCAGGAGTCGCACGCGACTCCCCCGTAATTCTCCTCTGGCCCCTTGTCAAACCCTGGGACGAGGTCATCGTCAGTTTCATAGTCCTCCTCCTCTAACAAGACGGAGTACTTGGGCCTAGTCCTGGAGAGATCAAAGCCTTCGTCGGAATCCTCCTGGACCCACCACCCCGGGGTCATCTAGTTTTCGCTCTGTTTGTCTATGGCGTTTTTCAACGCACGTTCGGAGGGGTTCTGGGGTTCCCAAGAGGCCCAAGAGTCGGCGCACTCGTTCATTTTGAGAGCCTGGTCATCCTCTGTGCCCTCATAGCGGGTCCAAACCATTTCAGAGTCAGAGACGGTTTCCCACGAGCCGGAAGACTCTGAGCCGTCTGGGTCGTAGTCCTCATCAAAATCAGAGTCGCTGCGCGACTCTCCCGATTCCTCATAAATCTCAGGAAACAAAGACCCTATCTGCCGTCCCGTCACGTACCGGGCCGCGAACATCATACCGAACCTCATATCCTCCTGGAGAACCACGTCACGGCCGCACGCCTTTGCGTAGTGAGCGGCCATGACCGTCGCAGATTCCATGACGGGTCTGAAAATGTCGAGAGCCGATTCAAGGATCGCAGAGGTGTCGAGTTCACCGTCGCCTGACCGTGGAGTCAAAGAATCCATGGACTCTTCTGGAATTTTAGAACAAAAATAGTCTCACAGGACGGCGCGGATCAAAGAGTCGCTCCTCTCAAGCAAAGTTGGAAAACAGAATGGTCGCAGACCCGTTCTCGACGTTCAGAAAGTTGTAGTTGACAGCATAGACTCTGATGACTCTAGATGAAGCACTGGGGTTCAAATTCAATTTCAAAATTTGGTTCTGAATTCGTGAGAGGTTGACGCCGCCTGACGGCCTCCTGGACTCGGGGTCGAGGCTGAAAGAGTACATGTAGAAATAGTAAGCAGGGACGCGGGTGTGAAATTCCATACCCTGGATGACCCGCAGGAAAAGAGGGGTTCCTATATCCGTGGAGATGCGTTCGGTAGAGTTGAAGAAGAGCTCGAGGCTTCCGATCTGTTCGGTTCCGGTGCTGGCCAGAAAGTCATAGCCTAGGGCAGATTCATTTTGGATCACGAAATAGAGTTCCTTGACTATGTTTGAAAAGTCGAGATTACAGCGGACGGCCAGGGCGCCGAGAGGGGCGGCGAACTCGGCCAGCTGGACCTGTTGGACGATGTGAACCTGAGGGGTCCGGCGGATAAAATCAATCTCCTTTTGACCCAGGTACGTGTATTCTACATGTAAAAAGGCGGTGACGGGGTCGGAAATGTCTGTGGGAGGAACGGTGAAAGTGTTGGTCTTGGCGGTGATGATTCGAAAGGTGACGGGCTCTTTGAAGGCGCACAAAGGAATACCCTTTTCGAGCAATGAAAAAGGAAGAGGAACCGTGTAGCTCTGAGCGCAGACGGTGGTGCCCTTGCCTATGAGGTTGGTCAAGGAGGCTTGTTTACCTTGGGGAACCTCCACGTCGTAACGGAGGGCTATGAACTCTCCGTAAATTCTCTCAATAAGGGTGGAACCTATGTAGAGCTCGACGTGTTCTATGAAAAGGGTCGCGACGGATTCCTCGACAGCCAGGGACGTGATGCTCGCAGGGAAGAAAATTTTGAGGTACATGTCAGTAATGAGATCTCCGGAGCGGGGGAGCTCGATGGAGTTTTCAGAACCCGGGACGAGAACGTCGTTATCGAACTGAACCTTGTCGACTCGGGATGAAAAGAGACTGGAGCCTTCATATTTCTCTTTGAAATACGTAACCTGTGGATCCGAGCTCAGGGCTATGTCTTCCTGACCCAGAAAGGTTAAACTGGCACGGGAGGCCATCTCTAGTAAGTTCTAAGGAAAAAAGCAAGCGCCGCAGGCGCTTTTCATTGGGGGTTATTTACCGGCGCGGAGCGCCGTGGCTCTTGACGTCCAACCAGGTTCATGAATTTCCATAGAGGTTCATGAGTCGCCCTAGGTGTTGAACCTCAGACCCCCTAACCCATCAGCAATCTGTAAAATGTTGTAATTTACAGCCAAAATTCGAAGTTCCTTGGCGGGCAAAAACGCTTGACCGCCGCAATTGAGCGTCAAGAGAACCTGTTTGATTCGACTAAAATTGATTTGTCCACGAGGCTTGGGGGACCCCGGGTTGTCTGTGAACGAGTACATGAAGAACTTGCGTTCCGGGAAATTCTCGTAGTGGTTGAAAGGTTCTATGGAACCGGTATAAAGAGCGTCGGTCGTGTCGGGTGTGAAGAGGTACTGACCGTTGAAACTCAGTCCAAAACTCAGAACGGCGTTGTTCGCGTAGTCATAGGGCAACTGATTCGTCGGCTGAATGACGAAGAACATTTCACGGACGGGGTTTTTAATATCTAAATTGAAAACGGCCGACTGGAACCCGGGCAGGAGGCCGACGGATTGGTACTGGCACTGGGTGATTGCGTAATCGAGGCGGGCCCCCTGAAACCACCGAATCTCTGGGTCTGAAAGGTATACGTAATCGACGATGATGGTGGCGTCGAGCGTAGGGGAGTTTACTACGACCGCAGTCAACTCGGTGAAATTTCTAAAGGTGACGTGAACCTCGACGTCGTGTCTGCCGAGGGCAACGAGGGGCAAGTACAGGGCCGGATTGTTATAGAAATAAAAGGGCAAATTGACAAAGTAGGTGCGGCCCGGGGGGTTGATGGTCGTGCCAGTGTCATTCTTGCCTGTGAGAATTTGAAGACCAGGTTGATTCTCAAAAGGGACGTGGAGATCGTTCCAGAGTTCTATGAATTCACCTGTGAGACTCTGGATGGTCTGACCGCCAATCTTGAGGTCTGCAGTTTTGATGGCCCACGTGCCCACCGAGTCGTAGTACGAGAAGACCTGTGTGGAAGGGTCGACGATAGGGAGGGTCAGAGGGTACACGGAAATGAAGGTGTTTGAGAAGATGTTGGGCGAGGCGGTGGTTCCCGCGACGGTCACGGAGACGGGATAAGTCTGTGAAATGTCTGAAATATAGATGGGAACCTGGAACGTATAAGGGGGTAAAATACCCAAATTGTCTCGGTAGGTCTGGGGACCGAACGTGATGCTCCGAACCGGGTCGGCGGTACATATGGCGCCCGTCAGGATGTATGAACCGGTACTACTGAACTGGAATCCGGCGCTCGTGTATGAAATGAGGTTTGAACTACCGGACGATGTGAAATCTGAAACAAAATTGAAAGGAGCCATGAGCGTAGAGCCGGTCGAGCGAAACGTCAGACCGTTGTCGGGCAAGACGTTCGAGTCTGGGTTCGAGGCGGTCGGAACGCTCATACGGTTCACGATAAAGTACGTGTTGGAGGCTACGGTACTCAGGGACGTGGTCGTGACGTTCATGTAGTAATTGGCGACGGGGTCCGTGACGGACAGAGGCACCGAGAATGCAAAGGTGGGATCGCGGCCTTGCATGGACATGTCGTAATCGTAAATCAAGTTGGCGCTTTCCCAAACATGAACATTCGAAACGTACTCGGGGCCGCCCAGATAGACGGAGCCGGTCAGGATGTATTCACCAGCGTTGACGAAATTGATATTCGAGCCGGGTGTGAGGGTCAGGGTGAAACCACCGGTCGCGACGACGTTGCCGTACAGGGGCAACTTGAAAGGGTTGGAAGTCATGGGGATCGGGGCACTGAGTTGATAAATTTCATCGACGGGGCTTATGGTGACGTACGAGTTGGACTGGAGTTGGGACCCGGTGCTCGTCACGTAAAAGTAGTAGGTGTTGGCGGTGTTCCGGACGTTCACGGGGATGACGGCGGGCATGGACGGGTCGGGGGACACTCGGAACGTGAATACGTTTTCAAAATTGGGATTGACGGGGCCAGAGCCTTCGGAAGATTCATTTTGACTGGACCCGAAGCTGAACGTTTCGACGGAACCAGCCCCGAGATCGAAGCCCGCCTTGACGGTGTAAAGGCCGAGACTTGCAAACTTTATGCGGCCACCTGGAGTTAAAGAGTATTTGACGGTGCTGTCGGGAATGGTCCATACGGGACCGGTTCCAGAGGTTTGTGAAAAGTTTATAAACTGACGACCAGAGACGTTCACGGGTTGGGAAAGGTAGGCGAAGAAACCTTTGCGAGGGTCGGGGGGCAAGGCGCCGGTCGATTGTACCCATCCCGCCTGTTCGAGTGTAAAGTCGGCCGAGCGAGTGACGGTCGATATGTAATTTGGGGAGGTGTTAGAAGGCGAGACGGAATTTGCCTGTAAATTGGAAGTGCTATTCACGGTGTACACGAGATTGCCGCTCACGGGATTGATGGACGAGTACGCCTTGGGGTCCAGACCGAAAAAGACTCCAGGGGCCAAGTAATTGGTTGAATTGATAACCTCCACGGATGCGCAGTTACTGAATATGAATTTGTTGCCGGGCGAGTCGTAGGACACGTAAGGGGCAAAGGTGGGTGTGAACCAGAGACCAACGTTGACGGTCGAGTACGACGGCACGAGCAAGGTCGCCACGAGGGTCACACTAGGACCGCCAGTGGCCGGCCCCGTGATGCGGATATATGGCTGGTTGGTATCTGGGGCGGGAGGTGTCGGCCACGTCCAATCGGATCCGGGATTGTTGAGGGCCGGGAGGGTCAACTTTAAAGTGAGGCCCCTTACAAGATCCCCTTTGGGCGGGATGCGGCATATGTTATTTTGACCGTAATTGACCTGTTTATCGAGGAAGGGAATGTCATAAGCCTCGAGGACGAAAGGGGTGTGTCTGCGGTATACGCCCGAAAAGTATGTGATTTGAGGACTGCCTGTGAGATATGCGTCCTGTTGACCGATGGCAGCCAACTGGATATAACCGGCACTCATCGTTGCCTCTAGTAAAGGGAAACATTGTTTTCTAGAGTCAAAGGCCGCGCCCCCCAGGAGTCGCTACACGACTCTCTCGGTCTTAGTCCGCGGCGCTACGCGATAAATAAGTCCTGCGGCCTTACCAGATATGACGCTTCAGCTCAGGAAGTTTGATCCGTCTAAGATGGCGGATGACAAAGTTTGCGTCTTTATAGGAAAGCGTGGAACGGGCAAGTCCACGCTCGTGACGGATATTCTGTGGCACAAAAAGAACATTCCAGCCGGCATCGCCATGTCAGGCACGGAGGAGGGTAACGGGTACTACAAGCAGTTTATTCCCGACCTGTTCGTCTATGGCGATTATAACAAGGATGCTCTCGAAAAGATTATAGATCGTCAAAAGAAGCTCTTGGCGGTCGGGAAGTGTAGTCCGGTCTTTATCCTCATGGACGACTGCATGTACGACCGAAGCTTCATGAGAGACACGTGTATCCGCCAGCTTTTTATGAATGGGCGCCATTGGAAGATTTTCTTCATGATGACGACTCAGTACTGTATGGACATGACGCCCATGATTCGTACGAATGTAGACTACGTGTTCGCCCTGCGCGACAACGTCAGGCAAAACCGCGAGAACCTGTACAAGGCGTTCTTCGGCGTCTTCCCGACGTTCGACCAGTTTGCACAGGTCATGGACGCTTGTACGGAAAACTACGAGTGCCTCGTGCTCGACAACACGTCAAAGAGCAATAAGATTACGGATTGTGTGTTCTGGTACAAGGCGCCCATACGACGGGGATTCCACGTGGGGTCGCCAGCCTTTTGGCAGTACCATCAGAGGCACTACAACCCCAGGGCGGTCGCGCAACCTCTGGCCCCGGTGACCCAGCGGCGCGGAGGGACCGTGATCGTCAAGAAGGCGCGTAGTTAATTGATCTTTCTTTTCGGACCCAGAAGTAGATGCAGTCATACGACCCGAGCGTTTCTGATTTGGCAACACCGATGCCCATGTCCATGTCGCCACCCACGACCGGTCAAAACGAGGACAAGCGCGCGGTGCCCACGGGCCTGATACGCGAGGCGCCACAGCCCGAAAAAAACCTTGACGAATCTCAAATGGCGGAGTTTTCGTCGTCGATTGAGGAAGTCATGCCCGGTCCAGGACAGATGATGCAGGATGAGGTTCAGGGGTCGCCATACGAGCAGGCGCCGCCCCAGAAGCAGTCCAAGTCCAAGGGCTCTGCGGGTTCGTCCAAGAACCCCTTCGGCCTCACCGACGAGCAGTGGTACGCGGCTCTGGCAGGCGTGGCGGCGGTCATCGCCTATTCCAAGCCTGTCCAGGGTAAACTGAGCACGATGGTGCCCAAGTTTCTGGGGGAGAATGGGGAGATTTCCATGACGGGTATGGCGGTGACGGCACTTATCGCCGCCGTCATCTTCTACTTTGCCAGACAGTTTCTTTCAGACCGAGTCTGAAAGTGCCCGGCGGTCCCTGAAAGGCTCTTGACTTCGGCCTTCGGCCGGCCTACGAGTTTGAGACCGGGGAGTGCCTACGGCACTCTCCCCCCGGCTCAATCTCGGATGGAATCCCCACAGTAACTACGGACACCACCCTTGACATACAGTCCCGAATCTACACAAATCTTTTTCAGTTTTTCAAAATTCTCCCAAAATTTGATCGAGTGATCATACTCTGGTACGGTCATATGAGCCAACTCGTGTATGAGCACATAAAAAGCTGAATTTACATCGTCTCCATCCAGACAGATGTAAATTTCGTACCCCTTGTTGACGTTGGAACCTATGACGCCATCCTTCTTCCCGTTGAGCCCTGTGATGATGGCGGGCTTCAGGACGGGTTTCCACATGGGGTCACCAGTCTCGCGAAGAATGTCGAGCGTCTTGAAGTACCTGTACTTCAGTTCCGTCAGCATTTTAGGTTCTTGATTCGTGAGAACCGCCAGAGCAAGGGCCGTCAGTCCCGTTGCGAGATAAGCTAGTTGGTTCATCTCCTCTACCATTTACAAAGACAAATTTCGTATACAAATCCGAGATCAGCCCCGACGGTCTGGGAACCATGGGCTCCCATACGAGTCGGTCAAATCCTAGATCCTTCAGGCGTTCGATAAGAACCCGTCCGTCCAAGAGGGGCTCCTCCTTGGCCCCACTGGCATAAAAGGGACCGTCTGACAACCGGACGTCGAGTTTGTCACCCTTGATTTCAAATTGGTTTCCGAGCTTGTCCCTGAAACGCCCGTATTCGTTGGCCATACACACGGCCCTGTCCTTCTCGGGTGTGATGCCAATCAACAAACCCCCAGGTTTCAGGGCAACCTTGATAGCCTTCAAGGATTCCTCGAGTGTCTTTTCATTTTCAAAAATGTAGTGAAGCGAAAAGTTGTAGCAGACCATATCAAACGGACCAGCAAAGGCCGCTTGACGAATATCACCCTGCCCGAGGAACCAGACGTCCAGACCCATTTCAGCGGCCCGTTTCTCAGCCTCGTCGAGCGATTCGTGGTCAGGGTCTATGGCTGCCACGCGAACACCGGCCGCCTTCCATTTCCACCAGTCTCCACCCCGACCGCATCCACAATCTAGAACGTATGAATTGGGCCTGACCCATTTGTTAATCAGTTGGCGTTTGTAATTGTTGTGAGTTTTGCGGATGTCCATTTCAACCGTGCGTTTGATAACTTAAAAGAAAAATGCGTGTATCTTTTATATGGGTTCACTCGAGAGTGATTATCTGACCGTTCCAGGACAGCTTTTTGCGTGCGTGTCGTTTGTCGGCCCAGATCTGCCCCAGAAGAATGAGCAGCTGGGCCTGAAGATCCGCGGCTGCTTCCCGACCCGTGACGAGGCTGGTGCCCACGCCAAGCGCCTCCAGAAGGATGACGCACTGGTTGACATTTACGTCGTGGACATGTACAAGTGGCTTCTGATTCCTCCCAAGCGTGACGAGATTGAGGACGTTCACTACCAGAACGACAAGCTCGAGGAGATTATGGTCAACTACCGCAAGAGTCAGCAGTCTGCGGCGGCCATGTTCGAGAAGCGTAAGCGTGATATGATGGCCACGCCCATCGAGGGGTCCGAGACTCCTTACATCACGCCAGGTGACGAGAACAGCAAGTACTACACCAAGCCAGACGTTCCACCGATTCCTCACCCGGCGGATCTGCTCGAGGATCTGAAGAAGGCGTTCCCCGAGGCTTCCATGGAGGAGCTGGTGGCCAAGGCGGACATTCGCGTGGCTGCCGAGGTTATGAAGCGCAAGGAGGCGCAGGACGCGGTCGACAAAGAGGCCGCGGATCGTGCGGCGGAGACCAAGGCACCAATCATCGAGGAGGAGGAGGTTCCTGACGCCGCCTAAAAATATTCACAAATAGTAATAATGATTTTTAAATTGATTGCGGTCGTGGTGGTCCTAGTCCTCTTGTACATGGCGTACAAGCGGTTCCCACCGGCACCCGCAAGAATATCTCAAACTGTTGCCGCTCATGACAATCAGTTTGATGTATTCAGAGATATGGAACCAGCCGATCAGACTCGTGAGAATCCTTGGCTGGGTTTTCTTCAGGAGGATGTCCGTGTGAAACGCACGGGTCCTATCGGGGAGTTTATTGGAGCTGATTCCAGTTCTGGAAACGCTGTACTTTACGCCGTAACCTAGGGACGCCCCTGAACAACAATAGGACGCATACTGACTATCAAAACGCCGATGACGATGCCGAGAAGAATAAGACCTACAGGGTTTGTATTTTTTAGAAACTCGAGGGGGTCCTTTTGGGGAGTCTCGAGGTCGCGTTGAAACATGGGGCGTGGCTGTTCCTGAACCGGCCAATCACTTTCGGACGGCGGTCCGTTTCTTGACTGGGACGGCTGGTCGCTTTTTGACAGGAACGGCAGGTTCTCCATGGTCGTCACTATCTGAATCGTCACTCTCGCTTTTATCTGGCACGACAAAGCCGTCTAAATTTCCATCTTCATCAGCGTCAGAGTCCCCGTCCGTGTCCTCCTCTGAAAAGTCATCCTCCTCTCCGTCCGTCTTGATGTCCGACTCGTCTGAATCGTAATCGTCCTCACCGTAATCATCCTCAACCTGCTCGACGGGCTCGTAACGCACTGGAGGCTTGCTGACGCGTCCTGAACGCGTGCGAGGCTCAGGTGTCGGCACGGAGTCTGGGGAAGGGGCCTTCTGGCCGGACATCTGGGTAATCTACGAGTGATTCGTTTAAGTACTTTGGGAAGAACTGAATGCCCTTGGCGTTGGCGTGCTCGTTAATCATAAATTCGCCTTCGTAGCCTAGTTCCTTGGCGATGGTGTCGAGCGTCTCCTGGTATTCGGCATCGTCTGCGCGTCTTATTCCGAGCGCCAAGTCCCTGATGTTTTCCACGGCACCGTACAAAGCCTTGGCCGATTCGTCAAGTTGGTCCGTCGAAACCAACTGTTCGAACTCTTGGAGATTGGTCAAAAATCTTTCCCAGCTCTTTGGGTCCAGACCCGAATACGCGTGGACCCTCTCTTTGTACTTCTTGAAACGTGCGACGGGACCCATCGGAAAGAAAATCCATAAGAAAACTACAAGAAGGACTACCCACAATAGCAACTTCATTGAGTTGCTCTACTATTGATGGAGGAAGAATATGTTCACGACCCCTGAACTCACGGCACTCTTCGTCAAAGCATCGCTGAGAGACGCGTCCTGACCGCATGGAAAACCATACGTGATTCGACTTGTGTTCCTTCTGGACCCGCTCACAGTACTTGGAGTCGCTCTGAGCGAACCAGCCGTCGTGGTCGTGTCGCTGGACCTTCTTGATGTGCGTCCGGCTCTGCCCCTCGAGTACGCGCCTGATGTACTCTTGGAGAGGCCCACTGTTCTCGAGAGCCTCATGGGGTGGAGGGCCGTCCCCGTCGTCCGTACGCACGGCAAAGAGCGTGAGGGTCTCGACGTTCGGCTCCTTGGCGAACGGGGTGGCCTCCAGTAAGTCCCTCCACGGAATGTATGGATCACCGGTGGGTTTCTTATGGGACCAAAGCATACGAAGTCCAGAGCCTCCATAGACGGACGCATCTATGATACGGTCCCAATCGAAGGCCAAGTACTCTGTGAGTTTTAAAATAATTTTGGTTCTAAATTGAAGAGCCTGATTTCTGGTGACGACAAGGTCTGGCCAGTGAACATGAACCCCTGATTTAATAAGCCCCTCGCCGACGGGTCGGGGCCTGGCCCGAGCGATGAGACACCTCGAGGTCTGATCAATGGCATCATGAATTATGGAACAAAATTGTAAAAGATCTTCATCCTTCAATTTCTCATGAGACTTGTAATCAAGGTCCACGAAAAACTTGAACCGATCAGTCTTTTGTTCGACGACGTACAATTTAGTACCTGATTTAATCGCATCCACACAGGATTGGTAAAATTCCTGGATTTCCTCTGTGGGTACGAACAGCATTCCTCCGGACATGAGGACATGGGTGGCTGGACCTGTCGGCACACGCCATTTATCTATTGACATTATCAATTAAGCACCTAAATTCTCTAAGACTCATCTTCACTAGAAGAATCCAAGAGCCATGAAAGGATGTGTTTCTGTCTTGGAGGCTTTTTTGGGGGTTCCGACAGGGTTGTCTCGTCCTGCGGCCCTTCGGGGGCCGACTCTTTCAGAGTCTCGGCCTCCTGCTCGAGTTTTTCAATTTCATAACACAATTTGCGAAGGGACATGTCCTGTGCAAGTTGTTTAGGGTCTTCACCCTGACCACGCATGGTGGCCAGGATGGTGGCGAACTCGATTTTGGACCGGGTCATCCTGTTCTAATAAGTCCGAAGGACTTATTTACGCGTAGCTTTTCGCAGTGGCACACAGTTCCTTCAAACACGGAGGTTAAAAGGAATCTTGGCCTGATTAAGAGCCTGCTGGAATTCAGGGTTGCCCAAGACGTGTTGACGTATCATGGGCCACAAGTTTGGCAATTTTGAAATAAAATCCAGATTCTCAAATTTACAATCGTCATTCTCGTCATAATTCTTACGAAAGGGTACAGAGTTGGCATCCATCTTGCCCATTTCCTCCGTGAACCGTTTGACGATGTGCCGTTGTTCCACGGGGGTCATTTGCATGTTAAATACATAGACGTGGTAGTGGTTCAGTACATCCACACCGTCTTCCACGTCCCGAGCCTCGGGCGTGTCGGTCGAAAACTTGAAGTAGGCGTAAGAGCCGCGCTTCAGGTTTATGATACCGCGTGTTTCTTCTTCGAGTTCACGAACGGCACACCTAAGTGGGTTGTAAATCTCGCGTCGGCGACACCCGCCTGTGACAAAAGTCCATTCACGGTACCTTCTGTCGTGCACGATGAGAAAGTGCGGAACATCATTCACTAGGCTGACGGGTATTGCGATTGCTTTGTGTCTCTCTCGAGGGCCTCGGGGACTTGACATCACCCTCTGATATTTCCGTATCAAAAAAGTCACGGAGATTTCCCGTACGTGGGCTGTACGTGATCAAAAATAAGAGGCCTATGATCAAGACCCAATGCCAGAGTTGCATTAAGACCGAGACTGATATATATATTTTTAAAAAATGACCTGAAAAATCAGGAGCTATAGAGGACTGAGCCCAAACCATTCTGGATACGGAGCACGTTATACGAAATGGCGTACAGGTACGTGCTCTTGATGAGGGCGCCGATGGTGATGGTAGGGGGCACGACCAGGCGGTACGTGTCCAGACGGGAGAAGTTCAGGGTGCCGGTGGGCTGGAGCTTGGAGGTGTCGAGGCAGTAGCTGATCATGCCCACGTTGGCGGTACCGGCATTGACGCCGTTGGGCAGGTAGCCGAATGGCGTGTTGTAATACTGGGGCAGCTCCACAAAGGCGGGCAGGTGGCGGAACTCACCGACGTCCGTGCCGTTCACCTGGGTCTTGAGCATGTGATCCTTGACCAGAGCCGAGTTGACGCCCAGAGCACCGTACGTCTGGGAGTAGTTGTTGCTCGTGAATGCAATGAACTTGACTGGCTGAGCCAGAGCCAGCTCCTGCATCGTCTCGGAGCCCATAACGATCGTGCGCTGGACCTGGGTGATCAGCATATCCTGGGGCGTGTTGGCGAAGAAATCACGCTCGGTCTGGTCCAGGTATGTGAAGTTGGTCCAGCAGATGTACTGCAGATTGTTGTAGTTGGTGGCACCGGCCGCGGCATCGAAGCCGGTCGAGGCCGCCAGGTCAGCAGACCAGGTGATGCGCAGCTCAACGTCGTGGAACTGCAGAGCCACCAGGGGCAGGGACACGGACCAGTCCTTGTTGAAGAAAAACTTCAGGGGGTAAAAGCCGGTCACAGAGTTGGTGGGATCCTCGTTGTCACCGGTATTGCCGATCAGCAGACGCTGGCTGTAGTTCTGGGCGCCAGTCACGGGCTCGATCTGGGTCGAGTACACAACGTCCTGGGTATCGATAACCTGACCGCCGATCATGAACTCGATCTTGTCGATAACCTTGGACCAGTCGACGATGGTGCACATTGAGCCGTTGCCGTCACGGGCAGCCAGGTACACGTAGTTGATCAGGTCGCCCTTCTTCTCGAAACGGACGGTGGAGATGCCGCCGGCGATGGGGGCGCCCTGAATCACCTGACGCTCCACCGTGTTGGCATAGTGGGTATACCGGCGGTAGTTGGAGCGGAAGAAAGAAACCTCGGGCTTGCCAGTCAGCCAAGCGTCCTGAGCACCAGTTGCGACAAGTTGAACGATACCACCGCTCATTTTACAATTGGTCTAGATTATTTTAGACGGCCGAAAGGGGCGGAAGCGCAACCGGATTTTTCTCGAGCTGCTGGATGGCCACGTCAAGGCACTTTGAAGAGGCTAAAGGATTGCGATTATCCTTTTTCTCCACAAATCTGTAAAACTCTGGGCCCAGATAGTTCTGGAAGCGCCCACCGTTCATGTGAGAGACGGGCACCGGCTTGGACTCTGCGCGAAGATTGGTCGCTGCGCCCACCTGATTGACGGGGTCGTTACGGACGTTCATGCGCTGACCGTTTCCTGCGCGATCCGGCTTGGAGCGGTAATCGCTGCTGCGCGTGAGAGACTTGTCGGTATAAGCACCGCAGCCGCCCTCGGCATACGGCTGGGCCACGTTGTACTGGGCGGGACCCATGGACAAAGTGTCACCGCGGGACGTCTGCTCGTCACGAATGGTGGTCCGGGCCGTCTTGAGAAACTCTGGCCGGCCCTCGGCACCCGTGACGGCACCACCCTGGCCCTGACCACGGCTCTGGGTCGGCTCGCGGTACCACGCCTTGGTCTCCTTGGCCTGGTGAGTCACCTCACCGATACCGCCAGCGCCACCAGACTTGATGAAAGAATCAGCGGGACCGTTGCGGCCCTCGAGCGTCGTGAGGCGCTCCTCGTTGATGTTATTGGGCAACACACGGAAGTACTGGTGGAAGCCACCCGCCGCGTCCACGTTGGAGCCGACGCCCAGACCTGGACCGACGCGACGGCGCTCGATAGGCTGGAGGTTGTTCATCTTGTTCGTCACATACTGGCGATTATACAGGTCATAAACGGGCTGACCGAATGGAAAACGATTCGCGGTCGGAGAAACGTCCTGAAGGTTACCAACCGCCTCTTTCGGCTGGAGACGCCAATCGCCGATGCGACGGCCGAGATTCGGCGTCATGACACGGAGATCAAAAGCATCCTTGGAGTGATCGCGAGCATTCGCAGCGAGGTCGACATCACGACGGGTAATTGGCCGAGTGGTTGGCAGTGGTTTGCGTCCCTGGGGCTCTTCTGAACCGTCCGAGAGACGCTTACCGGCAAACACAAGACCGACGACGGCGGCGAGGCTCAAAGGGTCCATCGCTAGTTATGATTAGGTACTATTTTTTTTACTTCTTCGCACTGTGGTAACGCTGAACGAAACGGGTATTCTGATCATCGGCGTACGTGCTGATGGGATCCCACGACATGACACGCTGTGGGATGTTCACGTAGGTGTTGGGAAAGTCATAAGCCCGCTCGGACCAGCCCTTCTTCGACGCCGTCGTCGTCTGCTCGCGCAGGTACGAACTGGCATCGGCCAGATCCTCGAGGACCACAGTCGCTGGACCCATGTGGATATTGGGCTGGAGAATAATAGGAGCCGCGTCGAGGAGTGGCATTCTTAATTTTAGTTGCGAAAAAAACCAAGCTTACTGACCATTACCTCCGCGCATCTGCGTGCGCTCTGGGAAATGGAACTGGAAATTGTCTGGATCGCACGCCCGTCCGCCCTGGTCCTTGCACATGGGGGCAAACTGCTTACCGTAAGCGGCGGTCGCGAACGCATTCTGGTCATTTGGAATCGTGGACGATGCGGTGGTGTAGAAATTGCGCTCGGCGTCGCGAACACGCTCGAAGGGGTGGATGGTGCTCCACGCCGCCTGAACGTCGGCACGGACGCTGGGATACCAAGCCGCTGGTGGGCGGTCTGGATTCTCGGTGTAATCGCTCATGAGCACATTCCCCATGGGGTTGTTCAGGGTCGGCATCGTCACCTCGTCGCGTAAAAGGCCCAGTGCGCGGTCATCTGCGTAGGCCGGACGAAGGAGACCGTCCGAAATGAGGTTCGAGGTCCACATGTAATAAAGAACGCCCAGGGCCAACGCACCAAGTGCGAAAACACGGGAATCACGGTTGATAAGGTATACGATGATGGTGGCGTAAATAATGAAGCGGGTCGTAGAAGAGACGCGCTGTTTGGCCGACTGACGCGCCGTTGGCCAAAAGTTCACGAGTTCACTCGTCTTGAAAATATCTTTCACGTCCATTCTGTTACTTACTGAGAAATCTTTTTGGTCGGCTTGCGCTTTCCGGTTCGGGGTGGAGGTTGGGGCGCGGCACCGCCGAGCATAGCCGCTAGCGGGTTGGCACCACCGCCGCCGCCGAGCATCTGCGCGAGCATACTGTTCATACCGGCCATCAGGGACGCCTCGTCAATCTGACCGTTCGGCGCCTTTTTCATATTTTTGGCGCAATTTTCGGCGGCCGACTCGATCATGCTCAGAGTCTCGGGTGGAAACATGTTGATGGTCGTGCCGAGCATGTACAGCGTCTGGTAGTATTGCCAGATGGCCGCCTTGGTCCCGTCTGTACACTCGGCGGTGTTCCAAATCTCATGAAGATTCAGGGAGGTCGCCACAGGGTTGGCCTCGCAAAAGAACGCCGCAGAGTCCTTGGCCATCATCTGGGATACCCATGGCGTGACGTCCTTCATAAACTTGTCGAACGTGTCGCGATTCGCTGGAGCGGCCTGGGCCTCCTTGATCTTGGGTTCATCGGGGAAGGTCTGTGCGAGTTCACCGATAAACTGACCCATCATCTCGTTAAACGCAGAGAGGGTGGTCATTTATAGTAATATTTTAGAGTCTTTTCCTTAAGTTAGAATGGCTCCTTCATAATAGGCTCATGGGACCCCTGCCCCTGGCTTGTGATAAAGTAAACCAAAAGACCGACCAGGAAAGCATTCTTGAAATAATCCGAGTTTTTAAGCTTTCCTTCATTGTTCATTTTCGCCTTGACGAATACGTAGGCCATCACTGCCGCTGCTGCGATGACGGCGGCGCTGAAGGGTTCTTTGAAGTAGTGCTCCATCTAGTAACTTACAAGATGTTATTTAGTCTCTTTACGCGCCGAGCTTCTGAATTTTAGTGGGGGCGTCATCGAACAACGTCTGTTCTGGGAGGGCCGGGGTCCCTCCGGCTCCGGGAACCGATGGCGGTGTGAGCCCGTCTGACGCCGTCACCATCGTGTCGACACCCCCTGGAGTCTTGCCAATTTCCATGCCGGCGCCGCCACCCCCGCTCGTTCCCGCGGCGTCGTTTGCAGTCGGCATGGCATCCAACTCGTCTTCGCCGTCGATATCGGGAATGTCCTCCTCTTCGTCCGGCTCGTCCTCCTCGTCCTGATTCATGTCGAGATCGCCGCCAGACGCTGGCATTGGCAGGTACGTGTTCAGAATCTCGGCAGTGGGAACGAGGTCCTCGATGACGAGACAGATGTGCTTGTGAAAACGCTTGTTGAGGTCCTCGTCACGTTCGGACTCGGTGTTTGGCTCGGTGATGATGTAAGGGCTCTCGTATAGGTCCTTGGCACAAGCCTCGTAGCATCGCTGGACGAACACGTCGTTCGCCGGGAGCTTGATGCTGATCTTCTTTGACTTCCTGTCCGTCCTGATGGAGCTCAGAATCTTGACGTGAATCACAAAGACGGCCGCCAACAAATTAGGAAAGAGGGGTTGGTTCTTGACGATCGTCTCTGTATTTTTGAGTGAAATTGAAGAGTTCCAGGTCTTGACACCACGGAGGAGCTCCTGGAACACACGGGGGGTGTTTTTTCCCTGAGATTCCTTCTTGGCTTCGAGCCAAATTTCCCAGAATGCTTCGATCATCGCGGGAATCATGGCGTCACACAGTTTCTTGGTGAAACGGCGCTCGGACTCGTTGAGGATGTCCATGCTTTGGTAAATGCGCAGCATTTATTTGCGTGTGAAGAGACGCATCACTTGAGACGAGAAGGGTCAAAGACCTTTTGGAGAAAACTTTATTGGGTAATATGTCTTCTCTTCCAGTGTTCCGTCTACAATCCCTGGCCACCATGCCCAACGTGACCGCCAAGGACATTCGCAACTATTTTCGTCTGAAAAATAAGTCCAATCCCGAGGCGAACGCGTTCAGGCGGCGGATGGGTCGGCTCCTGGGATTTCCTGCGAACGTGACTCCGACGTGGGCCGCGATAAATGTCCAGGCTGGTTTCGCGCCTTTTGCGAGAAACGTCGAGACTTTCACGGCGCGACTTCTCGGAACTGGTGGGCGGGGCCATCGGAACGCACGGGGTGCGACTCACTGGCCTGGTGGGAATCCGTACACTTATTTCAGTGGACCCGTGGTTAATCGTCGGCATAACATGAGCCCATACGCCAGTGTGTTCCGGGCCGCCCCACCACTCCGCAAACGCGCGGGAATGATCGCGGTCGGCCTGACTCGCCCACCCCATAACGCATCCGGCCCACAGGGTCGTATCCCATTGAACCGAAACATGGCCAAGATGATCTCCGAACTCGTCCGGAAGCTGGAACTCGGAAACGCCCGGCGCTCACCGCGCGCGCCAGTCCCGAGGACGCTTCGGGCGGCGTCCCCTCCCCGGAGGCGGAGCGTGAGATCTCGGTCGGCGTCGGTGAAGCGCTGAAGAAGCTACTTCTTAATTACTCGCAACACGGTCCTCTACAGGAACTTTTCGTGAATCGGCCCAGAGTATCGTGCGTTTTATGGAAACTGTAAAAATTTATAAATCAATATATATATATGAATACTACTAAAACAGCCCTCATTCTATGCGGAGGTCCTGGTTACCGCAGGGCCAAAGTGAGCAACTCAGAGAGATCCTCGAACGCGCTTATAAGAAAAGTACTCGGACAACCAGCTCAAGTGAACATCATAAGAACCAACTCTAACTTATGTACAAACAACTGCAAGTACCTAGAGGTTCCTATACATTCTTCACGCTTCACTACAAATAAAAAGACGAAGAACTTTACAGAGGGGTTAAAGTCTATTTTAGGCAATAGAAAAATAGACCTAGTTATGTTTGAATATTGCTCGTTACTTCATCAAAGTAATAGTAATTTGATATTGAGAACCCTGAGACCATTCATGAAGAACGATTCACGCGTCATTACACATACAAATAAGCAGCACACGAGTAAATTTTGGGGAAATAACTGGCTCGTGATGAACTCCATACATCAGAGAAATCACGGACTTGATAAAGTTAAGAAAATGCCAGGTCATGTCACAACAGTTCCCGTTTACAAGTGGAGCAAATGATCCATTAATTCTTCTTGGTCACACGCAGCTTTTGGGCAGTCTTTTGGAGGTTCACCAGGCTCGGTAAAAACACGGTGGGTTCAGCCTCCTCCTGGTCCTCTTCAGAGCGCTCGCGTCTCCATGTCACCTTGAGGTCTAGCGGGCCTATGAGCACCACGTTGTACCCGAGGCGGCCCAATTGTCTGGACATGTAAATGACCGTCATGGCCAGGTCATACCGTGGATATCCAACCAGGAATGTGGGGACGGTCAGGATCGCATCCTTTTTTCCGAGTTCCACAGAATGTTTAATTTTCCTACAAAATTGTTCGAGAAGAGCCTTGTAGTACTCTTTTTTCGCGGACCCTCTTTTCTTTTCAGCGGCGAGGATATCCTTGGCCGATGGAACATTCTGTTCCATCTCTGCTATTTACATCCGATAAGATGGTGCGGGGCCTGGCGCGGGCGCTGACGCCCCGCTCGCAAGTTCACGGGGGGTGCCTATCAGGCCGCCGGGGGTTCCCTTGTTCGCTTTGAGCGCATCTTGGAGCTGACGATCCAGGTTGGACTCGATCATCTCGTATGGCTGGTACTTGTCGGGAACGTAGGCTGGGTTGTCACTGTCACCTGTCATGGCGGTCTCGGACTGGCTGATGATGTTTACTGAACCGTTCGAGTTCAGATGCGCCTTGACGTCGTACTGGGTACCGAAATACTTCTCGGTGTTGAAAAACATGAAGCGGGCATCGTAGGTATCGTCACCCACGTTCTTGATGTAAAGGGTCTCTAGTGGGTACCCAGCCGTTTTCTGAATCGCCTCGAGGATAACCTGCGTCACGTCAGGAGACACGGGCGCGTCCGAGGGGACGGAGGGGGAAGGTGCAGGGGACGCCCCAGAGTAACGCGCCACCTGACGACCGTTCCAAATCAGGAACAAAACTATAGCCACCAGGAGCGTTAGGATAAGGTCCTTCATATTACCATTTACTGCGAAAAAAGATTCGATGAAAAAAACTCTGTAAATTCAAATGGCCTTGCTGGTCTACTCTGACAAATGCAAGTGGTCCCAGGACATACTTTTGTACATCAAGACTCAACCGGCCCTCCTAGAGATTGTCAGATTTTGGAACATAAATGAACAGGGAATACCATCGAATAAAATCAAACGGGTTCCGACCCTCGTCACGAATGACGGTAAATTGCTCATAGGAAAGGAGGTCCATGCGTGGCTCGAGTCCATGGTCCCATGCGACTTTGAATCATGGGACTCGGGTGTAGGGTCTAATCTTGATGGTACGGATCAACCAGGGATGTTCGAGTTTGACAGGTACGGCGAGTCACTTCAGCCCCGTTTGACGCCCGAACTCGAGGCTAGAATAGGCGGCGACGTCCAGGACGCCTTCCAAAATGTGGGACAGCGTTAAAGAATTGCCACCCCTTGAAATCAAGAATGCACCTCAAGACCATTCAGGCTGCGGCGCTGAAATCGGTCTTTGAGGTTCTCAAGGATATCATCAATGACGTCAATGTGTATTTCACGGCCAGTGGCATCCACATTTTGACACTCGACACGGCGCGTGTAACCCTCGTACATATGAATTTGGGCGCTGATAACTTTGAAGAGTACGAGTGTCCGTCTGATATAACAGCCGGCCTGAACATGGCCAACGTGTACAAGCTGCTCAAGAGCGTATCCGGTCCTGACACTCTTGATATCAGCATCGTGGGACGCGACTACATGGACCTTCTGATTGAGAATCCAGTCAAGAAATCTTCAACGAAGTTTCGTCTAAAATTGCTGGACATCAACGAAGACATCATAGAGTTTCCGGACATTAACATGAATGTCGTGACTACTTTGCCGTCCATAGACTTTCAGCGCATTACCCGTGATATGGGTAACCTGGCGGTCGAGATGGACATCATTCGCGAGGATCAGACGCTCATCCTGAGCTGTAAGGGTGACTTTGCGGACCAGACGACGGTCATCGAGTTCCCTGATCCTCCCGTCAAGCGCACAGGCAACACGTTCAGTCTCAAGTATATCAACCTGTTCACCAAGGCGACCAACATGTGCTCGAGCGTCCAGCTCATGCAAGACTCGGCAAATGAGAATATGCCTATTATTTTCAGGTATACAATTGCCAATTTGGGAGACCTCAAGTTCTATTTAGCACCAAAAATAGATCCTTAAACATTAAGGACAAATATCTTAAATGGAGGCGCGATTTAATGAAAGAGTACAAGAATGTAAATCTGAATCTGAATTGGCCGAATACCTCCTAGACTGTATATCTATTATAAAGGATTATACAGCCGAGGCTAAGGAAGAGGTGAGTACTAAGCAGATGCTTAATTTCAAGGTGTCGTCGCGCAAGGGTGTACAAAGGCAGGACATTTACAAGCGGTACATGAATGAGGTGGAGGATCAGTACGAAGCGCACCCCAAGGGACTCGATGACCACCTAAAGCCGTGTAGAGGCTGTGGCGAGATGTTCACGAAAGTATTTGACGAGACGCAGAGTGAAGAGTCCTGTTCCAAGTGTGGGCTGATTGAGACGGTTCTTGGTAATGAATTGGGGTTCAAGGAGGAGCAGGAGATGGAGAAGAATGTCGTGTACTCATACAAACGCGAGAACCATTTCAACGAGTGGATAAGTCAGTTCCAAGCGAAAGAGTCTACGAGCGTACCGGAAGTTGTCGTCGATCAATTAAGATCTGAATTCAAAAAGCAAAAGATCAAAGACCTGACAGAGATTACTCATGAAAAGGTCAAGACTTTGTTAAAGAAGCTCGGTTGGGCCAAGTACTACGAACACGTGCCCTATATATCTACTATTCTTAACGGCGTCCAGCCACCTACAATGCCTCAGGCGCTAGAGGATAAGCTCCGGCTTATGTTCCACAAGATACAAGCTCCTTTTGAGAAACATAAACCAGTAAACAGAAAGAATTTTTTGAGTTATAGTTTTTGTCTATATAAGATGTGTGAGTTGCTCGGGGAGGATGCGTTTTTGCCGTGTTTCCCGCTACTCAAGTCTAAAGAGAAGCTCTACGTACAGGACCAAATATGGAAAAAGATTTGCGAAGAGCTACAATGGGAATTTATAAAAACTTGAATTAACAGTCAATTTGGTCCGGAACAGGCGCAACGGGTTTGTCGCGCGCGATGGCTTCAAACTCGAGAGGCCCCTTCTTGTCCGGGAAGTTGATGAGGTACCCTTCATTTAAATCCAAAAGCTGGAGGTAATTCTGGGTCTGAATTCGGTAAGTCTCATTGAGTTTGCTTACCGACTTGAGCTCTATGACCGCCTTGCGATCTACGATGAGATCTGCTCTGACGTGGCCGACGTTCTGACCGGCGTAATACACGGGAACTATGCGCTCGGTCTCATAGTACACGCCAAGTGAGCGCAGAGCCACCTCAAAGGCGCAGTGATATACAGACTCGGAGTAACCGGGTCCCAGTGACGTCCAGATGTCATCTGCGGTTTTGCGGAGAACAAACTCCATGACCCCTGATTGGAAAGGAATGTTATCCTTTAGAAGGGATGTTTTGGATAGGACACTTGGTGACGTCACGACTTTACTTTGGAGAGTTAGGGTTGGAAGACGCTTTTTGGGCGATAGCCCCTGACCTGCCCATGGCACTTTTTTTGTCACCCGGGGGGGCGTTCGTGGATCCGAACACGCCTTGGCGGGAGATAAAAAACTGGTATTCCTATACATATTTTTATAAGTTACCACACTCTTTATGGTTTCTAATTTTGATTCGAAATTCAAGAGCCAGAAATATCTACATGTTCCATATCCTCATGGACCTCTTGAGTCACACGGGTGAGTGGTCTATCGAACCTTTTTATCCCATGGGTCCGGCGATCCACGGAATTTGGGACCCTGTTGTGTGGGTCTAATTTCTTGGTGAGCGCTGATTTGCTGGACGATTAGACAGTAAAGCTCTCGCGGTAATCCCACCCATGGGTCCTCCTACCGCCGTCGCGGCCGCAGTTGCCGCATTTCTCAATAAAGAACGCGACGCTTGTTGGGGCGCGTTAAGCCGACCCTGCATTCTCTCCGCACCTTTAGATGTCGCGTTCGCAACAACTTGGGTGAATGCCGCTGCGTTTGGAAGCAGAGAACCAGCTACACGCGATGCCCCCTGCCATATCTCACCCATCTCACCAAGTTCTTCTACTTTCTGTTTCATGAAATACTCAATTTTTCTTTGAATTCGTTTGCCTTCTTCGCTATTTATGTTATTTATTTGTGAAAGCTGAATTTTAAGAGTATTTATAATTTCTTGGGTAGTAGTGAATGCATTCTGCACAGTGTGCGCCGCCTCTTGAGCTCCTTTTACCAGATTTCTAGTTTGATTTGTTGCTGCTGCAAGAGTTTTTCCCGCCGTCTGTGCGATCGGCACGAGGGCAGTAGTGAGACGGGCTTGGGCGCGTTTTTCAACAATTGCGTTATATAAATATACAGACGTGGCTATAGCGGCCAAGAACATACCAAGATATGCAACGTACCATACCCATGTGCTAATAGAACCAATGCCTCCACTTATACTAGGTCCTAAGACGTTGCGCGCCAGGCCCCCAAGACTCCAATTTCTACCTTGCAACTTTTGGAAAGCTGATTGAGGGAGTTTACCCTGCTGTAAATCCGCGGCCGCTGCGGCGGCACCTGCGGCGGCATTCACAACACTTGCTGGAATACCGGCCTGCGTGGCCACTTTTTTAACAGCCGATCCGAACATTTTTTTGCGCAATCTAGTGAGATACCCATTTCTATTTCCATTCGTCTGCCTTGGACCCCCATAAAGATTGGGGGCGTTACCGTTAGCCATTAATAACACACTACAAAATAAATTACCGCCCCGAAAGTTCCCTGTAAAAGTTTATATTCAGGGTTTTCAACATATTGATGTTGGAACGTCTTCCCGTATCACCGGCACTGAAATACGCAAAAGTATTCTCATTGAAAATTCCCGGAGTTCCACGACGGGCGTAGTTTTCAGCCGCACTCGCACGGGTTCTGGCGCCCATGTGCTTTGACCGACCGAAATCTATAATTTTCACGTTTTTCACCTGACCCGTGCCCTTGTTGACGATGACGTATGCGTTTTCCCAGTGAAGATTCGAATGGGAAACGCCGAGTCGGTGCATGGCCATCACCTTGTTATAAATCATCTTGTAAGTGGGCATATTAATCTTCCGTCCTGGCTGACTGTTAACATAGTTGTTGACGCTCATGAAATTGTTGGTAGGGCCCTGCTTCAGATGATTCATCACGTGAATTGCAATCTTGTTCACGTTGTTTCTGTTTTTGAAAATCTTGGACGCCAATTCACGATTAATATTGATAACCTTGTAGTTTCTGCTCCGCGGGGCGATTCCCTGTGATCCCAGAAGGGTCTGGAATCTCTTTTCAGCGTTGCTATTACCCGAGTAAGGGGTGACCTTGACCACCACATTCGCGCGGCTCGTGGAAAAGACGGCGCCATTCGCAGATGGGGTCCCTATCCGCTTCAGGATTTTTCCGTAATTCCATTCTGGAATTTTGTTATGAATTGTGTAATGGAGTGCACGGGCGTCCGGTTTCTGGGAACGTGCCCACTCGGGGAGGACGTAGGACTTGGCCGCACTTAACATTTGTATTTACTCAGAAATTAACGACGTCCGAAAGACTTGGCGTACTTGGTGCGGATCCACATGGCATCCTGCTTGTAGATGCGGGACGCGCGGGGCAGGGTCCGCTTGGTCAGGGTGCTGATGGCGACCAGACGGCGCATGACGGCAAGGGGCTTCTCACCCTTGCTGATGCCCATGCTGAGCGCCTTGTGGCGGTTGGTCTTCGCCTCGACTGGGTGGTACCCGTACTTGGTGAGCATACCGCCCTTGAGCTTGCCAATAACCTTGGTGCTCTTACCCGCGGCACCGACGTCCTTGGCGGGAACGGCCGACACGCGGCTCAGACCCGTCTTGCGAACGTAAGAGTAGGAGGCGCGACCCTTGGTCGCCCGGACACGGACGACGCGGCGCGTGGTTTTGCGGACGTGGCTGGAACGCAGGTCAGACTTCATTTACCAAGTGTCAAGAAAAATTAGTGGCGTGGCCCTTCATGAACATTCGAAGCTTCCCGTCATTTGACGCACCAAAATCAAACACGTCACTATCGGTCACATCTATGTCCAAAGTTGGCACTTCGTACACGGCTCTTAATTTTATTGTAGAATTGAGAATACTGATGGCATAGGATTTCATGTCGACAACTGGGGATGGCCTCGATAAAGCAATCTTCATGGCGAGTACGTCGTCACTCCTTCCTAAAAAGGGCCCAGAGGGTGTGGTCTCGGCCGCACCACCATCTATATATGTCCATTCTCCGATTTTTACAGTTGAAAATAGAAAGGGAATTGCGATGGTTGCACTGACCGCGTCTATGACGCTCATTTTTGGAGTGGAATTAATAGAAAAATAATCAGTCTTCATCAAGTCCACACAGTAGGCGGATACGTGGAACTTGATGGGATACCAAGCGTATAGCTCCTCGAAGGTGACGTCTGGCCTACCCATGAATTTTGTACAAGCGTCAGACAGAATCTTTCGAATTTTATTTGGAGATACGAGTCCGTAATTCTTCATGAAGTTTTTCAAATTTGGTTTCATTACCTGTTTCACGGGTACGCCGAGTGAATAATCGAGGACTTTGGGAATGTCCCCTTTCGTCGCGAGAAACAGAAAGGACAAGAGGCCACCGGCTGACGCACCTGAGATTTCCTCAAGATCATCAAGCCGGCCTTCTTGTTTGAGTTTCGATAGAACTCCTAAATAAAGGAAGAAGCCCATGGCTCCAGGACCGATGGATAGGCATCGGACCATTCTATGATTTTAATTTAATAATACTGGGGGAACTGACCGCGCAGAAGGGCGAACAGCATGGCGAACACCAGGGTGTGTGCGCCCACAGCCATTGGCGAAGACTGGCCGGACATGAACAGACCGGCGTTCTTGGGTGGGATCGTCAGGAGCAGACCTGGGGTCAGCAGCACGAACAGCAGAGCTGGCACGAACAGGTCGGCCGTGGTCAGGCTGATCTTCAGCACAAACTTGGCAATAGCCCAGTAAACCAGGGACAGGACCAGGGCGTGGAAGACGGCCTGAACCAGCAGACCGACACCAGGTGGCAGGGACAGAAGCATGCCTGGGCTCAGCACGGCGAACAGGACTGCTGGGATCAGAACCTTGGGGGCGGTAACGTCAAACATCTTTACAAATATCCAATATATTTTTCGGCCCACCCGAAAAAGTTCTCAGCCTGGACCCGGTCTGAAATGACCGGGAGATTGCTGATGAGGTTCCACATCTCGAAGTGGGACTTGGCCGACTCGTGCTCCTGGTACCACCGGCTTGAGTCGAGAACGAGCTCGACGAACTTCGGGTACGTGGCGCGGACGGTCATGTAACGCGACTCGGCATATTCACGAATCTTCATCCAACCATCGAGGAGTTCCTGGGAGTACATGTCCTGCCAGTCTTCTGGATGGAGTTCGGTATCGAAATCGTCCGATCCGTCCGAATCGTATGCGTTACCGTCGTAATTATACGCGTCACGCGAGTACTCATCGTTAAGGCCCATTATGATTTAACTTGTATTACAAACGCCCCTGGCCTCTAAGCCTCGAGCAGGGCCTTCAGCCCTGTCACCATGACGCCGTCAGATTCCTTGGTTGGCGCAGCGTCCAGAATGGCCTGGAACGCCCCCTCGACCTGAGCCTCATTTCCACCAAAAAAGGTGCCCAGACCCTTCTTTATGACATCCTTGGTCAGAGACCCCTTGGTCGTGTTTGTTTTTAAAATCACCTTCACCTTGTCGTGAACCTTCACGGTATCAATCTCGTTTTCCTTCATATGACGCGTCACAAACTGGCGAAGATCCTTCTCGCGTCCGTTGAGGACGCTGAGATCTTTGCGAGCTGCGGCCAACTGGGCCTTAAGGGCGACCCACTCGGTCATGGCTGCTTTAAAGTCCATTTAGTATGTGCAAAGCACTTAATTACGATTAGCTAACGCACAGAGTTTCTTCACTGGAACTCGGGTGAAATCTCAAACTTGGGGCGCATGGTGTCGGGGGCGATCGTGCTGAGGTTGAAGATGCTGACTGGGGTGCGGGGGTTGATTGGCTCGGAACGGAACTGCTGGTTGGCGTTGCGCAGAACGCCGCCGACCGTCTCTGGGTAACCAATCTGGCTGCGTGGGTCCAGGTAGTTCTGACCGCTCAGAATCTTGTCTGGGCTGAACTGACCAAAGTCCTCGGTCTGAACAACCTCACGGGGAATAAGGCTGGCGGACGACACGTCACCCTCGAAGGCGGTGGTGGGCACGGCGGCGGCTGGCGAACCACCGAGGTCCGCACCCATGATGCCACCGTTCTTTGCTGGGTGAAAGCCGCTGGCCTTGGGGGCGAACAGCATGAAAAGAATGACTGCGACCAGGAGCAGAATTGCCAGTCCCTTGCGATCCATATTATTAATAGTTACCGATAATTTTTTTGGGCTGGGGATCAAGGTCAAGTCCGAAGGGCTTGGGTGGAGGGGGCGGAGGACAGTCGCTCCGCGACTGGGTCTAGTCCAGATAATCGGCCGGGTCATCGTCGACCTCATCGGCCGGCTCGTCCGAGAAAAGGTAATCCTTGGGGAGCTCGGGGGTCTTGGGTGCCGCCCGGACGCGCACCTGGAGAATCCGCCAGATGGGACCGAACGACTTTTTCAGGAACCACAGACCAGACAGCTCGAGCACCACATCGCACGACGTCTCGGGCTGGATATCCTGGAGCTCGACTGGATTCTTGCGAGTGTCGAACGCAAGGGTCGCCACCTGACCCTTGACCGTTGCGAGGGACGCGCCGAGCACGCCGTCAGTCACGCTCTCCTGCCACGCGTTCTGGATGGTCTCGTCGCTCAGGTCCTTACCGAACCACTCCTGCTTCGACAACTTGGCCTGGGTCAAGATCTGTTCATCAATGACTGAGAAAAGATTGGAACTACCGGTCTTGAAGTTGACAGACTTGGACGCGAGCGAGTCCTGGAGGATCAGACCGTTCACCTGATGACGGGCACCAGTGATCTTCAAAAAGTAGCGGCCGTCTGGAAGCTTCTGGGGCGTCGCGTACTCCATTATACTACTGAAAACTAATTTCTTCTTTAACACTAGATGACTACGTGTAGTTCCGATATGATCACGAAGGGCTGCCAGTGTCTCTCTAATCCAGTAGACCCTGGGTATCAGGTGTGCGCCTATATAAACCGTCAGAACGGCCTGGTGTCTCCGTGCGACTCGGGCTGCTGCGTCCCACGCTGTACCATCAACAAGGACTTTCCTTCTATTCTTCAATTTCAAAACGAATTTCGGGCGTCAGCTGGCACGGCACTTCCGAAGGGTTTTGGGGTTGACCTGGTGACGAGCGACGCCCCTACACAAATGAAGGGCTCATCAGATTACACACCCCCTGACACGCGTTACCAGGATGTCTGGGAGAGAATGATGATTCCGCTTTTGATGCTGCTCATAGTGTTTTTGGCCATCGCATCCTTGGCTTAAAGATGGGGCACCTGTGTATAGTAGAAATGGCCACCACCACTGAGACCCCAGTCACCCTCGAGCTGCTTGCCAAGGAGCTGAAGGCTCTGCGCAAGGATGTCCGCAAGATTCGTCAGCACTTTGAGGATCCCACGGGTGAGAAGCAGGCTGCCCGTTCCCAGAACAACGGGTTCAACAAGCCCCTGAACGTGACCGACAAGCTGCGGGCTTTCCTGAGCCTGGCGGCCGATGAGAAGATCTCTCGCTCGCAGGTGACCGGCCGTATCAACACCTATGTGACCGAGAAGGGCCTGAAGGCGGGCCAGAACATCACACTGGACGCCACCCTGCAGGACCTGCTGCAGCCACCAGAGGGCACTCAGATCACCTTCCTGAACATCCAGAAGTACATCAACCCCCACTATATCAAGGACCCTACGACTGAGAAGAAGCCTCGTGAGAAGAAGGTCAAGGCTGAGCCGGTCGGGGCCGGGGACGCATCACCTGATGTGGCCCCAAAGGAGAAGAAGGTTCGCCCAAAGGTTGCGAAGGCGCCGGCTTCTTAGGTTGTCTGATCGCGTAAGGGGCTTAAAAGTATGCGTGTAATGTAATACAAAACAAAATGGAGTCCACACCAGAGCTTTCACGTGAAACCCTGAACGCTCTAGTTGGGACTAAAATTAAGGATCTAGCTTTGTACCGCAGGGCGTTTACGCACAAGTCAGCCCTGAAGCGTTACTCAGGTCTGACTGGTTCGTATGAAACTCTTGAATTCATGGGAGATTCCGTTCTTGGATTCATCATCACAAAACATCTGTTTGACCAATACGAAAAACATCAAGAAGGTTTCTTGACCAAGGCGCGCACGAAGATGGTCAGGGGCAAGACCCTGTGTGAAATTTCTAAAATTCTGGGCCTCGAAAAAATGATTCTGATGGATGAAAAGGGTGAGCGCAATGGATGGAACACCAACGAGCACATCATGGAGGACGTCTTCGAGGCTCTAGTGGGTGCCATATATCTGGACCTCGGTATGGTTCACGCCAAGCAATTTGTTCTGGAATCGTTCACCAAGGTGGAGACTTCTCTGGTAGATGACAATTACAAGGACCAGTTGATGCGGTGGTGTCAAGCCCTCAAGTACCCTTTGCCCGAGTATCGCGTAGATGGTCAGGCGAATGGGCAATTTTTCATTACGGTCATAGTTGATGGCATGGAATGCGGGGCGGGTTTTGCACTTACGAAGAAACAGGGTGAGCAGAACGCCGCTGAAATTGTACTTAAGACGGATCCTCGATTTAAGAGTAAGAATGGAGGACCCCCCAAACGTGAGGGACGTGGCGGCGAAGCTCCTTGCGGCTGAATATGCTGAACAAAGATCTGATGAATGGTTAGCGCTACGTGAACAGATGATCACGGCAAGTGACGTAGCGAGTGCGATTGGTGAGAGTCGTTACGAATCTCCAGATGCGTTTGTGAAGAAGAAGGTTCTGAGCCTCAAATGGGCCGGAAACGCCGCGACTGCGCACGGGACCGCACTCGAGCCCCTGGTACGGGACCTGTACGACGAGCGAACCGGGCGCAAGTCTCATGAGATTGGACTCGTTCAGCATCGCAAGTATCCTTGGCTCGGGGCGTCACCAGATGGGGTCACGGAAGACGGCCTCCTCATCGAGATAAAGTGCCCATTGACGCGCAAAATCGAGGCAAAGGTGCCCAAGCACTATCTCCCCCAAGTCCAACTTCAGTTGGAGATTACGGACCTGGAGGAGTGTGATTTTGTGCAGTACAGGCCGGCGAAGACCGAAGGAGCCGAGCCCGAGTTTGTGGTGGTCCGCGTGAAGCGCGACCGTGAATGGTTCGCAAAGAACTTACCGGCTATGAAGGCTGCATGGGACCGTATAGTCAATGGCAGGGAACATGGACTGTGTGAACTGGTTGACGAGCCGGTCCACCTTCAGTTTAAGAATGAAATTGTATGTGAGCTAGTAGAAGATGAGGACACCTGAGGAGGCTTTTCGGGATATTTTCGGACCAAAACCCGAGGCGCCGAAGTGTAGTCACAAGAACCGGTTCCTCAAGTGTCGTGAATGTACCGGAAACTTTTGCGCCAAGTGCATTCAGCTTGAGGTTCACTTTTGCCCCAACCTGGATGAACGGTCTAAAACTGAAAAAGAGAATTTATCAAAGAAATTAGTCAAGGTGGTGGCTCCTAAGGTTGCTACTTTTTGATACGGGAAAATAGATATACGACCAGTGCGATAAGCACGAGCCAGATGAGCAAGTCAGGACCCTTAAAGACCTGCGCCGTCCACGTGTCATCCTTGGCACGCTGCCCACCCAGCCAGCTCCATGGCTGTCCTGGCCGCGCCCAAGACACCGTCCCGTCTGGGAACTCATTCTTACGCGCTGGGAAACCACGGAAAGGCGCTGGGCTCGAGTCGACCGTCTTTAAGTACATGGACCCGGAGAGGTTCATGTTAGGGTCGGAGCCGCCCAAGATAGAATCCGTGTAGACGGTCGGCTCTTCGCTAATCTCCGTAGTATATGATCCATCGATAGGAATCGTGCTCGGGAACCCATCGGAATAAACACCGAAGGTTCCGGACCACGTGTATGGGTTGAAGCGATTGATGCTCAGGTCATCACATGCCATAGCGGCCGTAGCCATCTTAACATACGCTTACATTATTTTTAGTTCCTGCGTAAACCTTCGTCTGGACCTTTTGTTTATGAAGTTCCCACATCGTGTCCATGTCAACGTTCAGCATATGGGCCAACTGGAAAAGATAACTGAACACGTCACCCATCTCCATCGTGATATCAGTTCCCCGATCCTTTTTTAGTCCCGTCTTTTTGTAAATTCTCTGGTTCTGGCGGATACTGGATGCCAGCTCACCCATCTCTTCATTCAGAAGCATCCATACGATACTTACTGGAGCTTTGTCCCATCCCTTCACTTTGCACATAGCAGCAGTTTCATCGCGAAACCTATTCATTATGAATATAACACCCCAAGTCTCTAAGCTTTGTTGATGACCCGCCGCATTTTGAACACGAGTAAAAGCGCCACAAAAAGCAAAACCAATTCGGTGCCTAGCTTCCAGTTCTCCACCTTGCGTGCGTCGCCCGTCTTGGCCTGTGCCCATGGCTCGACGACCGCGTTACTGAAGAGGCGGATCGCCCGGTCGATGGCGAAGAAAATGAAAAAGCCAATCAGGATATCGTCCAGTGTGCGCATTTAGAACGCAATCTTGCTGTTGTATGGCATTTTATTTCCGTATGTACTCGTGCTAACTGGGGCCGCAAGGGGCACTGGGTTCGAGGAAATGTCGCGCAGGTACACGAGCTGCTGGAGGACGCCGGTCGAGACGGTCGCCGTCGCCTCCTTGGCGACTTGGCGATTCATAGCCTCCACCTGACCTCTCACGTCGCGGTACGGGTCCCGTGCCATGTTGGTGTAGACCCGCTTCATGAGCGCCTGTAAGTCGGCGTCGTTCTGACGCTCTATTTTCACACCAGTTTTGGCCTGGACCGAATCGATGATCATGGCGTGAACCTGCTCGCGGTTGAATTCAGAAAAGAAAGCGTCCGTGAGGGGCGTGGGGAGCAGACGCGTGCTCATTTGAGATTAGACGAGGATAAAAAAAGCCGACGCTTATTACACAATGAAGGTTGTGAAGAGGTCTGGAGATGTCGTCGAAATGCTCTTTGACAAGGTGACCAAGCGAATTTCAAAACTGAATCAGGCTCCGGAGTTTGAGCCCCTGAACGTCCAGCCGGACAAGGTGGCTCAGAAGGTTTTCACGAGCATGTACGACGGTATTTCCACTTCAGAAATTGACAACCTGACGGCCGAGGTGGCCGTTGCGATGATCACTGAGCACCCGGATTATGAGACCCTCGCGATGCGCGTGACTGTCTCGAACCTTCAGAAGAATTGCCCCAAATGCTTCTCGGATGCGATGGTCTCTCTACACGTCAAGGGCGTTGTTTCCGACGCTTTCATGAAGTGTGTAGCCCTAGAGTTGGATGGCGTGATCCAGCCGAAACGCGATTACGATTTTGGATATTTTGGAATCAAAACACTCCAGCGAGGGTACCTGAATGAGGGTGAGACTCCTCAGTACCTCTTCATGCGTGTGGCTGTTGGTATTCATGGCGATGACCTACCGCGCGTCCGGGAGACGTACGACCTTATGTCCCAAAAGTATTTCACACATGCAACTCCTACGCTTTTTAACTCCGGTACAAATCACCCACAGTTATCGAGCTGCTTCCTAGTGGCTATGAAGGATGACAGCATCGAGGGAATCTACGAGACGCTCAAAGAGTGTGCGCACATTTCCAAGTGGTCTGGTGGCATCGGTATCCACTGCTCGAACATCCGTGCGAACGGTTCGCCAATCAAGGGTACGAATGGCGTCGCCGACGGTATCGTGCCTATGCTCCGTGTCTTCAACAACACCGCCCGGTACGTGAACCAGGGTGGTGGGAAGCGCAAGGGCTCTTTCGCCATCTACCTGGAGCCGTGGCACGCGGACGTCATGGAGTTCCTGGAGCTGCGCCTCAACCAGGGTGACGAGGAGATGCGCTGCCGCGACCTCTTCACAGCCATGTGGATCCCTGACCTCTTCATGGAGAAGGTGGAGAAGGACGAGGAGTGGCACCTGATGTGCCCTCACGAGTGCCCGGGACTCCCCGACGTGTACGGTGAGGAGTTCAACGAGTTGTACCGGACATACGTGGCGCAGGGCCGGTTCAAGAAGGCGGTCAAGGCGCGGCTGGTATGGGACGCGATCCTGAAGAGCCAGGTTGAGACTGGAACGCCCTATATGTGCTACAAGGACAGTGTCAACGCCAAGTCGAATCAGAAGAACATTGGAACCATCAAGTCCAGCAACTTGTGCACGGAAATCATGGAGGTCAGTGGTCCTGACGAGACGGCTGTGTGTAACCTGGCGTCTATTTGTCTGCCGTCGCTCGTGAAGAATAAGCAGTTTGATTTTGAGCAGCTTCACGCCGTGACCCGAGTCGTCACGCGTAACCTGAACCGGGTCATCGACAAGAACTATTACCCGACCGAGGCGGCTCGCAAGTCGAACATGCGCCACCGCCCCATCGGGATCGGAGTTCAGGGGCTGGCTGACGTGTTCATGATGCTCGGTCTGTCGTTCGACGAGCCCAAGGCGCGCAAGCTCAACACAGGCATCTTCGAGGCCATTTACCATGCGGCCCTGACAGAGTCGTGTGAGTTGGCCAAGGAGGAGGGCCCGTACGAAACCTTCAAGGGGTCTCCAGCCTCCGAGGGTATCCTCCAACAGGACATGTGGGGGGTGGAGACCAATGAATTTTGGAATGAAATTCGGGAAAAGATCAAGACTCATGGCCTTCGCAACTCGCTGCTGGTCGCCCCCATGCCCACGGCCTCGACCGCTCAGATCATGGGGAACAACGAGGCTTTCGAGCCGTACACGACCAACATCTACCTGCGTCGGACCCTGGCAGGCGAGTTTGTGATGATCAACAAGCACTTGGTCCGCGAGTTGATGTCTCTTGGAAAGTGGACTCCAGAAATCAAGACTGAAATCGTGAGAGACGGTGGGTCCGTACAGAACCTGGACGGCGTTCCCGACAAGCTCAAGGAGGTTTACAGGACCGTATGGGAGATTCCGCAAAAGTCGATCATCGAGATGAGTGCTGACCGGGGTGCGTACATCGACCAGTCTCAATCGCTCAACATCTTCATGGAGAACCCGTCGATGGCTAAGCTGTCCAGTATGCATTTGTTTGGTTGGAAGAAGGGGCTCAAAACGGGCGCATATTATTTAAGGACGCGCGCAAAGGCTCGGGCACAGCAGGTGACGGTTCCAGTCGCTCTTACGAAGGAGGCGTGTTCTCTTGCCAACCCCGAGAGTTGTGATATGTGTTCTGGCTAAACAATTTCTAAACTAAATTCAAGATGAAGTCCTGTTGTCGGTCGGGGCCCAAAAACAAAAAGTGCGTGAGAACATCGAACAAGAAAGTTTTCAATTTACCCCGTAAATTTGCAAAGCTTATGTGCCTACTAGGCCCTATAAAGGGGTTCACGATGAGGGCAAGTTGTGCTCCTTATAAAAACTGTAGAAGATAGTAAAATATGGACAGTGACTTGTGGTCCAATTTACCTACAGAATTGATTCGAAAAATAATTGAATGGTCCGAGCCATCGATCGATGTTCAATTATGTTTCAAAATTCCTCCAAAAAAAGTTGATGAAAGAAAAGCATGGAGACTTTGGTACCTCCTCAAGTCTCATGACGGACTCATTTATAATTTAGAAACAAAATCCCTTCATAATTTTTATATACCTGGCTACCATATAATTAGACGCCCTATAGAATTGAACTATTACACGGCGGGTCTATGGGTTTTTAACGACACGGAAGACGAACACATGACTGAGGTTATTTCTCCTAGTGGAACTTTTACATCATTTGTGACCAAGGAGCACTGGACTACCGAAATGCGCGTCCTGCTTAGGGGGTCGGGCCTAGCGCGGGTCATCGGTGCCTCGACGGGTCACACATTTTAGAGGTTTGGCAACTCGCCTATCTTTCTGATGAGTGCGAAAATTTGAGTTTCTAATTTATTACGTTCAGACTCGAGCGCCGCCTTTTGAGCCATGAGATTGGCTTTCCGTTGAGAGAGATTGCGGCGGGCCATCGCCTTGCGCAAATTCCCGGAATTGCGGCGCTTCCCGGAACGTTTGGGGGACGCCGAACGCGCCACCGGGCTGCTGCGCTGCCGAGCAGGAGAAGCGGCGGCATTCGAGTACCTGGCCAGAACCGCTTTGACCGCCGCGGAGTTTCCTGATTTCCTGGCGGCGGTGAGGTTTTTGAAAAACGCGCCCTCTCTGGCGCGACGTTTGGCATTCTCATTTTTAACTTTAGTTAGCCATGACCCATACGCTTTGTTAAAGTTGGCGACGACCTTGCGCTTGTTCGCCGAACCCTGTGGAGCCTTGCCGTATTTTTCGCGGTAATTTTGAATTGTGTTCTCAAAATTGCTCATGTTCCTGATGAAAGAAGGTCTCCATGAGGCGTTACTAGCTGGTTGACTGAGGTAATACTCATAGCTCGTCATCTTACTTAAAAAAACCGAACATTTTAATTATTAATGGTACTGTGGTCGGACGTGTCCAAAGATGTGATAGATGTGGTTCCGGGTATGAAGGACAAGAGCAAGTACTTGTACGACGGAAAGCCCCTACGCTTTCAGATTCCCCGGGGTGCGTGTACGTGGGGTGTTTCACAGTACAAAAGCTTCAATGTTGACATAAAAAACCCTGAATTCACCGCATGGTGGACGGAGCTCGAGCGGCGGCTGTGCCCCCAAGAGCCTTTCAAGTCCAATCTCTCTGGAAACTCTTTGAGAATCAAGATTGATGAAGCCACCTATATTTTCGATGAAAATTCAAAACAGGTCGTGCCCGAGGTCCGAGAGGGTCTCTTCCGTGGGCAAGAACTGAGTTGTATGATTGATATTGAATCAAATTACTTTTTTAATAATTTATGGGGCCTGACTATCCGCGCTTCGCAGATACGATTTTACGGGACCGAGCAGCCGAGCGCCGTCGCGATGACGACGCCCGCCGAGGTGTCCGTTTTGGCGAAGGGGGTTTGCGCATTCCTGGACTCTTGAGTATCTTGTTCATGAGCGCCAGACTGGCCGTGACGCGGAGGCCTCTGAGACCGTCGTTCATTTATATTAATCAAGGCATTTTTATAGCTAGAACTATTCCCAAGAGTGCGCATATTATACACAGAGGACCCATGATGACCATTCCTAATAAAAACTTGTTATTAGTCTTGCGCATTTCTGAGCTATCAGCGAATGGCTTGTTATTGTCATAACACTCTTTGGCTATCGCACCGTTGGCGGTGATGAGGGCCCCCGCAGAAAGCAGATAGCACGCCATCATAATCATTTTGAGTTTCCCGCTCATAGTATATTATCTACTTGGCATAAATTTCACGGGCCTTGGCCAGAAGAGGGCCCTGGACCAGCGCAAAGCCCTTGATCTTCAGCTCCTTCTTGGCCTTTGCGACCGCCTTTATCCATGGGTTCGCCTTCTCATCCTTAGACTTGGCCTTGCTGACAATCTCGCCAGTCTTCTTGACCATCTTCAGGTCTTTCTTCTTGAGGCCGCCTGCGGTCTCGGTGGCGTTGCCGTGGTAAACCTGAGCTCTTGACCCGATAGACATTTAATAAGAGACAACAATTTATTTTCAATTACACTGCGAAAATCTTCTTGAGCGCGTGAATTGTGATCTTGGTCCGCGTCACGTTGGGAACCTGCGTCTCGAGCCTCGGGTCTTGGAGCACCTCGGCGCACACCTTGGCCTTCCCCTCCTGCAAGTGCATGATGCTCTGCTCGACGCTCGGCAGCGGCGTGACTCCGTCCTCCCCAATGTAGATGAGGCGCCGCACCACCACCTTCTGCGTCTGACCCGTGCGATGAGCGCGGCCAATCGCCTGAAGCTCCGTCGCCGGGTTCCACGCCGGACACGTGATGTAGACGCGCGTCGCCTCCTGCAAGTTCAGACCGACACCACCCGCCTTGATCTGGATGATGAATACCGAGTTCTTGGGGCCGCTCTTGAAGTCCTTGATCCGCTCCTCGCGCTGCTCCTTGGAGACCGAGCCGTCTATCCGCAAGGTGGGGCGCTCAGCCTCCGCCAACAGCTCCTGGATCCGGTCCATCTCACCCATGAATTGGGTGAAAATGAGGGTCTTTTCAGTGGGATGGGTCTTGATGCACCCCACGAGCGTCTCCATCTTGCGGGAGCGCCCAAGCCACGGCTCCGGGTCGCTCTCCTCCTTGAGGGCGATGCCGTCCAGGTAGAGCTGCGGCCACGTCATCACCTGTCGCGTGCGCAGAAGGCACTCGAGGAGCTCCATCTGGTGCATGTTCTGCGTACCCGCTGCAAATACGCTGCGCACGATGGTCTGGCCCTTCTGGAACACGTCACTGTACAGGTCGCGCTCCTCGGGGTACATCTCCAGCTCGAGGTTCTGGAAGTCAAGAGGCGGGAGCTCGAGGCGTGCGTTTCCAGGGACGAGGCAGCGTCCCGCGGCGTCGTAGACGCCTCGGGCCACGTCAGTCTTCGTACGGCGCAGTACGAACTTTTCGCGGATCTTATCCGTGTACCCCTGGACCACCTCGCGCGGCAGCCCCACAAAGGCGCACAGGGCCACAAAGTCCTTCATGGAGTTGAACACGGGAGTACCGGTCACGATCCAGCGAATGGGCGCCTCCAGAGCACGACACGCGATGTGACCCTTGCTCTTTTTGTTGCGAATTTCATGCCCCTCGTCAAGGATCACGCGGTCCCACTTGACGCGCAGCAGCTCACAGATGGGAGCACCCGGGCGGTGCGGCAGAACAGAGTATGGCGCCACCACAATCGAGGGAAGCTTCTCAGGCAACTGACGCTTGGCGCCGTCAAATGCGTAGGTGGTCAGGCTTGGCGCGAACCGAGCCACCTCGGCGCACCACTGCCCCACTATAGACTTGGGCACTATGATGAGTGTATGAGGCTTGGGGTTGACGAGCATAGTCGCGATGAGCTGTACCGTCTTGCCAAGTCCCATCTCGTCACAGAGGAACCCTCCAGGGTGCGTCTGGTCGAGCTCGCGCGCCACGAGCCACCTGAGGCCGTCGTGCTGGTACGGGGAAATGAGGCGCGTCTTGAGCTGGGCCATTTTGAGCGTGATTCTGTAGACCCTACCCCGAGCCCTAGGCTGGTCAGGACACGTTTTTTTGTCTAGGGCCCTAATAGGTATGAGTACGGCACTTGTCGACGAAATTGTCCGTCTCATTCAGAGCGGAGTTTCAGTTGCTAACATTAAAAAGGTGCCCGGTGTGACGTCCGATACCATCGCGGACGCCATCATATCTCTTATTCGGAAGTCACTTAATTCTGGAAAGAATTTGAAGACTGTACTGAAACCCGAAGTGACTCGGGAAATTTCCACGTCACTTGGCAACAATCGCAAAGGAAATGTAGCCAAACTAATTTTAAAATTAATTCAAAATTCAATGACCCCAACCAAGGTGTTGACCAAGCCAACCGCAGAGGAGGCTGTGAAAATTACTGGTGCGCCCAATTCAAACGCAATTTTGAAAATAATTATTGAGGCCCTTGCCAAGAACGAAACACCCACCAAGGCTGAGGAGATCAAGGTGAAGGTGGTTCAGGCTCCCAAGTCCAATAACAAAAATACCGCCAACCTAATTTTCAAGGTGATCATGAATCTTTTCAAGACTACTGGTAAGATGGCCGAGGCGCCACCCGACTTTTTCGCGGCAAACGCTTTCAGACAGGCGAACCGGCCCAAGAACGGCCGCAAGTGGTATTTCGGAACCCAAGGCAATGGCGCGAACCGCAAGACTGGTTGGTACTTGAACATGGGACCCGTCGCAGGACCGGTCGCCAGACCTGTCAATGGACCTGCCGCTAGACCCAACTTTTCAAAGTTGGACTTGAGTGCTCTTCTCAAGTGGCGCCGCGAGAATCCTGGAAACACAGCCAACGTCAACTCGGCCATTTCCAAGTTAATAAAGGAAATGATGAACAAGATCCGTTACTCGTATTCAAGCAGTGAGCGTCTGGCGCGCCTCATAGCACTCCTGAAACAGCTTCCAATAAACTTCAGTGGACGCCGCGAGATTGTGGCTGCGATCATCGCCATGATTCGTGAGATTACGAACCTCAATAAGTTTTCGAATTTTAATCGTAATTTGAGAGGTGTGAACAATCGCAACATCCGTAACGCGCTTGATGTCCAGCGCCGCCGCCTGCAGAGACGGCGAACCGAGGAGCGCCGCCCGGGCGAGGGCTACAACAATTATGAACGCCGCCTACGTCGTGGATCGGGTCCTTCCCGTTACACCGGAGAGTCGGAGACCAATTACAATCAGAGACGGCGCGAGACGGCGAACGCAAACGCGCTGAAGAGAGCCATTGCTCGCGCCGAGCCTCCACGTCCACGGAACAACGGTGGCGGCGGGTACGGCACAGGAGGTGGCTCAGGTGGCGGGTACGGCACAGGAGGTGGCTCAGGTGGCGGGTACGGCCCAGGGGGTGGCTCAGGTGGCGCAGCCCCACCTCCCCCTCTGCCTTCCATGCAGCAGAGAGCAATCAACAACGTGGGTGGCGCCGGAAATGCGGTTCAGACCGTGGCGCTCGTCCCTGGTGGCGCGCCAGAGGTGGCGAAGGCGGCCGAGGCTCTGAACGAGACGGGTGGTAACGTGCGTCTCGCGATCAACATGAAGGGTGCGAGCCCCGCCGCCATCAAGGCGGTTCAGAACCTCGGCGGCGTTTCACAGACGGTCAAGATTCTGGAAGGTCTGAACACGATGGCGCAGACGCCCGAGACGCAGAGACGCAAGGCGATCCGGCCACGTACGCGTCGTCCTAAGAAGTCGCCCGTCCGCCTTGTGGAGCTGAACCGCGTCATTGCCGCAGTCAAGAAGCAGAAGCTGATTTCCCTGATGGCCCACAACGTGACGCGCACGAACAACATTCACCCGAACGACGAGAAGCTCAAGAAGTATTACCGCAAGGTGATCAAGTCTTATATTCTCAAAAAACCATTCGCAAATATCGCCAAGAAGGCTGCGAAAAAACGTGTCCAGTGAGGGCCAGTGATGGGCACAAGACGTATAAAGTAACCTATGTGAAACATGGACTCCTTTCCTTACATTCAGAAACTCGCCGAGATCCGCAAGGGGCTCGTGGCCGATCCGTTGCGGCCCGACCCGTCGTGGGTCCGGATCACGACGATCACAATGATTTCTAAATTTCTTCAGGAAATTGACCTCAAGAAATTTAAAGAAAAATTCAAGGAGCTCGGGTCGGTGACTGTTCGCCGCAAGGGGTCCAAGTTCCGTGGTTTCGAGTGGAAGATGAAGGACACGGCTTTTTATAACCAGGTGACCATCGGCTACGAGGACGCCTACTCGCGTAAGAGCATCAAGATCTTTGGAAACGGCTCTATCCAGGTGGCTGGTTGTTCGGACCTGTTCGACTGTCGTCGGATCCTCAAACAACTGTCCTTTATTTTGGCCTCGGTTCTGGAGCTCGAGGCGCCGCCACCGGTTGCGGATGCTGACGTCAAGATGATCAACACAAACTTCTCAGTGAATTCATCTGTAAATTTGAACAAGATTATCACCAAGTTTGCCAAGGTTCCTGGATTCAAGGTGACTTTTGATCCAGATCGGTACAGTGCCGTCAAGGTCAAGTTTGTTCCTGGGCCTGGTATGAAGCAGGTGACGGCCAGTATCTTCAGCACGGGCAAGATTATCGTGACGGGTGCTCAGACCCTCGACGAGATTGCCGAAGCTTACAAAAGTTTGAATGAGAATTTCGACGCGACTATTTTTGTCAAGCCGGTCGTCACTCCAGAACTGTTCGGGACGGTGATGGGCGCCACTTTTGAGGAGTGGGTCCAGGTCCTCGGGACCAAATAAAATGTACAACTAAAGTAAATGTCTGAGCGCATTGGTATGGCCGATGGTCGCTGCATCACCTCGTTTGACTCCAACAGGATCATGCAAGATATGCTCATGGCCAAGGAGGGCATCGCTTTCCAGGACAACTACAAGTGGCGCGCGTTCCTCCAGTCCAAGGGCCCCGAGGCGCTGTCTCTGCCCCTGAAGAACGCGGCGTGCCGGTCGGGCGGGCCAAAGGTTCTAGTATCTGATGAATAGCACTAAAGAATTAAAACGTAAATTAAATAATGCCCCGGGTCGTGATTGATGGTAACATCGGATCAGGTAAAACGACCCAGCTCGGGTTACTCGAGAAAAAAGGGTGGAAAGTTCGCCGAGAGCCTATAGATCAATGGCCTCTCGAAGAATTTTACAAGGATCCCAAACGTTGGGCATTCTATTTTCACATGGTAATTCTCCAGACGCTACGTCCCATCAAAACCTCCGAGGTGGTCATCTATGAGCGGTCGCTGATGAGCTCCAGGTGGGTCTTCTGGCCGGTTTTGCTCAAGAAGGACGTGGTGACCAAGCAGGAGGACGAGACGTATGCCAAGTTTTATGAACAGTACGCATGGTACCCCAACTTGTACATTTTCTTGGCGAAGGATCTGGACTTGGCGTGGGAGCATATCCAGAAGCGCCATCAGGCGGGCGACACGGGCGTGACCCGCGAGTACCTCAAGGAACTCGGTGAAGAGTACCAGAAGCTCATCAGGAACGTCCCCTGTAGAGTTCACATCGTCAATGCCAACAGGAGTGTGGAGGAAATTCACGAGGAAATTTGTAGGATCCTATCAGATCATGAATTGTTCGTCGGTGACCCTGTCAGGGGCAAAGTGCAAAAAGAAGGCGGCCCAGGACGGGAAGTGCCTTGCACATCTTTCACAAACATGTGCCGTCTGTCTTGAAGTGACCAAGAGAAATGACAAGAAGCTGAAATGCAAACACGTGTTTCACCAAAAGTGCATCATGACGTGGTTCGAGACCAGCATCGAGTGCCCACAGTGTCGCATGGAGCAGGACGACGACCCTATAATAGTTTTCAGAAATCACGTGGAGGGAAACATGAGGGAGAAGTACCGGGACGCCATCAGGTCCCTCGAGGCCGAGGTCGCCAGAGCTCGCCGGGCCCGCTAACTGCGGCTCGATATATCAAAACTAATAATGATAGTAAATTAATGGAATGTGGGGCGACCACCCTATCAGGAACCCCATGTCGCCAGAAGCTCAGGGAAGGCCACGAGCGCTGCTGGCAACATAGAGGGACCGCCTGTTCCGTGTGTCTGGCGTGTATGGGGGGGCAGAGCGCCACGCGGACACTCGGGTGTGGGCACGAGTTTCACACACGGTGCCTGGACCGCTGGAAGGCGAGTTGTACCGGACCAGACCCCACGTGCCCGATGTGTCGTGTACCTTTCGATGTGCCCACGTACAGGTGCCGACTCATAATCGAAAAGGTGATGGCCGAACCACCCGAACGCCAAGTGACTAATTTTGAAACTCAAAATGTCATGTCGATCGTAGAGGGTTTTGGTCTTGATTTCCGTTCACTTTTACCAGGTGGGACTGCAGGTAGATTTTATACAGATATTCATTTTGATATTGAACCTTCCGAAATCCTCGAAGACGTCCTCAGGGAACTTGGACTTCCGGTCCCAAATTAACGCGTCTTGTTGTTGCCCGTCTGCGCCACTCCCCGTCTGACGCCATATGCTGAACAGAACTTTGTGTAATGAAATCCAGGTTTCCATGAACGATTAGAACGTCTAGGGTCCACGATCGTCTTTCCCGAAGCGTCAATCATCAGGGGGCCAGATGCCCATCCTTGCTTATGCGACCACAGATTCACAGGGAATTCGATAATCTTCCCGACCACCAGGGAGGGGTTACGCGTCGTGCTCCGGACGTTCATCATTTTTATATTAGAATTGTTAGTGGCTATTTTGCCATCAGTATTGGAAACGGCGTTCTTGTATTTGTGGGTGGCCTCAAGGATGATGGACTGTTTGACCCGGAAAAAACGCGCGAGTTTAGCCACGGTGTCACCAGGGCGGATCCTGTACCGAACCGCCTGATTCTGGACGTACCAGTGGAAATCTCCAGTTGAATTCCCAAAGTCATTTGAGGGCGCCACGAAGCACATGACTTTGTAGAAGCCTGGCTTAGGCTTGGCGGCTGGGCTCATCCGGTACACGCTTCCAGGGTTGTCGCTTAAAACGCGCTTCACGATACCACTGCAGGTTGTGAAGGTCAACCCGTTAGATCCAATTCCACTACGGTTCCCAGGGACGCTCTTTGACGTCCTCTTGGCGGAGTAGCTTCCAAACGCATAGTCGTAGCAGTTGTCGTGGTTGACTCCAGCCCGTCCCCAAGGATCCCAAGAAAACGTCCGCTCGGAGCCCGACAGGGGAAGCGCCCGAGTCCGCACCCCGTTATTTTTGGTATTGGAATGCGATATTTTTGAGTTTGGGTAAGATGGGAGTTTGTTCAAATTCGTCACACCCTTTAACATCAGACGGCGGCGCTCGGTTTGGACTATTCGAGTCCGCTTTTTCGCCACCGCCATCTTGTTATTAGACTTGGTTTTTTTCTCAACCTCTAATAAAAAGATGCTTAACATTCTCCAGTCCCGTAACCAGAAGGAGGCTATTTATAACCTGATTGTGTTCACCCTGTTCGTCATTATCATGACCGTGATCATGCGGTTTCTGTGGAACGACACCCTGGTCAAGCACATCTCGATCCTCAAGCCAGTGGACTCGCTGCTCCAGACCTTCCTGTTGGCTCTGGGCATTGCTCTGTTCCGGTTGTAGGGACCAAGTCCGAAGGACTTGTGACCGTTTAATCAAAAAGCCCCTTCGGGACTTTCCTCTATAACTCAGTATAACCACTCTTGATAACGTTGTCGACCATTAGGGTCGGGAACCCCTGAACGAACTCAGGGCACTGCTGATCCTTACAATCCACAAACTCGTAAGGAATTCCCTTGTTCTTCAAGTAATCTTCTTGCTTGACGCACCATGGGCACGTCTTGGAGCCGTAAACGATCACGTTCCCCTTGTCGGCCGGCTGCTGTGTATAAACGGACACGCCCTTCCAGAGGATGATAATTATGCCGATAATAAGGATGCCCCAGAAAATCTTCTGACCGAGCTCACGGTTGCTTGCGATCATTTATACTATATTAACCGAAAAGTTTCTTGGCGATATTCGCCTTTGAACGGAGACCCTTCACGTCGACGCTCAACCGTGTAGCCAGACTCTTCAACTCGTCCATGGAATAGTGAAGATTGGCGTAGACCCACCGACCCGTGTTCTTGGACTGAATCTTTGCCCTTCCAGAGCTTGGACTGAGTTTGAACTTGGGCTTGGGCGGGCTGGGAGCCTTGGGCTTGGGACCCAGAGGGCTCAGAGGGGAGGGGAGTTTGACCGGGCTTGGGCTAAACGCCGGCTTGTTAGCGCGCAGCCGATTCTCGACGACGGTGATCGCCTTCAATCGAGCACTGTACCATGCGTTCTGGAACTTGGCGTCCGATACGGCCCCCGCATTCTTCCAAATTTTCTCGACCAATTTGTTGAATTTAGCGGTTTTGAGAAGGCCAGGGGGCACCTTCACTTTCTTCTTGGGCGGGCTTGGCGCCTTGACGGGCTTTGGCGGGCTCTTCATTTTGCGCAGACGCGCCATTGCAGCGCGTAGGTTGTAGCCCGTGATGCGGGGTTTGGGTTTGGGACGCGGCACAACCTTGAGCTTTGCCATGGCCTTGCGGAGCTTCAAACTCGTGACGAGGCGCCCGGGTTTCACGGGCTTGAGAGCCGCCTTGGCCTTGACCAGATTCACAGACGAAATACGCTTCACCTTGAGGTTTGGTGAAGCCACGCTCCCCTTTCGTGTGAGGAAAGGATAACTCAGAATCTGTGCAAGTGAAGGCAGCCCTGGGCACGGGTCCTCATACTTGAGGCGCCACTCCGAGATGTGTGTGTCCTTGGCACCGCGGTACCCCTCTGGGATAGCCTTCTTCAAGAATTCGATGGCTTTTGGGTGGTCCGCTGGGGAGTGCTTCGTGGCCCATGTGAGCAATTCATTCAGGAACAGGTGATGATCGTACCGCTCGTCGGTCTTTGGGCCGACGCCCCAGAAGGAGGCCGTCTTGGTGCCGTTGGCCGTGTTCACAGCGGGATTGGTGCCTGACTTTTTAAGACGCGCCCACCCAAAGTCGCCTATGAGGAATCCACGGTCCGCGACGAATACGTTCTGCATGTGAAGGTCGTTGTGTCTGAAATCTGGCTGACTATTCTGGATCTTAAAGAGGGCCCCAAGAATGTCTGAGATGATGTGCGCCATAATCTCATCATCAACCTTGGTCTTCTTTTTCAGCCAAGAATCGAGCGAACCACCGGTGGCGAATTCCATAAGGATGATGCCCTGCCGCGCCTTGTCATAACGGGCCGAATTCTGAACATTAGGCATGTCCATTCGGGCGGGCTCTATAAAGTCAAGGCACCGCATGTTCTTGTAGACGCGCACGACATTGGGCGTGTAAATTTGAACGGCGTCCTGAATGTTAAATTCTATGTCAGCGGGTTGGGGTTCACCACGCTTCTGAGCCGCGAGGTCTCTGGGGGCAACCTTCACAGCGAAGGGCCGTTTATTGCCACCAGGCTGCTTGGCAGTGAACACTATACCCTGACGGCCCTTGCCTATCGGCGTCAAAGAATCAAGTGAGGCTTTGAGCTGGTCGCACGTCACGGCCCATTCGTTCTTTATCGGTCTTGGTGGTGACCTTTTGAAAGGGACGAGCTTGGGCGCTGGATACCGCCAACCACCCGGAGGGGGTTTAGGTGGCGGAGGTGGAACGTATTTGTACGGGGCGCCTGGTTTGGCGCGTCTGTAGAACAGAATTCCTTTTTGATTCACAAAAGGAATAAGACGCTCTTTGGGTGGCGACTTGCCCTTTGCTGTGGCAGCGCGCTTACCCTTGGCTCTGTAACGCGTTGGGTTCGCCACCTTGTTTGGGTGCGACTTGAGCCACGCGATAGCCTGACCCTTGGTGGTGACGGTGGACGGGATGTTAATCTCTGTGTTACCGGCGTTATTGCGACGAAACACATAGTGACGACCATTACGGTTCGAAATTGTAAATTGTCTGGAGTTTATCCAGCTCATATTTAGTAATACGAAGTATTATTTTCGCGAAGCCTTGCGTAAATTACACTAATCATTTTAGAGTTCAAAGTCTGGGATCTTGGGTTTACTCCGCGTCCGGGTCGGTCTCGTACTCGATCTCGTCTGCAGCATCTGACCCCTTGTCGGAGACGGGCTCGTCAGCTGGGGCGAGAAACGCACACGGCTTGAGCTTGTTGGTCGGCGCGAACATGACCTGATGGACGCGCACGGAGATGCCGACACCAGCAGGAGTGCGCCAGATCTGGTTGAGCTCCACGATCGCGCTCAGGGACTGACCCTTCTCCAGGTCGCTCAGAGGCACCGACTGGCGCTGAGCGTTGTACGCCTCGGTGGCCGGTGCGCCAGTCTTGAGGTCAGTGATAACCTTGAGGTTCAGAGTTGGCGCGTAGCCATCCTTGGAGCTCGGCTTGATGGGGCTCTTATACATGCCCTCGGCAATAACCTCACGAGACATCTTCTTGCCCAGCAGCTCCTCGGAGTGCTCGGTGATGAAGTCGAGCACACGTGCGTCGAGCTTGGCGAACTTCTCAAGCACCTCGGGCTTGTCCATGCTCAGGGGCAGACTATAGCTCACACGGCCGGATGACTCATCCTTGAACTCACTCAGGCCAAAAGGCGCACGGAGCTGAGGAAGCTGGAAGATGAGCTTACCGCCACCAACCGCGTTCAGGTAGACCGCCTTGCCACCCTTGGCATTCTTGCGCACATCGGAGAAGGTGACGTTGGAGGCATCGAAAGTGGTGAACATCTGGAGAGCCATCTGGTGCTTTGTTCTACTATACCAGGTGCTCAGCCCTTTATGTGGCTCTCACAGGACACCAATTTTTTTCGGGCTCTAGAGTAACAAAAGATGGTCTGGTGGAACCCTTTATCATGGTTCAGTCGGTCGGCTCAGACCGTCCTCGCGAACGCAAACACGAGTGTTCTCAAAAATGCGCTTCGCAACTATATCAAGGCTGTGAACTCCATCAAGCCTAACATGCGTACTAATCAGGCCATCACCAACCTGCTGAACAAGGCCAACGCGAACGCGAACAATAAGCGCGTCATAAGAATTCGTCTGGCCAATGGCGTTGCCAAGATTGTCGCTGCGTCTCGTCGGGGAATTGTACAGGCCGCCAATGCGGTGGCGAACGGCGCCCCAGAGGGCCCTGCGGCCGTGGCTGTGAACAACGCCACGGCAGCCATCAATAACCTTAATCGGCGTATGGCCGAATTAAATACTCTACTTCCCCCCGGCGCCACCGCTACACCGAACAACACGGCGCGGTTGTACATGGCGAAAAAGCACAACAACGTCGCAAATCGGGCCATCAACACGGCTGGTAAATACGCGTCAATTTGGGCCGCGATTAATGCTTTGAAAACTAGTGCGACTGCACCTGCACTCAACGAGGTGAACCGTATGAAGAAGATTAACGCGGCTCTCGGCGAGATTAACGCAGCCGGCAACAACATCAATAAGCTCCGTGGAATCAAGACCCGTCTGAACAACGCCGGATTCAATCGTGGTCAAGCGGCTGAAAGCGTCATAACAAAATATGACATCATCTCTAATAAACTTGCGGCAAACAAGGCTCTTAAGAATGCCGAGGCACTGACTGTTAATTCTAATCAGGCAACTATTAACAGCGTCCTGAACCAGCTCCGTAAGGTTCAGAACCGCGTCCCCAATACCATGCGTACTCGCATTTCAAACAAGATTGCGAACGTAGAGCGTCAGAGCCTTCTGAAGACGCCCAAGCCTTTAAACCAGTAACGCTCCCCGCCTTACCACAACCCTCGGGGAGCTCTAACAATAACAACGCTGCACGAAGGGCTGCAGCGGCGAATATAGTGGCCAAAGCTATTCAGAGTGCCAAGAATGCCGAACGCCGTCGTATAGCCAAGCAGATGACAAATGAAGCAATTCGAAAGGCTAAAAACGCCGCCGAAGCCGAAGCTGCCCGACTCAATGCGGAGGCCAATGCTGCTGCAAAGGCCAAGGCGAATGCTAACGCCGCCGAAGCTGCTCGCATAAAGGCGGAAGCAAACGCTGCTGCCGCGGAGGCCGCCCGACTCAAAGCGGAGGCTAACGCCAAGACGGCTCGTAACGCAAAAGAACGCAATAATGCAGCCAAAAAAATTCAGGCGGCTTTTAGAGAATCTCAGGCGAAGAAGGCGGCGGTGGAAGCGGCCCGTAAAGCCGCAAACAATGCAAAAGCAGCGGCTCTAAAGGCCAAGGCCAATGCGAACGCAGCGGCGGTGGCGAGAGCCGAAAGAGCGGCAAAGGCCAAGGCCAATGCGAACGCAGCGGCGGTGGCGAGAGCCGAAAGAGCGGCAAAGGCCAGGGCGGCCGTGACGAGAGCCGTGGCCATTTCAAAATTGACAGCGGCTCCACTCACAGGAAGAAGGGCGGCTCTTGGAGGTCAGATGGAGATCAAAAAATCTCTTGAACAATTCTTCAAGAATTTTCAACTTACAGGGGCGAGTCCCACAAATGTACTCAAAAAGACAACAAAGGAAACTTCAATAACAAACGCATCGAAGTTCTTGTCTAAATCAATGCTTATACCAGTTCGAGGAACCGTGTATCCAAATAAATTGAATTGGGAAAGAGCCGTAAACTCACTTGATCAGTATGACCTCACAAACGCCCAGAAGAACTTAATTCGCCGCGTTAATATAGCCATCGCCGCCAAGCCCAAAAAGGGTCGGTTCGAAATAAGACCACTTGTGAAAGTCCCCCTTTCGGGAAACAGATCCAAGAATATAGCAGCCCAAGTCAACGCTATTAAAAAACAAAAGGAGGCAGAGGAACGAGCGGCGCGCCAACAAAACAACGCAAATCGAAGAAGCAGACGCGCAGGCGGATCTACTCAACCGGCATTCAAGCCAACTGGTAGCAGGGCAACATACGGAATGTTCTAAATTAAATTATTCACTAATAATACAAAATGGACGTTGACTGGAGCAAGAATGTTGTGCCCTTTATCGTGTTTTTCCTCGTCGCCAACCCAGAGACCTTCAAGCTGACTCGCAGCCTGTTCGGAAGCTGGGTAGGCAGCACCTACGGCGTCCCCAGCAACATGGGTCTGCTTCTGCACGCCCTAGTGTTCGTGCTCCTGGCCTGCTTCGTGGCACGCCTGGTCTACGGCAAGCGCGTGTCCACATACGGCATGATGGGCTACTAAATTCTCAACTAAAATTAAATGTCTTCGTTCTATGTGATTCCTTTTTTGGCCTATGTCCTCGTCGCCAACCCAGCGATGTACAAGGCGGTTCGTGGAATCCTCGGCGGTTGGGTCGCTAGCGCAGAGGGACTGGCGTCTTTCCCAGGCCTTCTGCTCCATGCTTTGGTTTATGTTTTGCTTGTGGGTTTCCTGATGCGTGTTCTGCCACAGATCTCTGGGTTCGAGACACGCAAGGATCAGCAGGCCGAGGAGTACGTCCACTGGGCCAAGCGGAATGAGGTGGCCTAAAACTCCTCGTCAAACCTGACCCCGTCCCCCTCTGTAATCATATGCTTTGAATAATCCCCGACCCGCTTCTCAAAGAAGTTGGTCTTCCCTTCCAACGAGATGTTCTCCATCCAGTCGAAAGGGTTACTGGCCATGATTTTGTGCTGCGTACAGCCGATCTGCGTGAGGAGGCGCTGAGCCACAAACTTGATGTACTCACGCATCGAGTCGGCATCCATTCCGATCAGTTGGCACGGAAGAGCCTCGGTAATGAATTCCTTTTCAATTTCCAGCGCTTCAATAACGATCCGAAACACTGTGTCGTCATCCAGCTTATCCTGAAGGTGTGAATACAGCGTCACCGCAAACTCCTGATGGAGCCCCTCGTCCCTACTGATCAGCTCGTTGGAGAAACTCAGGCCGGGCATGAGGCCACGCTTTTTGAGCCAAAAAATAGCACAGAACGAGCCAGAGAAGAAGATTCCTTCCACGCATGCAAAAGCTACGAGACGCTGTGCAAACGAGGCTCCAGGATTCATCCACCGCATGGCCCATTCCGCCTTTTTCTTAACAGCTGGTACAGTCTCTATAGCCTTGAACAGACTCGCCTTTTCCTCTGGGTCCCGGACCAACTTGTCAATCATGAGCGAGTACGTCTCGCTGTGGATGCTTTCGTTGAAACTCTGGTACGAGTAAAATGACCGAGCCTCGGCAATCTGAACATCCTTTGAAAAGTTCATGTCTATATTCTCCATCACAATTCCATCCGAGGCGGCGAAGAACGCCAGGACCGTCTTGATGAAGTGACGCTCCGAATCATTCAGGCGATCCCAATCCTTGAGATCCGCTGCAAGGTCAATCTCCTCGACAGTCCAGAAAGATCCTATGGCTTTCTTATACAATGCCCACAGATCCGGGTACCGTATAGGAAAGGTTGTGAAGCGCGACTTGCTCGGGGCGAGAATCGGATCCAGTTCCGAAGGAACTGTCCACGCCTTCTCCATTGTTAACTTAGCCCGTGATTTTTTTATAAGGAAACAAACCCCTCGTAAATATATACGATGGAAGACGTTGTGAAACATGCGGCGCTCCGCATCAAAATTCACGGCGTTCCAGGAACGGTCATTCATCACTTGGCGTTGCTGAAGCGTTCGCTTGAACAGAAAGGCACCAAGACTGATATGGTCAAGGGATGGTGTGTGATCGAACAGACTAAAGAGTCGTGTGAACACTATTGGCTTAGGGATGTCGAAACGGGTCTGGACATGGACCTAGGGTTTGCGGTCGCTAAACTTCGTACGCCCGAACTTGCCGCTCTCCATCCCGTGCTCTTGGAGAATCTTCCTCCGGGATTGACTCGTTCAGATTCGGAGGAGACTCTGATTCGGGCGGAGAATTCTCGCCTCTACGATTTGTTCCAAGAAAACCCCAAAGCATTTTGGCGCGAGTCCCCTCGGGAGGTGACATCTTTCCATATGAAGTGAAACTCTGCTCAAGGTCAGCTGACGATCGTCTAGGGGATATGCTCGCCACAGCGGCCGATGCGAGATTCAAGAAGCTCATGGGTTTGGGCACCGGGGGCTGTTGCCCGAGGGCCAAAAAGTTTTGAATCTTCTTTTCAATTGGATTCGATTGTTCTAGAGCGGCGTTGAATTCAGCAAAGCACTCCTGAAGGAACTGCTGACCGACCGTTCCACGCTGTTCACGGTCTATGCTCATCTCCTTGGAAATCTTGAGCGCCAGACGCTTCATGAGGATACCCGACCGCAGCGCATTGGCCATCTTCTCGTTAATTTTCATGTATAATTGAATAGAACCGAGAATACCCGTTCCGGCTGATAAAACGGCGTTGAGAATACTTACATATGTCTGAATCAAAAACTCATTCAAAGAAATGGCCGTAAGTGCGTTAATGGATGATATAACCAGGATAGGGATATTGAACCTAGACGACAATGTGTGATAATACTGATAGTCTTTATTGAAGTACGTATGGTACGCATTACACTGCGCCTCAATCTTTTTAAGATACGCCTCTTCCTTGTCATGCCAGGGGTCTTCCTTCATCTTGTTACTAGAGGCCTAAAAAAATTTGTCATTATCGGCAAATTCAACAATGCTAGAAATACGCGCGGGGAGTCGACCCTTGACGCTCTTGTAAACCATGCTAAACAAAGGGTTGCTATTTGTAATCTTAATCTTTTCCAGAAGGCCCTTCTCAGGTCGGATCTCAATCATGAGTTTCAGGAGATGAAGAGCCGTATCTGAATTTAGTTTTGAAATAGGAACCCCCTTGAGGTTCAGCTCGATGATTTCCTTGAGACCGTGCTTCTCCACGTAATCATCGAGTTGTTGGATGACTGGCTTGATGGCCATCGAGAACGCCTGGGCCTCGAGCGCAGTCTTGGGCTGACGCTCGATGTACTTTGCCCCCAGGAATTCAATGTACAGGTGGCGACCCTGTGGATAGAATACGAGAAGGTCGCTCATTCTTACAGTGAGTACCTTTTAGCCTTTTATCTGTATATCCTGTAATACAGTGAAGTCAAGAGGAGGGTTATTATCACGATTCCCAAGTATGTTCCATATTCTTGTAGAAACCAAATTACATTGTGAAATATTGGGACGCGGTCTATGTCCACCCCTATACCACTGTTGAGCAAGTCGTGTTTCGCAAGACGTTTTATAGCATAAAATGTTTTTAAAGGAATTTGTGCAAGCTGCTTGTCGGCACCGCGCCAATCCTTGGGTTCAAACGCCAAGAGTTTTTGGGCCGCCTCTTTTGTAATGAGATAACACATTGTGCCGAGACAGCGCCCTTCCAAAACGTCGCGCGTCGCGGGACCATCGTAAATCGGGGAGACGTGCTCCAGATACACAATGTCCCACTCTTTTGGAAGTTCAATTTCGCTGACGTGCTTTTTAAAATCAGGTAAAAGCTCTATGTCATCCTCCATAACTAGAGCAATATCATAACCATTTTTCACCATGTCGTTCCATATATTATAGTTCGACATGAGACAACCAAATTCACCTGGATGGATTTCAGGTCTGACGTTTTCTTTCGTTATTCCATGAGCCGATGAATCGAATGCTGGTATAAATTCCACATCAAGGCCCTCGCGCTCAAATTCCTTTTCAATTAGTGTCCGCCGCTCTTTTGCGCGTTCAAGGTTGATGCAGTACATATGAGGTTCGATCATAACTATCATAAGCGTCTAAATTTTATTAGAAATATTAACGCAGATTGCAACAGAATTATCCAAAACAGGAAATTGTTCCTGACAATGAGATAAACCGGTGAGATCCACTGAACTGCCGGGTGCATCCATGAGCATGCGTATTTATGATTCAGAACCGTCCGCTTTGTTATCCGCCCCCACGGTTCTATAATTTCAGGATCCAATATGGATATATCATCTAAATAGTGATTTAAGAAATAACTAGTGATTGTGGGCCCCGTTTGAACTTCTTCCTCGAAGTGCACGTCTGGATCAGATGATTTATTTTCAATCAGAAATTCAATAAAGTGTTTCATGATTGGATGGCGTTGAGAACAAGCGATCGTTGCACAGTTGAACATGATGGTTCCTTTGGGGCACAACCCACGGTGACACATCCATGATTCAAACTCGGATCTCTGCGACCATTTGGATATAATCAAATTTTCATTTGAAATTCCTGGGATTTTGTCAAGGGGACGGAGACACTCGGCGTCACAGTCTATTGAAATTCCCCCATAATTATAAAGTACTATGTAGCGTCCAAAAACAATTTTCCGCATCATATGGCGAAACCCATCAAACTTGTCGAGGGCCTCGGGGCTGAACTTTTCACACTCGTCCCTCAAGGACTGCTCGTCCCAGGTTTGGTGTTTCCAATTTTGATTCAAAATTCTTAAGGACTCTACATTCTTGGAATATTTTTCAGGCAATTGGTCCCAACCCTGAAACCAAATCTGGTGCGTCACCTTCGGAATCTGCCCCATCTACTTCAGAGTCCACACAATTTTGATCAGGAATTAACGTGATCATATTCCTCATGAAAGGTGGGAGGAACCCACGAACCGCCCCCACGAGGGTATTGAAGAATGCCCCCCCTCCGGACACCTGGCAATTTTGTAGTAAAATACAATTTTTGGTATGCTCATAGACGTTCCAAATCATTCGCATCGTGGGCATGGGCTTGAGGTTCCTAACTTTGATGCCCGTCAGGTCAGCCGAACACACCTGCTTCAGACCCCTCTGAAGACACAGAGTCTGAATTTGGTCAAGAACTGGATAAAGCTCCTGACAAAACTCGTCGGTGGCTTCGGTCGTACTCGGCTGTAACTCTATGAGCTTCCCGACGAGGATGTCCACGTAGAGAATCTTGGCCTCCTCATCCGGTTGGAACCTGAGCCAGTCGACTGACGCCATCTATAAAGACCAGGGGTTTATAAAAACACAACCATATCGCGGAAGTACTTGGGTATGGCCAAGCTAACAGGCTGATAAAGCATCCTGAATACGAATCCCGTATTCACAAATTGAATCTGTCTCAAGAGGTTATCGTCGCGCGTGTAATCCACCACCTCCCTGACTATCTTCACGATGAGCCTGAACCTTTCTATATTTACTATACCAGAACCCGCCAGATCCGCCTTGATAATCATCTCTTTGGCGTTTTCACGGATATCTTGTATCATAGGTTTAAGGTCTTCAAGAGTCACGCCCTCCACTGGATAATCCTTGACGAAAAGAGTAACGTGGGCTACGTCGTCACTGTCCCATAAACATTTCATAAAATCCATCTATTATTATGTATAGATTTTATGGAACGGTTTGTTCTTGCATCAGATGGGATTTGAACCCATGCGGCTTTCGCCAGAGGATCTTAAGTCCTCCCTGTTAGACCTAGCTCCAGCACTGATGCGTAAAGTCACCCCCGGTGGGTATCGAACCCACATCAACGATTTAGAAGATCGCTATACTATCCATTATACTACGGGGGTTGCTCCAACCGAGGATCGAACTCGGATTTTCGGCTCACTTGCATGAAAATTCAATTTTCATAAGACCGATACACTAACCAGTTGTGTTATTGGAGCCTGGGGCCTTCACCCCAAACTACTAACGACTTTTTTCTTTAACACTAGTAACATGACCCATGACCTCGTTCGGACATTGGGCGTCGCGTGGGTTGGTGTCCTTTGCTTCGTCTTTGCGTTCTTCGTTTCCAGACTTGTTGACAATTTTACACCAAAATTGGACAAAGCCAAGCCAAAGTGGATGACCTTCCTCGAGGTTTGCCTTCAGTTTGGAATCGTGGGTATGATTGTCTACGGTGCCCGAATTTTCATCAAGAAGGTGCCCTTCCCCTTGGACGGTGTATCAGGGTACGAGCACTCGGCGCTCGGTGAGCTCCGCAGTCTGCCCTTGATGGTCTTTATTTTCATGTTCTTCCAGGTGAAGACGCAGGAGAAGATGAAGTTTCTGAGTACCTGAAACATTCCCAGAGGTGCCGGGCGTGCTTGGGCCCCGATAAAGCCGAGAACTCGTCGATCGTGTACTCGTCACCCATGGACGTATTACACTTGGCGCATATCGGGCGGAGGTTGTTGATGTCGGTCGCACCTCCTTTAGATTCTGGTTGGTTGTGGCCCACGTGAAACTGGAAAGGCGTCATGACGTTTTCACACCACGTCACGAGGCACTTGTGTTTAAAGAGCCTGTCCCCGCAATAAAGAATCCAAACCTGCTCTCTCAACGCACATGGAATTTTAGCCTTCATAATTTATTATTAAATACAAACTTTAAGCCTTCGAAAAACACATAAGGATCCTTCCCAAAAACGACTTGGGTACCGGTGGCGGTGGCTCCTCAAGATCGAGGACGGTGAGCTTCTCATGAAACTCCTGATTCTCCCCCTGGCCAGGGACCTCACATTTTCCATTCTTAATTGCATCCACCTCGAGGCGTGACAGGGTCACGGACCCGAGCCGAAAGTCCTCAAAGGCTTCACACGTCACGGGGACGATAGGCTTGATGAGGTCATAGACTTGCTTCGCCAAGTCCCGAATCTCCTTTTGGGCATGGTCATCAATACGAAGCTGCAGAAAGTGAAGCAGGTTGTGAAGGTTAATTTTCCAGTAAAATTCTGTAAAGGTACATTGAGGTAGGTGCGCCCGGGCCAGTTCACGGGAGACGCCCTTGGCTATCAGTTCGTCATAGACGTGGAATGCCAGATCGCACGAAGCCTTTTGCTTGGCCAGAAGGTTCGAACCGCCATCACCGAAAGGCTCCTCTCCACCCTGTCCGCGGCTCGTAGCCTGCTTGCGGAGCTCCTCAGGCAAGAAGAAGCCCGTGTCGACGATGGAGTAACGGGCGCTCATCTCATTCACACTGGCTGTACGGTGACGGAGCCACTGACGCGCCACGTAGATTGGCGCCTTAATATGAAACTTGAATTCAACCATCTCAAACGGCGTCGTGTGCTTGTGCCGCATGAGATAGCGGATGAGAGCCCGGTCGTTGCTGACAGACTTGGTTCCGGCTCCGTATGAAACACGGGCAGCCTGTACGATTGCCGCATCGGATCCCATGAAGTCTACGAGGCGGACAGCCATTTTAACTTTTCAAAGACGCAAGTCTTTATAACTTTGACCAATAACGCGCCTGAGGGATAGAGTACCCATTTTTCAACAGACGTTTGAATTTTCTTTCAATATTGTTGGCTCTTTTGGCCGCCGGACTAAGGCTTTTCTTTTTCGGAGTTTTTTTACGATCAATTAACGACCGAAGTGTTTTTAACATTTATATTAGTGTATTCTATTATTTTTGCTCCTTTACGTATATTATCAAGGGCCCACAGCGGCTGTAGGTTAGTCCAGTGAAAGCACTTCTTTTGCTCTTCAGGGTCTTCTAGATTGAACGAAGCGCATGGAAGGATATGATCTATATGCCATTCTCCATAATTGTCCCATGTCATTCCTTCTGTGAATTTTGATTCAAGATGCGTTACGAGATCTTCCTTGGAACATCCCGTGAGCTCCATTGTTTTTCCCGTTTTTTCTTTTACGGCCATATACAACCTACAGTGAAGTGCCATCATAGCACGGTATTTAGGGTCTTCATCTCGGCGCCTCTGCAGGTTTTTCCGCCGCGTTTCATTTATTTTGTCTTTATTACGCTTATAGTTTTCACGTATTTTCTTGTTATAAGAATCTGGATCTGATGCTCTTAGGGCCCTATCCATTGCATTCAAACATGATTTACACATCCGTGGTTTAAAATGGCCTCTTTTAGCAAACAGATTATATTCCTTTTGTTCTTTACATTTATTACAAACTAATGTTTCGTTTTCTTTTGGTTTCCACCTAGGTTTTCGGCATTCTTTACACGCACCTCTTTTACCGTCTGCGCATTTAGGATCGTTTGGAAAATCATCCAAAGGTTTTGAAGTTTCACATTTGGAACACTTCTTCTCCATTGGTAAGAGTGTGAGACAATTTTTTAACTGGAGCTTGACAGTTAAAAAATCGCTCCCGGTGAGAATCGAACTCACAATCTACAGGTTAACAGCAACGTCGAATTCTGACGCCTTAACCAATTAGGCCACAGGAGCCTGATGAACCTTTTAACGACGTGCTCGGGTCGAACTGCTTCCAATGAGTTTTGATCTCATTACCTCCCGCTTACTAAACGGGTGCTCTACCAATTGAGCTATGGAAGCGGCCTAGGTTCCAGTGTGAATCGAACACACATTATCAGAGTCAGAATCTGATGTACTAACCATTATACTATGAAACCACGGGAACCCTTCGGTTCCCGGCGGACGCGTAGCGTCCTTTTCTGACCTGGCGGAATCGAACCACCGACCTAAGGATAATTGACTATCCAAGACAGGCTTGTTTGCCTACAGTCCTTCGCTCTACCAATTGAGCTAAGGTCAGAAGTGACCCTGACGTGTGTCGATCACGTCGCCTTCAGAACTTCAGTCTGACGCTCTCCCAGATGAGCTACAAGGTCGGGTATGTTATTACACACTAAACAAATTTCACTAATTTAACGCACCCGGCTAGTTCATACTAAAAATCTTCTTCACCCCCTCCATCCTGACGCGGCACCCTGGGCACTGGACCTTGTTGGTCGTCCTCACAAAACACGCGTCGCAAATCACGTGACCACAGGGTTCGATGAACAAGTCAACAAGTCGATCCAAGCACACAAAGCAAGTGAACTTTCCGTACCTTTCAGCTCCCGTGTCCATCAGCACCTTCTTCATCGCCTCTAGCCTACCTTGTAGCTCCCCGCATTGTTGAGTCAGGGTAGAGATCCCTTCTTCGGACTCGTAATTGTTTAATATATCTTCGAGCTTTTCCTTTAAGTCCGGAGAGTTGACGTTATCGATCATCATTCGAAGAACATTCATCTCTTCTTGCTTTTCGTTCAGGGCCGCGAGGTTTACAGTCAGCTGAGCCCGCGTCTTGACGAATTCAGATTTGAATTTGCCCAGCTCTTTGTCAAAGTCTTCCCACGCGGATCCGAGTTCACATGGGACGGACTGGACGGGCGCTGGCGAATGGGGCGCCAAGACCGTCTCTAAAAGGCTCCGAGCTTCCAGGTAGGCAAAGTTCATGATTTACTAAATAAAAATGTCCTTAAGTATTAAATGTTGGCACCCGGCCTGATATTCGCCGTGGCAGTCGCGCTCATCCTCTTCGGTTTACAGTCCTTCCTGTCGGCCTACAGACGCAAGTTCGCCAACGAGATGATCAAGGCTGCCACTATGATTGTCATGGGTCTTTTCCTGATGTATTTCTGGAGCACCATCACCGCACCTTCGGTCGGGTACAACACCAAGCCGCCCGGTTATTAGGCGCCTCACCCAAATCTGAAATGAATTTAAAAACGGAACCCACGAGCCCAGACTCCACGAGAGCCTTGGCCTCAGGGCATTCTTCACCGATCCACGTCAGGACAATTTTGGAATCCTCCTCGGACAGGCCACTGAGTTTGATTTCATCCACCATGTGAATAACTGTAGTGAAAGTCTGAGACTTGATGGCGTTAAACACGCGCTTCAATGTGACAGCCCTGGTCGCGTCAAGAATCGCCTCTATACTCGCACCTGGCATCAGGACGGTCACAGCCTTGACGAGCGCCGCATCGACGATCTCAATCCGCCCAACCAGTTCGTCCATTTATTTTATAATGTTTTATAATAATAAATGGCCGTTGACGCTTATACCATTTTCCTCGGCCTTTTCGTGCTCCTGTTCCTCGGTCTAGGAATTTCCAACTTTGTCGAGACGAAGAACGAGCAGGACCAGACGACGGGCCGTGCATTCTTCGCCATCCTGTTCATCGTGCTGGGCCTTGGACTAATTCCACTTAAAATAAGCAACCCCTAAAGTACCAAGAAGATGAAGCACCTCGTCGGACACATTGAAGGCGTGTGGATCTCTCGGGTCATTCACCTCGAGAAAATTATGTATCGAATCGCTGAAAGGTGCGGGTTCACAGTCGTGGGCCGATCCTTTCACCAATTTGAACCCCATGGAGCCACGGGAGTTCTCGTGCTTTCCGAGAGCCACTTTAGCGCTCACACGTACCCTGAATTGAACAAGATTTACATTGATGTGTTCTGTTGCTCCCCTAATTTCGACACTGAATTGACCTCTCTCGTCATTGAGGAAGAGTTTGCGGCTCTGAAGGGCTCGTGGCAGGTTGTGGGACGGTAGGCTTTCGAGGTCTGATATTAGCCTGGCGAGGAACTTCAGGGAAACTATAAGTACATTCACCTATCTTTTTCGATTGTTCGATAAAAGTCATGGGGTCCATGCACCCTTTCATAAAGTTACACGTCCAACAACACGGAACGGTGTTTTCTGTTGTGTAACTTCCCTGTTGGTTCAGACGATCTATGCCGTTCAGCCGGACTTCGAGGTCCAAGTGACCGCAATAAACACACGGACTTGTGAGCATTTTCTCAGCCTCTTCATCTGTGAGATGCCATTCTATGTCTTTGGATTCAGCGGTTCTTCTTATACCAGACAATCTGTCTCTAATATTGAGCTTTTTCCAGTGTGATACTCTATCCTTTGTTTTATCGGTTTTCACCCATTCACAAGTCTGCTGCATGTTATGCTCTTTTGGTTCGACTTCTCCATTTTTTTTGCGTTCCCGAAATGCTTTAGAATAGTTCTTTTCTTTGTTGAGTTTTGCGTGATATTCTCGACGTTCGGGGTCCGCGTCTCTAGCTTTATTCTTCTCGCGACACTTTTTACACGTGTTACATGGACCACGAGCCCCTTCAAATTCCGCAAGAGGTTGTGGAGCGCGAGTACAGTTTGTACACTTTTTGGTTTGTTCCGCCATCCTTAATATATGGGGGGTCTTTTCTTTAAACCGATCCCAGGAACTCGGATAAAGTTCTTGGGGCCGAAGCCCGTTTTTTTGGCGAGTGGGGTTAACCACCCATATGAAATATAATAAAAGCAAGTCCTCCCATTTAATTGCTAAATGCGAGGCCCCCCATCCCGGATTGAATGCGCAGGATGTTGTAGTTCACCGCGAACATCTTCTGCAGAGGCGCCGCCAGGGTCTTCATGTTCAGGGACACCTGAGCGTTGTCAATGCGCGAGAAGTTGCAGGTGCCGGTTGGCTGGTGCTCCTCTGGCTGCAGGGCGAAGGAGTACACGTAGATGCCTGGGTAGGGCGTGCCCGAGTGGTACACGTATGGCTGGTACTGGTTGAAGTACTTGCCCAGCTGCTCCTTGAAGCGGTCCTGGCCGTTCAGCACCAGCTTGAAGTCCTTCATTGGGCCAACCTCCTTACCGGCGGCGCCGGCCAGAGCGGTGCCCTCCTCAATCCAGAAGATGTTGGACGCCGACGCGGTGTTGGCGCCGAACAGACGGGGAGCGCCAATGGTGTGGGGCAGATTGCCACCGCCGATCACGAGGGGAGAGACGTTGGAGGTAACCTGCACGTTCGCGCACGACGTGGAGAAGTTCCACATGCTGTTGGTGGCAGTGGAGGCGGTGTTCTGGTAGCACCACACCAGCTCCTTCACTGGGTGGTTGAAGGACAGGCGCACCGTCTGGGCGAGGGAGGTGATGGAGTCACCACCGGTGTGCTGCACCTGCTCGATCAGGTACTCGTGGCCCTTCTGGGCGAAGCGGCGACGCTCCTCAGTGTCCAGGTACACGTAGTTGGCCCACACCTCGAACACCTGGGAAGAGGCGCCGAAGTAGTTGGTGAAGGTGGACGTCAGGTCGAAGTCCAGGCGGACCTCGTGGTACTGCAGGGCAATCAGGGGCAGGTACAGGCCGGGGTTGCGGTTGAAGAAGAACAGCAGGGGCAGGTACACGTAGTTCTTGTTGGTGGTGTCGTTCAGCTGGGTGGTGGTCAGCTTGCCGTAGTTGATCTTGTCCGCCTCGTTCAGGAACACCTCGGCGTACAGGCGGAACCACGCCTGGTAGTGCTTGTCGATACGCTGGCCACCAATGGTCAGCTCCACTGCCGCAATGGCACGCTCAGCCACCCAGCACAGGTCAGACGTGCTGTTGTCCGAGGTCAGGTTGGCACCCGCCGCCAGGGTGGGCTGCAGAGCAACGTACATGTTGCCGACCAGATCGCCGTTGCGGGCAATGGTCACGGACACGCGGCCGCTGTTGGAGGGCGTGCCGTTCACCGTCTGCTGGATGTTCTCCATCGCAAAGTTGGTGTGGCGCTTGTACACCGCCTGGAAGAAGGTCACCTTGGGCTGACCAGTCAGATACACATCCTGAGCACCGTAAGCAACCAGTTGCATTAACCCGCCGGCCATTTTCGCTTTGTATTATTCCCCAAGAAAAAAATTTAGACGGATTTCCATTTAAACCCACCGGCTGAGCGACCCCTTCCCTTGCAGCACCTACCTATATGAGACCTATCAGTGTTTGACTTTTCTGATGCTTCCCTTATATTATCATATTCTGCTATAAGGGTCTTCAAGTCAAAGGACCATTGCTGGATCTTAGTAAACTTCATAACCTTGTTGTCCACCTGGGGTTCGGCCTGATTCACAAACTTCCACTGGAACCCTCCCGCAGTTTTTCGACCCTCCTTTCCGTTACATACACGGCCTATGTTCACGGCCAAGGCCCCGTTACCCCCTGAAGCTTCCTCGATCGACACAAACGTCCTGAGGAGTTGGGCGCCATCCTTGGACCACTGCTGGACGGATTTTAGATTAGCTAACCTAATCAACTCACGAGCCTCCTCGTCGTGGTGCTTCCCAAACATGGCGTGACGGTCGCCGGAGCGGACAGAGCTCATAAGTTCCTTTGTGTCCTCATGAAGAACCTTGTTCCTGTTCCCGCCCGTCTCATTGTTGTACCCGCCTGGGGCCAAGGTTCCACGATGGGCAATCTCCTGGATCTCGAGGTCGTCCAGGCGCTCTTGCCAGTTTCCGTCCCTGGGGAAACTGTGAAGAATTTCAATCTGAAATTTGTCCCATCCGTGTAGACGAATGGCGTTGTACAGGTGTCTTTTCCGGCCGTTGTTAACGTCGGAGATGTGTCCGTTCAGGCGAATTTGAAAGTCGTCCTGAACCGTCTGACCTATATATTCCTTACGTGGCTCGAGCTTGCACTTTATGGAATACACAAAGGGCATGCACTACTGAAACTAGCGTAGATTTCTTTAGACGAGACGTGCGCCCAGACGACGCGCCGATTTTCTGGCGCCCTATTAAATGTCTCGCGTGCCACGCCCGCCACCCCCAAGCCCCCCACACGAGGACGAGGAGGACGAGGAGGACCTGGACGATACAGAGGAGATGGACGAGATGGACTTTGGCGACCCCATGGAGGCCCTGGGCGCTTTCCTGGCGACCGAGGACGGTGAGACCGTCGCCACCGCCCTGGTGGGCCTGAAGGACGCGACCGAGAAGATCGCCCTGAACCTCGAGATGCAGAACAAAATTCTGGTCAAAATTCTGTCAGCCGTGTCCAGCGTGAAGGGCTGTGAGTGCAAGGTGCAGCCGCAGTACATCGCCGCACCCGCTTAAAAAAGTCTGCCCCATTCTTAGTAATGTCAAGCGCCAAGAAAGTCCACACAATCCAGAAGGATATTACTCCCGAACACGATGAAGAAATTCGGATGGCTCACCATACCACCGAAGTCAACTCATGGACGATTGAGGAACTTGAGTCAAAAATAACTCAAGCAGAGACCGATGCTGGTTTTCACATTCGAGCAAACACTCTCGCGGCTGACAAGTCGTGGGCGTACGTCTTGTTTCTGAATGACCAGGAGCGTGATGCGGATGGCTATCCGCGCAATCATATAGTAGAACACGTGAAGACGCGCAAGGACCGTTTCGTCAACAGTTGTAGGACCCTCCTGACGCGTGTGGATAATCTCAACGCCAACAAGCGTCCGAGCAAGGATGTGAACGGGGAGGAATTTACGATTGAATTTCGGATCCGTCGCCTGATTGTCGACCGTCAGGAGATGTTTGAACAGTTTCGCATCTGGGACCGTCGTTTCAATCGTATCAACAACCCGACGCTCGCCATAGACAACAACGACTCGTCCCTGAAGGATGACGATTCCAACACGCCTTACCAGAAGCTTCTCTTGTTTCTGCTTCATCAAGCGTATGACGAGGGGTATCGCCGGTACCGTGACCAATGTTGTATAGAAATTCGAAACACCCGAGCCTGGAAGCAGGTCAAGGAGATCAAGGACTTTGTGTACGACACGACACAGAAGGAGGACAATCCTGAGATGTGGAAGAACCTGACAAGCCGTGGGGGCCTCGTGGGTGATGTCGTGCGTCACCTCACCAACTGCAAGGATTTTCAGTTTCCAGAGATCAAGAAGGATCGGCACACGTGGTCGTTCCAGAACGGCCTGTTGGCGGGCAAGGATTGGGACGTCGAGCAACAAAAGTACCGAATCAAGTTTTACCCTTACAAGTCGCGGGAGTTTCGGGAATTGGATCCCACGCTCGTGAGCTGTAAATATTTCGACTTGCCGTTCGATTCGTACGATGAGATCGAAGACTGGTACGACATTCCCACGCCGCATATGCAGTGCGTCCTGGATTATCAGAAGTTCGATGCCGATGTGTGTAAGTGGATGTACGTATTCTGTGGCCGTCTGTGCTTCGAGGTGAACGAGCTGGACGGTTGGCAGGTGATTCCGTTCCTGAAGGGTATCGCGCGTTCTGGCAAGTCGACCCTGATCACGAAGGTTTGTAAGTTGTTCTACGAGTGTGAAGACGTTGCGACCCTCTCGAACAACATCGAAAAGAAGTTTGGTCTCCAGAGCATCTACCGTGGGTTCATGTTCATCAGTCCTGAGATCAAGGGAGATCTTCAACTCGAACAGGCCGAGTTTCAGTCTCTGGTGTCAGGCGAGGATGTGTCGGTGGCGCGAAAGAATGAGACGGCGCTGAGCATGCAGTGGAAGACGCCAGGTATTTTGGGCGGAAACGAGGTTCCCAACTGGAAGGACAATTCAGGGTCTATTCTGCGTCGCTTGGCCACGTGGAACTTTGGGCGTCAGGTGGCGGATGCCGATCCCCATCTGGATCAGAAGCTCGAGCAGGAGATTCCCGCGATTCTGTGCAAGTGTCTACGGGCCTATCTCGACTATGCGCACAAGTACTCTGACAAGGACATCTGGAACGTGCTCCCCAAGTACTTCAAGACGGTACAGAGCCAGATTGCGCAGGTTACGAACGCGCTCCAGCACTTTCTGTGCTCGGAAAAGTTCAAGTTTGGTCCTGGCCTTTTCATGCCCCAGACGCTATTCATCGCACGGTTCAACGAGCACTGCAAACAGAACAACCTCGGAACGCATCGGTTCAATCAGGACTTTTACGCGGGCCCCTTCAGTGCCAAGGAACTCGAGGTTCGGATGGACTCGCAGATTTACAACGGAAGCGCCTACTCGACGCAACCTTTCATCTTCGGTCTCGACTTTGTGGCACAAGAATAAAATGTAAGAAAACAGTAATATGGAATCCATCGAGGATCAGACGCGAGCTCGGATCGCCAAGTTTCAGAAACTATGGCGATCCAAGCGCGTTTTCACAAACAACCAGGGAGCATGGAAAGTGTCCCCATCTGCACTCACTGCCAAAATTGTCACTTTCAAACTGCCGACGAATTTTAAAATGGTATTCGAAACGGAACCCAAGGGGTTCTCTGAGATCATGGGATACGCCGCCACCTTTAAAAAGCCCGTGGTGCGGTGGATCCCAGGCCAGGGGTGGATCGGCGACAAGGACGACGTGAAGAAGATCATTGCCAAACGCGGTCAGCAGACCATTGTCATGACGGACAAGTACTTTGACGTAATGGGTCTCGGCAACTATGAGGAGGCTCTCTTGGCTATCGTGAAGAACGGCTGGGCTCCGCGTTTGCTCCTTAAAGCCCCTCCGACCTATAAAAAGATTGACGGCATTTTCTACATAAACAGATCCATAGCCCTCGAGGACCTGCGCGACGAGCTCAAGAAGCTCCCTGCGTCCATGGTCGACAGCATTAGCATATATGACGAGAAAGTCGGTGGCGTCCCGGCTATAGTCCTCAAGCTCAAGAGCCCCAAGTGGACCTATCAGTTCTTTAAGAACGGCACCGTGCTTTTCACGGGTATCAAGGACCCTTCGGAACGCGAGGCGCCCAAGAAGCTTTTCAAGGAGCTTTTCGCGAAATACGATATGGTTCCGTTCCTTGCTTTCAACCTCGCAAATTCCCCTGCGATAAAGAAACCTGCAAAGGGGGGCGACGCTGCGGCCAAAAAGGCCAAGTTGGCAAACAGGTACCCACTCGCCAGCTCGTGGGACGCCACGCGTCAGGGTTTCTACGTGCGTCCCGGTACGAACGGCAAGCCGCGATTCTACAAGTGGCGCAAGATGGAGCGCAACATCACTACGCGCGAGTGGATAAATCGCGGTGCCATGGGACTTGGTAAGAAGAACGCCGTCGTGGTCGCCACGGCGTTCAACAAGGCGGGCATCCCCATTCCCGCCGCGACGCGCAACATCTTCACCCGGCTTGGCTTTCCGCTGGAAGAGCCACGAAGCGCTTCGGTCGCGGCCGGGCCCAAAAATCGTCGCGCCCCGGGCTGGAACGCGACCAAAGAGGGCTTTTACGTGCGCCCTGGGCCTGGTAAGCAGCCGTACTGGTTCGCAATCCCCGCGGGACTCGCCTCCGGTCGCAAGACTGTGATAAAGACGTACACTGACGCCGGACGCAACATCCCTGCGGCGGTCCGTGCGATTTTCAAGATTCCCGCCAATGTCAAGACGAATGTGATGGTGATGGGCAACGAGGCGTTCAAGCCCGGTCTGCAGCACCTTGTCACCATGGGTCTGAACCAGATCCTGCGCATCAACAACCGTCAGGCGACGCGCCTCACAAAGGCGGAGCTCCTGGGTGTGGCGCGCAACATGGGCATTCCAGAGGCGAATGCCAAGATGGCACCGGCCGATCTCATAAGTCTGATCCAGAAAAAGGCGGGAGTTTACAAGCCTGTTCGCAACGCCAACCTTGTGGTCAATGGCGTGTATTACAGATTCATGAACAACGGCCGTGTGGAAAAGACGACGGGTCAGGGCATCCAGACTCGGCGCGCGTGGGCAACCCTACCAGCCGAAGAGCAGAATAAGATCGCAAAGACTCTTCTTCCCTCCAATTTACATCCGGAATACAATGCCACCGCCAAGGCGAACAAGTTTAATACCCTTCGAGCTTACCTGGCGGGCAAGAAACCCGTGGTCACTAAGGCCCCGAGCCCGCCACCCAAGGCGACGCCGAGCCCTTCATCGGCGGGTTCCAACAACAACAATGCGCTGGCTCTTCAGTTCGAGTATGCAGTTCGTCTCGGACAGAATCTAGGGAACCTTTCTCGCCCAGGAAACGAGATGCTCTTTATGAACATTCACCGCAAACTGCCCCTGGGTGCACGTGGAAAGCCACTCAAGGCGGCGGTGAACCAAGCGTATAAAAAGTTCGTCAAGGAGACGGCGGCCGAACGCAAGAACGAGCCATCGAAGGCGCGATTCGTTACAAGAATTAAGGTTCCAAATTGGATGCCGACCAACAAGGTTCAAAAGTACAAAAACTTGGTGGTTAGCTTGGCGTTCCAGAAACCCAAACCTGCTCAGAAGAACATCAAGGAGGCCATAAGAGGCTGGATAAACCGCGAGGTGCCCATGAGCCCGGCGCGCGCCGCCCGTGAGGTCGAGAACGTCATTACGGGCGAGAAGCGTGTGATCCCTGCTTACGTGCCCACGCGTCGGGCGACCCCCTCGATCCCCAAGAGAAGCCCTCCACCTAAAAAGAGCCCCAAGCCCAAAAAGTACAACGCTTCCAAGAGCCCACGGCTCCAGAAGGAGTATGCACTCCCTCGCAACCGCTCGGCGATTCAGAATCTAAATAACGCAATCGCAAATATGGGGCTACCTACCGGATCTAAAAACACATACACGTGGGCGGGTCTGGCACGGGCGGGTCTGAACGTCAAGTTCCGCAACAATTGGCTCAAGCACGTGGCGGTCTAAATACACTTCACGAGGTCGAAGATCTTGTGGAGCAAGTTGAAAAGCTCATTCTCGTCACCTGAAATTTGAGAAGGGTCGATAATCTCCATCTCAATCTGGTACGTCGTGTCCTCATCAGAGTCCTTGTCGTCAGGCGTACCCTTGACGATGGTCATGTCGATCGACAAGTTCTTCCTCACAAACGACCAACGCTCCTTGGTCGTTTGCTTGGTACTCGTCTCATCACCGTCGTACTCGAAGGGAATTTCACTTGAAATTCCCAGCCGGACGTTGAAAGGCGCCGATTCCATATTGAAATCATCCACGAGTACACGCTTCTTGATATGACCAACCTGCTCGTCCGTCTCCTCATCAACGGTCAGGCGCTTATTGCCCTCGAAATAGTACACGGTCGCGTTGGTGTGCTTGGTCGACTCCCAGCCGTCATACTTGCGAAGGGCCCTCGAGACCTTGTCAAACACGGCGGGTCCCACATTCGTGTCGAACCCCTTTCCAGAAGGGCGCCCGAAGCGAAACTCAATCTCTGTATTGGGCCTCTTGGCGTATTGGCGAATCAGGGGCTCCCACTTTGCAAAGAGAGAGTGAGCGCTCATTTGTTTAGAGAAATAACGCGTGAACCTTTTAAGACAAGATGCGAGGGTTGTGGAACCTCGGCAACACCTGCTTTTTCAATACTGCGGTTCAGTGCTTGGCCCACGTCCCTCCGCTCACAAAGCATCTTTTTTCACTCCCGCCGTACGAAGGGCCCTGTGACATCACCCGTGAATATCAGAAGCTCACAAGGGAACTATTTATGAAAGACCGATCAGATGCCGTGAGCCCGAGTGATCTGCTCGGCGCCTTCAGGGTCCGGTTTCCCCAGTTTGCCAATCAAGGTCAGCACGATGCTCAGGAGGTTATCCTTTTGCTCATAGACGTTTTTGAAAAGTCTTTAGGTAAGGAACTTATTCAGGAAATATTCAACGGGGAGGATTCACAGGAGACTTTGTGGGACACTGGAATGTCTACTGTGAAAACTCCTTTTACTACGTTGGTACTAGATGTGAGTGAACCGTGTCGCCTCCAGGACCTCATAGACGACAGGCTTGAGGAGCAGCCCATCGAAGGGTACATGGATTCGAACGGAAAGACGCATGAAATGGCAGCCGTGCGACACCGGGTATCAAAGTGGCCCAGAATCGTGAGCTTTTCATTCTCGATGTACGATTATAAATTTCCCATCGAAATTCCTTTCGAATTTGAGGGACGCAAACTGTTCGCATGTGTTTTACACCAAGGGGTTCAGAGGGGAGGACACTACGCATTGCTCGTGAGACGCTTTAACAAGTGGTATCTGAAGGATGACGAAACGGTAAAAGAAGTGGAACCTACTAATTTCAAAGGGGAATTCTATCAAGCTTGGTATCGCCCGTGATTTCACCGAGCTGGATATTCTCCCGGATGTTCACGATGGTCCTGAAATATGTGCGGCGGTTGTTGGCGTGGGTCTTGTCGGTCCGGACCTTTTCCACAAACCACCCGAGATCCCCGTACCCACACTCCACTATGGTACCGTCGGGAAGGTCCTTGCGCACGTGCCGCATATGAAGCTCCGCCTCTTTGTACAGCTCACCCCGATCCTGTACAAAAAGGTCTATGCCATTTAGCAATTGAAAATCAATAGTGATGCGATCACGAGGCTTCCACTTGAACATTGTCTCATGGGTCCCCATACGGATAGGCTCACGGATAGGGGTCATGACGATGCCGTCCGTCTCGTAATCGAATGAATTTAGATCAGGAATTGGCTCTTCAAAAAGTCTGTACATCTTCTTGACCCTCACGTCGAACGGAGCCGCCGCCGTCTTGATGATACCCTTTGTGACCCCTCGGGCCTTTTCGAGCCTCTGATCAAGGGGTAGATCCATAAGGTTCTCACCCTTCACAAGCACCGCGTCGTGAACCACGAAAGCCATCTTTTGATTTTTAAGCTTTACGAGTTCGCCATCGAGCAAAGTGTCCTTTGGAATCCGGATCTTGACTGATTCAACCTGAAACGCACGATTCACAATAAAAGTGCCCTCGGTGGTGCTGATCAAAAACTGACGGACGCCGTCAGTCTTTTCACACACAAAATAGGGCTGGCGTTTCAAGAGAGCAAAGTGTCTTCGCTCGATGGAAACGGGTTGGGGGCCCGGAAACCGACTGGCATCAGTAGACTTCCATGCATCCCTTATAAATTCATTCATAATCTAAATTCGCAGCTAGTCTCTAAACCACGAATCGCGTAGCGATTTAGTCGCCACGCAATCACGAGTCGCGTAGCGACTCGGTCTCTAAGGCGCGTCTAGGGCGCCAACTGAACCCCTGCAGCCTCGAGGATATTTCCGAAACACTCATGGACGTAGTGGCACACCACCAGTGCCTCGGACGCGACACCAATTTTTACCCCAATCTTGGAAAGGGCCGAGAACATCTCTTCATTATTATCGAGTGGAAGTTTGATTGGATCCTTGCCGCCCCGAATCTTCTTGTCCACGGGCTTGGCGTCCATGGCCCACACGCGCGCCGACGTCTTGACGCACTCGTACAGACCTGGGGCGAGCTTCTTACCCACCTCCGTGTCAAAGTTGAGACCGCGCTGAGCCGCTGGTTCGGCCGTACCCGCCTTGGTCTTCTTCTCAAACTGCTCCCAGTTGATCCCTTCCACGACCGACGGGAATACCAGAACCTGAACACCCTTGTCGAAGGGGTCCAGAACCTTGTGAAGAATTTCCTGATTCAAATTAGTTCCGTAATCCATCCAAAAGATGCGCTCGCCGCTTTTTATAACCTTGGAAAGTGATGACTTGTTCTCAACGAAATGAATCTCCAAGTGGACTCCACGCATCATACAAAGCATGTGAAGATTCATTGCGGTGTGTAGGGTTGTGGCGCTGATCGACTTGTTCCTCGTCACGGCACATACGTGGAGGACGGTCATTTATTTCTAATAAGTTCAAATCCTTAAGCCGTCGCCTTAAGCCGCTCCTCAAGGTTCCCGATGAAACGGATATTTCCTACGTGGCCTAGTACGGTCATGACGTCGGCGTAAATCTTCCCGCCCATCTGTTGCCAACGTCGGCAAAAGGCGTAATCCTCCGACAGGTACCGGCGCGACTCTGGATCGATCATACAATCGAAAACTGCAACATATTTCTCGAGGTCACGATTCTGGTGGTCATTCACGCACTCGAGCTCCGGGTACCGCTCGTGCATCTTCGTGAACACGTCACGCTTGATGAGCATGAAACCCGTTGGGCCGTCCAGAACCTCCGCGAATCCATTCAAAATCTGGGTATTCTGAGACTTGAAATTCATCACGAGGGACGCCGCGACCCGAGAAAGGTCCTTGCCCGTCCCACCGTTCTTGAGGTGCTCGTCGACGCTGTCCCACATCACGCACTTCTTGGGATAACAAGCCACCGCCACTTCGTGATCAGACTTGATGAGACGCATCACCGATTCGGGGTCAAAATGAACGTCGGCATCGATGAAAAGAAAATGGGTCGCTTGCGTCTTTTGGTAGAACCGAGCGACGGCCAGATTGCGGGCCCGGTGGACGAGCGACTCATTCTCGGTCGTGTCGAGCATCATCTGAATGCCGTTCGCCGCGCACGTGCGCTGTAGACGCAGCATGGACTCGGCATAGGCCTGGAGACAAACGCCACCATAGCACGGTGTGCTTACGAAAAGGGTAATCTGTCCGCTCATTACACCTTAAACTCAACTGCTCCTTAAGTTGCGCACAATCGCCTCTATCTTTCCCAAGGTGGGTGCCGACACGCCGCAGATTCTACATAATTCATTCTTGTCGGGCCCAAATCCGGACTCTTTCAAAACGCTAAACATGATCGCAGCCGCCACCGCCTTGGGGGTCCGCCCCTGGAGCTCCACACACTCCTCCATCTCTTTACAAACCTTGGTGATTTTCATCTTGATGCGACCTCGGTGATCCATGGGAACGCACGTGATGTCGTTGAAGAAGCGAGGGATCAAGTTGGCGCTTCCAGTGACGTGGACCTCCGTCTCAGGCATCTGCTCCTGGTACATGTCAAACGTCCGGGACAAGTCGCGCGCAGGAATCCCAAACGCGTCGGCAATCTCCTTGGTCGTGCGAGCAACCCCCGCCTCCCGACACGCCTGGAAGACGCAGTTCGCCTTGATACCGCTACGGACCGCCCCTCGCGTTAGGACCGCCTCGTTGAACGCCTTGTACTTGATCTTAACCTGATACATTACGCTATCAGGAAGGCCAAGAATCTGTTTACCCACCTTGTCGAGATCCTGATAGGCGTGAAACAGCGCACGGTCCTTGTGATTCATTGAATTGTGTAGGTTGATCATGGCCAAGCGCTTCTGCTGGTAAGAAGCCTGTTTCGCGACGCTCATGATCGTCGAGGCTCCCCAGGCGGCCGAGAAATGGTCGGTGTTCACGGGGGCGCCCACGCGGGAGGGGTCCGCCTTGCACTCGTCGCCACCAGACCGCCATTCAGGTTCTTCAGAAACAAACTCGTAGTCGACTCGCCCACAGTCTATACAAACGGGCAAGTCGTCAAATACGGTGTACTGTCTCTGTCCGCCACAGTGTTCGCACATATAATCGGCATGGGCCCGAATTTTAAGTTCAGGTTCGGGCCGCGGCCTACACAATTCAAAATCAGACCAGATTTGGTCCAGTTCACACATTTTGAATTGAAATTATCAGTGGGCGCGCCCCCCTGGCCTGGAAAAAACCTGTTTTTTCTTTAATGAGCGCTCCAGTCGTCGATCACGCCAAACGTGCGGCCGTCCAGGAGATTACGTCCAAGTCGCCCTTCAACGTCTTCAACATTGTGGCGGTCGTCGCAATTCTCGTGATTGGCTATTTCCTGTACAAGAAGTTCACCGACAAGTTCCAGAAGGGCGCCATCAGATTCCCTTCCGTTGTTCCAGCCTCGGTGAGTTCGGCAGAGGCGGCGCCGGTTGTGGTCGAGACGTCACCTGATGTGATCCCTGAGCCGGGTGTGAAGGAGGACTGAGACCAAGAGAGTCCCGAAGGGACTCATCCTTGAGATCTCAGCGCCAAACCCCGTCAACCACCTTCCACTCCAGGCACCGGTCCGCGTCCATGTACACGTCACGTTTCAGCAGCTTTTTCAGGTCCCGCTCGGGAATCTTGGTTTCGCGCGTATAAATATCCTTAAATCGATCCATAAATTGGGATAGATTCTCCATCTGATCCTTGAAATCCTCAAACTTTCCCCAGGTCCCGTCCATATTGAGTTGATGAATCAATACGTACGAGTTCTCAGTCATGTGCCGAGTCCGGCCACCCAAAAGAATGAATGTGGCGGCCGAAGCGCACACGCCGTCAGCAATCGTCCGAATCTTGACGGACCTTTTCAGCGATCGAATGCAGTCCATGGCACTCAGGCCCGCGTGGAGGTCGCCGCCGTCGCTCCGAATCCAGACGCGAATTTCTGGACGCCCCTTGATGCCCAAGTCGAGATACTTGTGATTGAGTTCTAGGGCCAATTTCTTCAGTTTCATATTCAGTTCGAGGACGGTCACCTCAGCAACCTCACAGTGAAAGTACACATCAGAGCCCTGAATCTTCACGTAGGATTCCTCCTCTGAAGAGCACGGTTCGCAATTGCTTCCACACATTGTCTCTTGAGAGAAGAAATGGTCTTTGCTTTTAACCTCGACAGGGGGCTCAGATGGTTCAAAATGTCAATGTCTGAAGGTTCGAGTTCGTACTCTAAAAAGGTTTCGAAATCCCCATGCTCTATTCGGGACCTTATGAGAAGTAGAGCCTCCGTGTCTAGATTGCGGTGTGGAATTTTGTTAGAAATTGAATTAATTTTTTTGTGACGCATACACATGTTCTGGTACTTGGTCCACGTGGAACCGGGTCGGAGCTTGTTACCCAATGTGTGAGCTATCTCCGTCGCTGGTAATATACACCCCCACAGATTGAAATAGGAAAGGAGTTCCCAGTCCCCAGCATAGACCCTCGTCTCTACTACATCGGCTATGCTCAGGTAATTTGATATAATCTCCATATTCCCCTTGGAGTCTGGATAATTTTCATGTAAAATTGAGGCGATGTTCCCAGGTTCCTGAATGGGGTGACCTATATAATCCACCGGATTCACATTTGATGCCCTGCTTACCAAATGGGATATGAATTCCCTAGGCCCCTTGAAGTCATCACGACCGTCGGATGCGAACGTCAGGCTCTGCTTGACCCGCCTCAGGTCCCCGTTACACGTGGAGATGATATGGTCACTCGCGCTCGGGAAGAGGCCCTTTATGGCCGCTGGATCCGGTACAGGAAAATCATACGTCTTAATTTCAAAACTAAATTTAATTGGAATTTGTGAGATTACTACAAACAGACCATTGGTCGGAGGGCCCGTTATTTCACGGAGTCCCACGAGGTCATACACGCACTCGTACTCGTCCAGTACGACTGGTGTATTTGTTCCATGAATTTTGTTTAAAAAATCAATAGTATCCTGTTTGCTCTTCAGAATTTCAGAAGTGAGTTCAACACAGGGTGAGAGCTCTTTGTGAACCGTCCAGGTTTTGCCTATACCCGACCTGCCCATGACGCACACAGCAGGTCCCAGCTTCGTAAACTCGTGTTCATTTTTTTGGACGCCTTTAGAAAGGTAGCGATCCATGGCTGTCGATGATTCTGACGATGAGTCTCTCACGCGCCAAGTTCTTAATATGGTTCTGGAAAACAACGCAGTGTTCCCTTATTTGACTGGATATTTGGTTTTCAACGTCATGATCCTCATTCTTCTTATTTATATCTCGGTTAAGATTAGCTTGAAATGAGCGTGACGGTTTCTAGGGCCCGTAACGGCATCCACAAGTTCACGGCCGTGTTCCCAGACGGTTCCAAGGTTCATTTTGGCCGCAAGGGCTACTCGGACTATACGAAACACAAGGACCCTGTGCGTATGAAGCGTTACTTGACCCGGCACGGAGGGAGCTCCGCTCCCGGAGCGCGGGGAACCCGCTCCTCCCGCGAGAACTGGACGCGCTCAGGCGCCAAGACGGCCGGGTTTTGGGCCAGATGGATCTTGTGGTCCAGCCCAAGTCTCTTGGGGGCCAAACGCAGGACAGAAAAGGTTCTGGGGAAAAAAATCGTACTAAAGTAATAATGGGTTTCACAGACGCTCTTATGCCTATGATGTTTTTCATAATTTGCATCTTCGGTATTGCACAGTCGTCCATCACGATCAAGACGTACCTGGACACGAAAAAGGCGAAGGACACTAGCTTCAATTTTTCGGCGTTTATGCTGACCGTGTCGCTCATCGGTCTGTTTGCCAGTGGCTTCATGACGTACAAGGCGGTCAAGGGCGGGTCCAGCGCGAACGCCGCGAACGCCGCGAACGCCGCGAACGCCGCGGCCGCGAACGCCGCAGCCGAGGCGGCGGTTGCCAAGCCGAACATCGGCGCTCAGCAGATGGGGCTGGCCAATCAGCTTGAGAATGTGGCCGCCAACGCCGCTCAGCGTGCCGCCAAGGCTGCCGAGGGTGCCAAACTTGCGAATGCCCTTGGCGCCACTCTTGGTCAGTTAAAACAGAAGAATGTGTAAAGATATATGACCCCAAAAATCATAGGTCTCGCAGGTCGGGCCCGCTCAGGAAAAGACACGGTCGCGACTCTCTTCGGAAAGACGCACCGGGTCGTCAGATTTGCTCAACCCATAAAGGAGGCGGTAAAGGCCCTTTATGGATGGAGTGACGTTGCAGTGGAAACTGACATCAAGGATTCCGTAGACCCACACTGGGGAGTTTCACCGCGTTCAGCTATGGTTCAGGTGGCGCAGTCTACACGGATGTTCGTGGCGAATGACTTTTTTGTCACGCGCCTTTTCGACTCTTGGGAGGGGGACGCGATTGTGATTCCGGACGTCCGGTACAAGCACGAGGTGGACGCTATTCACGCCAGAGGAGGAATTACGATTAAAATTACACGCGAGGGCATTCATAAGCACGACATAGAGTTCACTGTCGATGAGCTAGAGACGACTTATCAGATTACCAACAATGGAACCTTACACGAGCTAAAATCTGAAATTAAACGAATTATGGGTCACGCTCTTTAAAAAAACCCAGGTGCCGCCTTTATTTGGGTTTTAGTTGTGTTATGAACTGCATTGATTTTACCCGAGATGTGGGTTTTGAGTTTATTGGCAAGGGCCCGAGACTGCGCATTATTACCGAGACTGCGCTGAACAACACCACTGATTCCCATATTCACACGACGTTTTGCCTGATTGGCCATCTGTCTAGCCTTCTGTGCCGCATATTGTTTCGCCTGATTCTGTGCTCTAGCGGCCATATTTCGCCCCTGATTCTTTGCATATGATGATGCTTTTTTGCCGGCATACATAACTAATAATGGGAGCGGCATTTATTATGTATACAATATTTTTTAGACGGTCTTCGCTGACAGGTCGACGGTCTGGGTCTGACCTGAAGCCTGGCTGGACATGGCTGCGCTCAGGACGCGCATGGCATCGGGTGTGCGGGTCGCGTCGTAATTCATCGTACAGCCAGGAGCGATGCCTATGGAACTCGCCTCGGCGAACGCATCCTGGTTGGCGCCCAGGTACGCAAACGTCCAGCCATCCTTGGTCTTTTGCTCGATCAGGTCCTTGATATGAGCCTTGGTAAACTTGTGGCTCGAATTCTCTTGGCCATCAGTCAGAATCGCGACTGATGGGTTTGAAGACCCCTTCCAGTCCTTGATGAGACGGCCAATGGCGTCCAGAAGGGCCGTCGAGCCGCGAGGCTTGTACGTCTCGCGAGAGAGAGGCGTGACCTCGCCAATCTTGGTACGCTCGTAGGTCAGCTGGTACTCGTGGTCAAACTGGATCAGGGTCAGAGACCCACCTGTAGCCTTCTGCTCATTCAAAAACGCGTTGAATCCACCGATCGTGTCGTCCCAGCAGGACTCCATAGAACCAGAGCAGTCGAGGAGGAACACCCTATCGATGCATCGAGAGGGGCCCGGACGGTCCATTGTGACGGTGCTTACTTTGATAATGAACGGGGTCTGGCTTTAACTCGGGTGACTCGCTTTGCTTTTGTTGGTGTTCTCAGCCGATGAGACTCTGGCGTCCGCATGACACTTTTTTGTGTCGCCTCGAGGAGCAATTTCATCCATCGAGGCATCTTATTGTTCCCGTACCCTTTGGGGCCATAGTTGGGAGAGTTGACCATTAATTTCAACTTAGAAATAAAATCTCCAGAAGACCTAGAAGTCTTACTTCTGATGGTCGGGGTCGGGGTTCTCGCGAACCTCCTCCACACACATAAACCTGAAGATACCTTTTACGTTTACGAACTGGGCATTCTAGAACGGGCGTACAAAGAATGGACGCGGGTATTCCCGACCATCCGTCCATTCTACGCCGTCAAATGTAATCCGGATCCAAGAATCGTAGAAACCCTTGCGAACTTGGGTTCTTCGTTCGATTGCGCAAGTCCCGCCGAGATTGATCTCGTGTTAGGAATGGGCGTCGAGCAAGAACGGATCATCTACGCGAATCCGTGTAAACGCCGTCAGGAGATTGCACATGCGAAAAACTTAAATATCAAATTGACAACCTTCGATTCAGAATGTGAATTGGAAAAACTGGCGGAGGGGGGGTGGCATCAGGTCATCCTCCGTATCCGGGCCGACGACCCAGAGGCTCGTTGCAATTTAGGAATTAAATATGGAGCCGAAAAACATGAATGGTCGGACCTCATGATGCGGTGTCAGACCCTAGGTCTTGCATTGGTTGGAATTTCCTTTCATGTAGGGTCAATGGCCAAGAACCCATCTGCATTCAAGAATGGAATTATGTTGGCCATAGAGGCTGCCGAGTTTTCCAAGAATTTCAATTTTGATCCAAAAATAATAGACATCGGGGGAGGGTTCTCATCCACCAACGTCTTTGACCTCGGTCCTGTACCTGATCAGATCAATGAAACTATTTCCAATTTAGATCCAAAATATATTTTCATAGCCGAGCCGGGAAGGTACATGGTCGAGCACATGGCGACCCTTGTGACTCCGGTCATGGGGGTCAAGGGGGAAGGGGTTACTATTTCAGAGTCTTTATACGGGGCATTCAATTGTGTACTTTTCGACCATGCCGAACCGGTGCCAGGATTTTTTACCGACGACCAATTTTTAAACGAAATTAAAAGTCAGCAGGTCCCAAGAATTTTGTTTGGGTCGACGTGTGATGGGGGTGATATAATTTCAAAACAAATTCAGCTTCCAGAAACCTTGAGTGAGGGGGACTGGATCGTGTGGCCACGCATGGGGGCTTACACGTCAGCAGCAACCACCCGGTTCAATGGTATACCATTCAACGAGCGGCCAATATTTGTAGTTAAGGAGTAGTTCAGTCATTTAATCAATGGAAACGGCCGATGTCGCAGGTTTGATAATTTTCGTGGGAACGGTCGGCGCGTACACGTTCATCCTCTTGGGGTGCCTAGAAAGGAGTCTCAAAAAGGTGGATCGAGTTGTGAAAAAGTGCGAGGAGGATTCCAAGTATGTCAATTAAGGCGTATAGGCGCCTATAAATCAAATGTTCGCCACTTCGAACGCACAGGAGCTCAAGGCGCTTTCGTACAAGTGCATCTTTGACAAGAAGAGCCCCACTTCCGGGCGGGTTGCATCCGCCATCATCTACGCGATTGTCCGCGCGGGTGAGATTATTGACTGGTGGTTTCCTGTTAAGGCTACGGAGCCCGTAAAAACCAAGTAAAATGATCTACGTCATCCGTGACATCCAATACGACTGCAACTTGGTATACGTAGAGACGCGCGAGGAGGCGATCAAGATTTGCGCCGAGATGCCAGGCGTGTTCACATGGGAACCACTCGATCTGTTTAGTGATGAGGATCGTCTTTAAGAATTCTGGGGGATCATGGAGTTTATGAAATAAGTGATCGCATTCTTTTATTCAAAAAAGGTTTCACAATGATTACTACGAGCTCTACAATAGGAGAAGGGTTTGTGATTATGATCTTTCTGAGGCGTTCCGAATATTTTGATGATATGAGGTGAGCTAGGCTCGTGGCGACGCCAATCTCGAACATGTGTTTGGCAGAAAATCCTTCAGCATCAAAAATCCATATCCAATCACCTGAGATTTGCGAAAGACTGTTGTCGTAATGGAACAAGATACCATCGCGATCCCAGTATCGAGTCGCCTCGGCTGGTTTCGTATACATCACGACGGTACCGTCTTCCAAGTTTTCAAGTCGTTTCAGCGAATGACTCGTCGGGTCAAGTGCACACACGGGGCACTCCATTATTTTGTCGCCTACAATATAATGAACGGTATTGTACATCAGACCGTAAATCTGAGTATCCTCGTACAGGCGCTATCAGGGCTGTATACTGTACAAGTCATAAACGTTCCTGAACCGAAATTACTAGCAGATGTTGTTCGCCTCGAACTTCTCGTGACTGCCGTGCAATTTACGTTCTACGCGACTCTCATTCGCAATCACTCCATAGAGACGATGGCAGTTGCGCGATATTACGACTGGGCTATCACGACGCCCTTGATGCTCATAAGTCTGTCGTCGTATTTGATTTACAAAAGAGGAGAAATGTCAGAGGGTGGAATTCTTGACGTTATTCGAAAATACAAATCACAGGTGATACGGATCGTTATATTCAACGCAATCATGCTCCTGGCGGGTTACTTGGGGGAGATTGGGGTTATACCACGTGAATATGCACTGATTATAGGCTCGGTTGCTTTCATAGCTGCATTCCGGATAATATACAAAGAAATGGGCGGGGCCGGAAGTAGTCTTTTCAATATTGTAGCTGTGGTATGGGGTTTGTACGCGGTGGCATATATGTTACCGAATGTACAGAAGAATGTAATGTATAACGGACTCGATCTCGTGTCTAAAAACCTTTTTGCAATTATACTCACAAACGAAATTAAAAAATATAATATGATATAAATATAATGAAAGAGGTGGTCGAAGAAGTCATCGAGGCGATTGAAGAAGTGAAGGAGGTGATCGAGACGATCGAAGAAGTGAAAGAGACGGTCGAGGAAGTCATCGAGACGGTCTCAGTCGAAGTAAAAAAGGCGCATGGTATTCTGTCAAGACTGCTCGCGTGTTTTAGAGGTGAGGATCGTGTGTAAATTAATGGATGTAAAAACGAAATGGGACATGGTCGTCAATGACCGTGCCTTTCGACGAAAATTCACAGGCTGTAAGGGCGATTACGACATTTCAAAGTGTCGCAGAATCGTACATCCGAAAGGGACACTGTACGTGCCCATCTCGGATGACGAGGGTCATTTCATGGCGTACGAGTTTGTCGGGTCGGGCGTCATACGCGTTTTCGATCCGGCGCACCCGAAAAGCCGGTACAGCGGTCACGTCGACCGTGCCCATATTTCAAAATTATCCGGACGCCGAGTCGTGGTGTGCAAGGACCATCCTCAATGGCACGAAGAGGATACGTTCTGTGCAACGTGGACACTCGCGTGGCTTCGGCCCGACATGCGTCACCTCACGGAACGGTGTGGCTCTTAGAGACTGTGATCTCATGAATATGTATATGGAACGGATATTCATAAAATACTGCATAGGCGCATATACTTATGGAACGATGAGAACCATCGCCTACGCACCCCCTCTTAAAAAGGACGAGTACGTGACCGAACGTATTGGATGCATATTGGTTTATACACTTTCATCACCATTTATGGCTCCAGGGTATCTTTTCAAGGATCTCAGGAACCTCGAACACCGCGTGCGCAAGATGCCCGGACCCATCGACCGGAGTCCATGGTCTTAGAAACATCACGCGCTTGAATACTCAATGGTAAAGTACTTGAGCTTAACAGATTCTCAATATCTATGCGGAATATTAGCCCTCCCAGTGAGTATGATTCGCGCGGGTGTCGAGTGTTTCCGCGCGGTGTGCTTCCCACCTGTCAACACGGACTTAGAGACTGTGACCTCTTGAACACTAAATGAGCCTCTCGGCACTCTGCAAGGTTTGCCTGTACTACAACCCCGGTGACAAGACGTGCGCCCGCTCGATCGTGGCCGTGAGCAAGGGAAAGGTCTTCCACGATTACGCCAAGGCGGTCCGTCTCGACAAGAACCGATGCGGGCCGAAAGGCAAGTGGTACGACGAGGTCATGGGGCCGGATGGCCTCTCGAAGAAGACGGTACTCGATGATCTGTTTGAAGATTTTGATATGTAATTTTTATGTTCCCTAATATAAATGGACTTTTACACTTTGATATTCTGGATTGGTTTTCTGACCCTGATCATCATTCACGCGCAGATGCTCAACACGAGCACGCGCCACGCGGTCATTTCGATCGTCGCCGCGTCAGCGATGTTCCTAGGCTCAAAGATTGGGAGGGAGTTTTTAGGCATTAGTATTTAAGGCTTTGTTGCGCATTGTTAGTAAGAAATGATATTCACTTGGCTAGAAGACGATGAACTTCGCGAAATCGGCTGGTCCGAGGATCACATACGCACGGGCCTCGTGGCTCAGGTCGCGGCTTTCTTTTTCGTGAAGGACGAGGGTGATGTGTACAATGTCCGGCGGCACTTTATGCGCGGTTCGTACGACTGCGAAGAGAACGTCACGTTTCGTGGCGAGGAATGGGCCGCTCTCATCACGACGTGGATTTAGACGAACTTGACGTTCATGAGGTCGCGACGGTAGACGGTTCTACGGTTGATGGGGTCTTTAAATACAACGTCAGACCCTTTCATTCTCAGAATTGTACGCCATGGCACGGGGTTACTGTGAGGCGCTGCAATCCTTCTATGTGTTGCCGCCAGACCTCCTATAGATTTTTTGGTGTAAAATGTACGTTTGCTACGCATCGCACCGTTGGCCTGTAGACGTTTTTTGATCACCATGACCGCCTCGTTTCCGGACTTGAAGTTATTATACGACACGGGGTCTGAGGCGTTCGCCGGGAGCTTTATTTTGACGAAGTTCTGGTGGACCGTGTGAGGACGAGCCGCGAGCCATTTTTTAAGAGCACCGGACGCCTTGGAGTAGTTGGGGGCGGAGGCTTGATTGTTGTTCGAGTTTGAGTTTGATCCATAAACCAAGCCCGCAGAGGGATTAGAGTTCGAGTTCGAGTTCGAGTTAGAGTTCGAGTTGTTATCCGTGATCCAAATCGACGACGGACGATTGGTCCACGTGCGCCCCGCCCGTGCGAGTCTTCGGAGAGCCGCCTTCGCCACAATTTCCTGATTTGTGGTTTTGTTGCGGCGACGGATAAGTTCCATAGCATGGTTGAATAACTTTTGATCGTTCCGATCATTACCGTGCAAGAGTACGGCTGCAAGCCACCGCCTTGATTGATTCGCCAAGTTTTCACGACGATGGATAGGTCCTGACATTTATAATATCCGCATACAATAAAATGACTCACACCAATGCCCGTCTGGCCCGCCTTCGTACACTCGTCGCAAAGACGAACGCGTCAGGCCCTGGACTCACGAACGCCAACAAGCGGCAGATGAACACCATCCTTTCCGTTGTGAATTACGACACACTCAATACGAACAATAAAAGATTGTACAACCGGGCTTTAAATGCGACTATTGGAAATGTTGAAATGAAGCGCATCTCTGGGAAAAAAGTGGGGCGCATCTTGAACAAAATAGAGGGTCCTTATTAAAGTCGTCAAGTGCTTGAAAATATAAGATGAACCCACAAATATGGGGCCAATTGCCATATGATCTCATCGAACGGGTAGCCTCGTTCGCTGATTTTGACGCGCGCCGGGCCCTAGGATTCCTGCCCCGGAGGCTCCCACGCTCGGACTTTGTGCCGCGGCCCATCAAGCCCACGACCTTCAGGTACTTTGCGGCGCTCAAGAAGCTCCTGTACATCAACTTTGACGAGTCATACGACGTGTTCACGTGGGAGGTTTATGACGGTATAGAACCAGAAGGCGACGTGTGGTTCCATGGGCCGAACGCGTCGCACAGAGGCGTTTGGCGCGGTCTCGATAGATTCATGGAATTTGACAAGAAAGGGGGTAACTTTGAGTTCCACTTTGCGGGGGCGCCAGAAATAATCTCGGCCTAAAGTATGACGCCTCCTCGTCATGTTGTCATGTACATCCCCCAGGGTGCGGGTTTCACCAAGGCGAACCTGAAGGAACTCGAGCGCATCGCTCGATGGATTAAGGATGCCCAGAGCTATGGTCTGAACATTACGGAGCCCAGACAGCAGTCCACCGCGATCCTGAAACGGATAAAGGCGAATGGCGGCTACCCAAACATCGCGACTATGCAGAAAGTCATGATGCCGTACCTCCTGAAGTTCCGCAAACTGAACAAGGCTCTCAACTCCAACAACAGAAACCTCGGAAATGAGAGACGCGACGCCATGTATCGCCGCGTCCAGAATGCGGCTGGAAAGTTCAAGGCGCTCCGTAACGTCGCGGCGCTGCGTCGCCCCCCGAGCCCCGGTTCACGTCGGATGGTAAGCCAGCACAACGTCGGTACGCTAGCCTCTTTGATGCGTCCATACATGCTTGCCGGTTCCACGCCCGTCACGACGACCTATAACCGGTTCATGGCCGGTCCTCCTCGGCCACGCGTCCCACGCACGCCGAAACGCAAGTCCCCGAGTCCTAATCGCGCTGCGACGGTTACCCGTTCAGGTCGTCGGTCCGTGAAGCCCCGCACTTAAAAACGTGTCCTGTGAGGCCCCGGGGGCTTCGGACGTAAGTTCAACCCACCTTCAAAATGGAACGCCTCGCCAAAGTCAACGAATCCCTGAAGCTTGCGGCGGGAATTCCACAAAACAAATGGGACTACGGGAAGATGCGTGACATGCACGAGAACCATTTCAAGGACACCATGAAACGGCTCGAGGCTCATAAGAACAAAATATCAGAAGTAGAGGCCAAGTGCCGTCTTCGTGGGGTTGAAGAGACTGAAATTCAAAAGGAAGTGCATCGATCATTTTCTCATCAGCATATTCAACTTCTGGAGGGGGTCATCTCCGCAAAAAAGACACTGGCCATGATGGATGTGGGTTCCGTCGAGGAGTTGACGCGTCAGAAGATCGCGATACTCGAAGAAATCGTGTCGTGTGAGCCTCAGGAGCTTCCCGCACACGTCTAAAATTACCCAAAACTGACCGAGACGACCATGGCCTGTACCCTCGCCAAGTTTGCCACCGTTCCCATCAAGTATGCGCCTAAGCGCAAGTTCCTTGAATTCGCCGCGCCTCAGTGGAAGAACAAGCTCGGCGAATTCAGTGATCCGGACGTCCTGAGTTGGATTAACAACCTTTATCAGGACAAGGCATTCCCTACACAAAAAGACTTTAACAAGGCCTATGACGCTGCATCAGCCGCGGGCCTCATGCCGTGCGCGGGCGTCTCGTGGCGCAACAAGACCATGGTCTTGAACAAGGAGGACGTTGATAATTTTGAAGAGGAATTCAAGGGTGGGGCTTTTGAGGGGTCGCAGACCGCCGCACAGAAGACGCTGATGAAGATGCGGGCCGCTTTGGAGACGGGCGAGAAGGTGATCTTTGTATATTGAACCGCATATTGCTCCCTATACCTATAGGTCTGAAGCCCATTTTGTTATAAAATGCACGAGCTTCTGGAACCGATTCAAGCGTCACCGTCTTTAGTCCCCTTTGGCGCGCGTTGTCTATTATGCGTTCCATGAGCACCCTCCCTATTCCACGCCCTTTATTCGTCCCTATGAGTCGTATGCGCACGTCACCCTTCTGGTTCCTTTGGTTCTTGTTAATCAGAGCAAAACCGACCAACTGTCCGTTCGTATTGGTCACAGTGTAGTGTCGGTTACTGAACTTGTAAGCCTCCCTGAACCAATTGCGATTTATGGTTTCACGCACGAGTCTACGAGCGTCACGTCGCAGACTCTTGTTGAGAAGTTTGTTTGGGCCTAGGATGGCCAAGTTGTTCATTAATTTAAGTAGAGAATTTAACGGTCACGAGCCCACTCCTTCTCGAGGTCCACGATTTCCTGAAGCGCCTGCTTGTCGCGGTCCGGCTGCGTGATATCGGCGTACTCGGCCTCGAGCTTCGTGAGAGGCGCGCGCAGTTCCGCGTGCTCGGCGCGCTTCCGGGTCAGCCGCTCCTCGAGGGCCTTGATCTCGTCCTCGAGCTTTACGACTGGCGCGTGGTCAAAAGCCTTGAGTTCATTGTTCTTCGCCTTTCGCGCCTCCTTGTCCACCACGCACTCCTTGATTTCAGCGCGTTTCTGAGCCATCCACTCGCCGTGAATCTTCCACTGCTCATCGTGATTCATACCGCGCCAGCGTCTCTTGGCAGCGGCGAACGCCTCCCAGGCCTGCTCACGAGCCGCATCGACGCCAAACTCGTCACGTGCCGAATCGATGTCGCGATGATACTCTTCGACCCCCTCATAGATCATGTCGTAGCTACAGGGCGGGTAGCCCTCGTAATCCTCTGGACCCGTCTCAAAGTCGGCGTCTCCACAGCACACAAAGCCATTCTCGTCTTGGTCGATGGAAATTCCCCAACCCATACTTTGCTAACGCATCAAGCCTTTAACCGTTTGGCGGGTCGGACGGCGTTGCGTGCGCGTCTGAGGGCGTTGTTGGCCGCGTTCTCACCGTACTGCATTCTCAGGTTGTTGGCCATGTTCCGAGCCTCAACAAGTCTGCCCTGACCTTCATTACTGCGACGCGCATTGTAATTGAGACGCGCGATCCGGAGTGCGTTTCTATTGAGATTCTCAGTGTTGGCCCGACCGCTGAGCCGAGCCATCGTCTTACGATATCCTCGGCCGCGCAGTCCTATTGCGTTATTGTTGGGCGCGTAGTACATGTTTTTGAAAGCCTTCTGAATAACCTTGGCGGCCCGGGCGGGACGGCGCGGCTCGTTTCTAGCAACAGCAGCCGCCCGTGAACGACGGGCCATCTCCTGTTTGATGGCGGCAATCTGAACCCTGTATAAATTCTTGTAAGCCGCTGGCATATTCATCGTAGCGACGGCCATCTGACGACCCCCCAGTTCCTCCATGAGATTTTCATTGTTTCGGTTGCGGTACATTTATTATTTGTACATAATAAAATAGATGAAGCCCCGTCATGTGACTCTGCGCCGCGCATGGCCTGAACGGTACTTTACGGGCCTGAGCCGGTCTATGAAATTAAGAAGGGAATTGGAACTCATGAGGAGACGCAGGGTGCCCTATAGCAAGTTGCGGCTGGGACGGTCGAACAAGGGTGGGACGAAACAAAAGTCAAAATGGACTCTATTATTTCACAAGACCTATCCAGGTTTAAAATTCAATAAGGAGGCTATTGCTCGGCGAACGGGAATCAGCCGCTCGACGCTCAACACGGTCTACAACAGAGGCTTGAAGGCGTGGAAGACGGGTGGGAGCCGCCCAGGAGCGACGGCACCTCAGTGGGCGGTGGCGAGAACATATAAATACGTCCTCGTCACAAAGGGAAAAGCGCCTAGGGCATGGTACGTGGGGCGCGCAGATCCGGATAACAACTTGAGATCACACAGATAGATATTTCAGCGCGCCTTGCGTGTCCTTGGCGTTCAGGAACGCGCGCAGCCTCGCCATGCGCTCGCTCAAGTTCTTGGCCCCGGACGACTTGAGGTAATTGTGCCAGTAGGCCTCAGCCCAGTTGGCTTGATAACTGTAAACGACGGCATTGAACTTGGCGTCGTTTGCAATACGGACAGCCTTGCGGGCGTTGCGGATGTACTCGCGTTGGACGGCGTTCATGGTGTTTTCAGGTTGATTTGACATCGGCGAGGAGTCCCTATGGGTCACTGGACACGTTTTTTCAAGAATCTTCCCGGCGCCCCGTGAAATATTCATGAAGTTCCTTGGTCAATCTCAGACCCCGTCGGGTCAGACACGTCACTCCTGAATTTGAAATTGAAATATCCAGACACGGGTCAAAACTATTTTTGGTCAAAATTTCCCAGCGTTCTTTGTACCGACGGTCCTCGAAGCGCCCGTGCCAGTGGTGAAGTATAGTACCGGGGACGTATGAAACCTTGAGGCCTTTACAGGCCCGTTGGTAATCTTCGAGGAGGGTCATATAATTGGCGTGAATGGTACCGGGTGCAGAGTCCTTGACGCGCCCGATCCACGCGAGTGCCATGTGCCGATCACCAGATCCCATGATGGCCCAGTCGATGAGGCCGTTCATCTGCTCAAACGCCTTGCGTGTACACGCCCAGCCGTATCCAGGGTGCCAAAAGCCGTACCGGTCCGTTTTCGTGTACGGCGTTCCACTGTCCCGGTGCATGTACCCGAACCCCTTGTCAATCTTGAGGGACTCTCCGGTGGGTCCGAGATTCACGGCCGTCTGGAACAGCTGGACGATGTCATATGAGGACTGGAGCTCTGACAGAGTGTCCTGGACCCAATTTACGTTCAAAAATGTGAGATCCGCGTCGACCCACGCCATGTACTTCCAGTCTTCTGGAAACTCGGTGACCGCCAGATTCACAAGATTCTCCTTTATCCAAACGGGGTGTGTGGTTTGTAGTTTCAAGTGGCGCCACACGGGCAGGTCCGGGAGGGGGTCTGGGCCCAGAGCCTCTGAGACGACGATCCTGATACCTTGCGTCTTGGCAATTCTGTTTACGAATTCAATGAAAAGGCTACGCCGGCGCTTGAAACCACAAAAATTGAAATAGGGCAAAACCACGTACAGAGGGTCTGGAGTCGACCGACAACACGGCATTCTATATTTAACCCATTTAATTATTTCGTCTCGTGCCGATCCATGAGAAAGTCGGCCGTATCAAGGAACATACACAGTTCCCATATCGATCCAATAGTCGGGCACCATGTGTTGGACTCGTCACCAAAATGGATCGGGTGCCAATTTGGCAAAAATTTCGCCGTCACCAAGTTCTTCATGCAATCGTCGACGAACACGTGCGACTGAACCTTTGAAAAGTCCATGTAGGCCCGAGCCTCTGGCTTGAGCGGCGATTCCATGATATTGTCACCGGGGCAACGCAGATTTACCTGGTCACTGATTGCCCGGGCGACCCGACCACCCCAAACGGCCGGTGCGTTTGTGAAGAGTGTCACGTTCCAGCCCTTCTTTGTGAATTCTGAAATCTCCTTAGCCTCGAGTTGGAACTCTGTACCGTATATGACCTCGGCCAAGTGGTCCAAAAGGCGCTTGTCGTACACTTTTTCGTTGAAATCGCTCGTGTCAATCTGAAAAGCCTTGGAGAGACCACGAGCCGTGTGACCGTGCGTCATGTACAGGACGCGGTTGACGTCGCGGGGGTTCTTAGCCTCTGGGAGCTTCGAGGCGACGTACTTTACACAATTGTCCTGGACGTGCGCGAGGAGGAGAGGAGATCTCAAAACCACGCCGTCGATATCCAGTAGAAGCGACTTTATGGCCATCTTATTATTCAAACAGCTTAATTCTCTATATAAAGGTGTGCCTTGTTGGATGTGTACAATGGCACTCAATGTCACTAAGCTGGTACCTCATGCAATTCTGCCTACGCGCGCCACCCCAGGTGCCGTTGGGTATGATCTGTTCAGCATTGACAATTACGTCGTACTCCCTGGCCGCCGCGTGGTCGTCTCGACCGGTATCACCGTCAATCTCCCGCCAGGAACTTATGGACGCATTGCACCTCGCAGTGGATTGGCCGTGAAGCACGGTCTGGACACTCTGGCGGGCGTCATCGACCCGGACTACACGGGCGAGGTCAAGGTGGTTCTTCAGAATCTGGACGTCAACCAGCCGTTCGTCATTCGTCCGGGGTACCGTATCGCTCAGCTGATTCTTGAGCAGTGCATCACGCCCGAGGTTGACGAGGTACCGGGCGAATGCACGGGCCTCGTCACGGAGCGCGGCGCGGCGGGTTTCGGCTCGACCGGAATTTAAATCAATATAATAATTAGAACATGAATTTTGTGACCTATATTATTCTTGGGGTCCTCGGGGTTTTCATAGCCGCCACTATACTACAAAACGTCATGCAAACTGACTTTTTCAGGTACGGAGGGTCAAACAAATTGATTCTCTCTTTAACACGGGATATATCCCAAGAGGGTAGAAAGTATGGGCCGCGCGTTTTTACGTTTTGGAACCTTTCGCACATTCTTTATTTTGCACTAGGATCGTACCTTTTTCCAGATAAAAGACTTTTACTGTGGATGCTGGGCCTCGCGTGGGAGATTGGTGAAAGTTTTACAGGGGTCATGAACCCTCTGGATATTTTATGGAACAGTATAGGTATTTTAATCGGTGCTGTACTTAGAAACATACAGCCCTAAACTCACAAGTTATGGCCACCTTCCAAGCCGTCGCATGGGACGGTCAGGATCAGGACGACCAATTTACGATCAGAATTTTTGGTCGTGCCGAGGACGGCAGATCCGTCTCCCTCGGGACGAAATTTAATCCATACTGTTTCGTCAAGACGGACAAGGACTTGAAAGGATTCATCAAAAGCACTTTTTGGCGCAACCTCGTGTCGTGTGAGGTTCACCGCGGCAAGGATCTATGGGGGTTCCAAAATGGCGAGCTCTCCCGCTTTTTGAAGGTGACTTTCAAATCGCACAGGGCCCTCAGAAGTTTTGCGTATTGCGTGGACAACAACAAACACTCGGAACTCGCCGGGTGCCGGATGTACGAATCAAACATCGACCCAGTCCTGCGATTCATGCACGTGTCTGGATGTACATCGACCGGATGGATCGACCCTGGACTTTGTGAGCCTGACGCCGAGTCGACGTGCCAGGTGAATCTGTGGGCGCCCAACTGGAGATTCATCACTCCTTTGGTCCGGGACGACTTTGCGCCTCTACGAATCATGTCGTTCGACATTGAGTGTTACTCGAGTACGGGAGCGTTTCCGGACCCCAAGAACCCTCATGACGTCGTGTTCCAGATTGGCATGACGACCAAGGAGTTTGGGAAAGAGGGATTTCTGGACCGCAAGTGCATGTGTCTCAAAGAGACTGCTGGACCGGACGTGGAGTCTTTCGCGACTGAGAAGGAGCTTTTGAAGGCGTTCGAAAAGTACCTGATCAAAATCGATCCGGACATTATCACGGGGTGGAACATATTCGGTTTCGATTTAGAGTTTCTCATCGTACGAGCGACGATTCACTGCGGGCTGAGCCCCGTCTGGGGCCGCATCCGTGGGGAGGTGGCGGCGCTCGTGGAGAAGAATCTGAGTTCGAGCGCTCTGGGAAACAACGAGCTCAAGATGGTGCCCATGAAAGGCCGGTACGTTTTCGACCTGTTTCAGGATGTGAAGCGTGAGCACAAGCTGGAGAGCTACAGCCTCAACAACGTCTCCAAGTGGTTTTTGAAAGATCAAAAGAACGACATGCCGGTCAAGGAGATTTTCAGACGGTACAGGGATGGAGACGCGGCTGAGCTAGGCGAGGTGGCCGAGTACTGTATTCAGGATACGGTCCTGCCTCACAAACTCATGGAGAAGCTGTGCCAGATTCAGAACCAGGTGGAGATGGCCAAGGCGTGTTGGGTCCCCTTGGCGTTTCTGAGCGAGCGCGGTCAGCAAATCAAGGTGTTTTCACAAATGGCCAAGAAGGCCCGGGAGCTCAATTTCATCATTCCGACGTTCCGGAGGCCGAACGGTCCTGACGAAGGCAAGTACGAAGGTGCGACGGTCCTGGAAGCGCAGACGGGTGCGTATTACGGTCCAATCACAGCCCTGGATTTCGCGAGTCTGTACCCGAGCATAATGTGCGCCGAGAACCTGTGTTATTCAACGCTGGTCATGAACGCCCGGTACGACAATCTGCCGGGCGTCACGTACGAGCAGTTCGGGCCTCATCGGTTTGCGCAGACCTCGGGAGAGAAACCTATAGTTTCTCTCCTCCCCACGATCCTCACGGACCTCAAGGCGTTCCGTAAAAAGGCCAAGAAGCTCATGGCCCTCGCAGAAGGGACATCGATGGAGGCGGTTTACAACGGTCAGCAACTCGCCTACAAGATCAGTATGAACTCAATCTATGGGTTTACGGGAGCATCGAAGGGCATGCTTCCGTGCGTCGCCATCGCAAGTACAGTTACGATGCGAGGCCGGCAAATGATTGAAGAGACCAAGAACTACGTCGAGGCGAACTTTCCGGGTGCAAATGTGAGGTACGGGGACACGGACTCAGTGATGGTCGAGTTTGACGTGCAGGGCCGCAAGGGCCAAGAGGCGATAGACTATTCGTGGGTCCAAGGCGAGCTGGCCGCTGAGCAGTGTACGAAGCTCTTCAAGGCACCGAACGATCTGGAGCTTGAGAAGGTTTATTGCCCGTACTTTTTGTACTCGAAGAAGCGCTACGCCGCCAAGATGTACGAGAAAAACAAGGTGGGCCAGATCGCCTTCAAGAAGATTGACGTCAAGGGCCTACAGGTTGTCCGGCGTGACAGCTGTCCATTTGTGAGGGAAACCCTAAAAAAGCTTCTGGAGATGGTTCTCGAGTCGAGCGATCCCACGCCCGTCATCACAGAGGCAAGGGAGGCGGCCAAGACCCTGATTCAAGGAAAGGTGCCTATAGAAAAGTTGCTGATGAGTAAGCAACTGGCGTCCGAGTACAAGGTGCCGATGCCTCATGTGACGGTCCGCGACAAGATCAGGGCACGAGCGCCAGGTTCAGAGCCTCAGCAAGGCGATCGCGTCCCTTTCGTGATCGTCAAGGGAGAAGGGAGAATGTACGAAAAGGCGGAGGACCCCGCGTGGGTCCGTGAGAAGAATGTACCGCTTGATTTCCAGTACTATTTCACGAACCAGTTCAAAAAGCCGGTACAAGATCTTCTTGAACCTCTCGTCAGTGCAGACTTGATTTTCGACAAGAAATTCATGGCCAAGACGGAGAGCACGACGGAGGTGGCGGCGCGAAAGGCGTTTCTGTCCATGTTTTCCAAAAAGGCTACATAAACGTTCAAGGCTCTGAAAAGACAAGTCAAAATGGAGCAGCAGATTCTCCAACTCATAGAGGAGGAGGTATCACGCCGGGTCGGGCTCCGGATATCGGTCATGTTGGATTTCATAGCCAAAACGTATCAGTTGCCTATAGAGCAACTTGTGAAAGACACGTCGGCTATAGAGTGTGTATTTTGTAAAGGAATTCTGAAAAGCAAGAAGCGATGTCTCAAGCAACCACTCGAAAATGGGTACTGTGGGTTTCACCAGTGTCAGGTTCCCAAGCCGCAACCTAAACTCGTCGAAAGGGTCAAGGCGCCTTGGGAAGTTTAGTTAGAGATTTGAGAGCTCTAAAAAGCAATGAGCAAGTCGGAGTTGCTACTGACGAGCCTCTCTAAATTTTTTGATGTACCAGAGAATCGTGAGAAACTTCACGATATTCTGGGACACCGCAGGGGCATCTCCCTACGCAAACTCGAGTGGTTCGTGACGAATTACGCCAAGGCGAACCACGTGACGTACACCACGCCGACCGGCAAGATGTTCACGGTCCACGTAGCCTACAAGTCGAGCCTGGATGGGTACAGTAAGAAACTGTTCGACCCCTTTTGTCGAACGGAACGCGTCGAGTTCCATGGGTTCACGACGACGTGCGCACAGCTCAACTTTCTGAAATGGTGTATCCAAAATGGTATAATAGAATACCTTGAGAAGGTCCCATCTATTAAACATAAGGAAGACGAGCAAACCCACCCTGAAACTCGAGAAGAGTATAACCATAGTAAAACAAATACAGATTGTATCCCTGTGAAATTTGCGTTGCATAGCTCGGGTTGAACACCAATGTCAGCGTCGTGGTCTGCGAATTTAACTTTGAAAAATTGAGGTAGCCTCCCTGATTATATTCACGGGGGGTGAGACCAAACGAATAACTATAGATGCTCTTTGAAGGGATGGAAAGTCCATGCTCCAAAGGTTGTTTGAACGTGTAGTACAACGACCCTTGGAACGTGCTCAGAATATCAACATTGTTAAGTGTAATTTTAGCAGTATCAATAACGTCGACATAGTTGGAGACGCCCGACGGGAAGTTGAGCTGAACACCCGTCTGAATGTACTGGGTCGTGTAACCGTAATTGTAACGCGAATCTGAATAAAGACCTGTCGTAACGTCTTCGTAATTCTTGTTCCTAAAGAACCACGCGAGTGTTTGGACAGGGAAGGATGCTGTGAGCTGAAGCTGAGGATTTCCGGCCGAGAATGTGAGGGTAGACTCTCTCTTGACGCGATTCACAATGTACTTGAGGGGTGTGTTTGTGTAGTACAGCTTTTCCGCATTTTCAAGCAGAATTTCTTCAGTCACGAGTTTTGGAAGCACCAAGTCGGTCGTATGGGGCGCGGCTACGTTGCACCACCATGTGTTTGGCTGGAAGGTGAAGCGCACGTAGAGCCGCTGATTCCACATTGCGCAGAGAGGGAAGTAAGGGCGACGGAGGCGCTCATCGTCTTGGTCGTTATGAGACTTGCGTCGGCAAAAAAAGAACTCGAGGGGAATGATATAATCCGTCGCGACCTGTGAGTTGATGTTTGAGCCACCGACAGCCTGAAACATACCAGTCTGTTCATCGGCATCCAGAAATATCTGATCACGAATAATGTACCAGTCGTCGTAGAGGGTCTCGATGACAGTCTCGTTGACGAGGAGATCGACTTGCTTTATCAGCGCGCGGCCAAGCTGAGCAGAATACTGCGAGCCTGGGGGCAAGGCGGGCATCGTCACCTTGAGATACATGTTCGATAGGAGATGGCCAAGCTCTGTAGGTAAGAGCTCCAACTGAATCGTCTGATTATGATAGGAAGGATTGGGCGGCGGGAGGGGGATGACGCGCTGATACATCACAGAGTTTGTATATCTCTTGAAATCTGGGTTCCACTGTGACTTTGTGAAATCTTCGAGAAGCAGATGATCTTCCTGCGGCCCGATGGCGTTGAGAGCCAAAACAGACGCCGAGCTGAACCCGCGGCCTTTCACGTCTTCAAAAGGGCCCGTTTCGAGAGCCTCGTATTTGAAGCCGGTGTTCAAGTCTCTGAGCTGAAAAGATGATGCGCCGCCCCGTACGCTTTCGTTTATTTCTATGTTAAATTTCTGCGTCGCCGCGCCCGTTTCAAAATTCGTAAACTTGGCGGGGACAAAGGTGCTCAAGAACCCTGGTTCCTTGACGAGACCTGTACTGTTGATTGGTCTAACTGTGTTTTGAGGGACAGTACCATCCAGGGGCTCTAGAATTGCAAACATAATCACCTGTAAATAAGTGCCGCCAGCCGATGTGAATTTGCCCTGTGAAAAGGTTTTAGGGGCGGTCACGTATCGCGACTCGTCGGTATACGATACGACCCTAAACTTGGGCTGAAGTCCTGTGAGGTTTTCCACGGTCCATCCAGGTCCGAAGCCGCTCGGCGGCATATCTGTAAAGTTGAACTGAAGAACATTCTGAGTGACGATATAGTTGCCGTTTATAGGTCCCTGCCGTTTCATAGCCGTGTAATCAATCTGACTAGGTGGATAAAGAATAGCACCCGTGACGGCCTGGTAAGGTGCGATGGACTGTTCCGTATCCGACTGAATCCTGAACGACCAAATATAAGGTTCAGAAGTAGTCGCTGAAATTGGAGCCGTTCGTGAACCCATGTCCAAGTTGAAGTCGGCACCTTCGGGCATTACTGCGAGTTGGCCACTCATACCCGTCATTCCAGACACCGTCCAGCCTTCTTTGATGTACTCTCGCTTCTGGTTGAGTGTTGTGGCGTAAAATGTCACATAGTCACCACCTGAAAGTAAATAGAATCCGTTAACTTCTATCGGGGACAAAACTACATTCACGCCTTGGACAGGGGCGGCGGTCGGCGGCTCGACGGGAGGAGGAGGCTCTACGTCATTTTTAAACAAGTTCACAATTTCCTTTTGAATTTTGCGTTCAAAATTGAGAACATCTTCAAAAGCTTTGGGGACCTGATTTTTGAAAAATTTGAGCACCGGCGCCTGTACTTTGCGTTCGAGGTCAAGCACCTGCTCAGCCATCTCTAGATTTCACGTAGGTTATTTTTCCACATCTGTACCACAGTCAGGGCCTTCAGATGCGCGTGCTCTTGGCGTTTGGCTGTACAGAGCGCTTCGAGCTTCGCCACCTCCTCCTTTGTGTACTGATACGTCTTGATATCCATGAGCTTCGACCACAGCGTCTCGTCGTACTTTTCACGCCGAAGCTGGGTGTGAATCTGGTCCAATGGAACATTGAAGACGTGGAGACGTGGGGTCACCGCCACGTCGCGAATAAACCTAGCCTTTTCAGACAGCCAATTCACCTCCGCCTCGAGCTGTTTGAGCTGCCACGCCTTGCGCTTCTTGTACGTCCCTATCCGAACCTCCAGATAGTCCACGATGATCTCCTCCGGGCTATTGTACTTTTTGACCGCTCCGTTAGGTCCAATTAAGTGCATATTGGAGGTGTGAATCGTCTTGGTCATCCCGAGCTCCTTGACGGGGTCTTCCATCGCGCCTGCGATCCCACCCCAGATGAAAAAGTCGGGGACCGTCTCGGTCGAGTGATTCTCGTACTTCTGAATTGTGCCCTTTTCAACCAGCGCATCCAGGTGCTCCTTGAAGTCCTGAATCCACATGCCCGGCGGCAACTCCGTAACGTGCCACCGAGACCCCTCGGCTTGCACCACCCCCTCAAGAACCCATGTGTGATCCTTCGTCTTGGTCACCTTGCCCTTGAACCCCTTGAAGTGCGGAACCATCGGAGCCATCGCCACCTGATCGAGTGCACACTGGATATTGTGCTTGATGATTTCGATGTCGTACGGTGGCACGTAGCAGCTGAATCCGGTACCGATACCTTCCGCGCCGTTCACCAGAATCATCGGCACAATCGGGGCGTAAAACTCCGGCTCCACCTGCTGACCGTCATCCATCACGTATTTCAAAACAGAATTGTCATATGGATCGAAGATCTTGCGCGTCTGTGGACTCAACCGCGTGAAGATGTAACGGGAGCTGGCCGCATCCTTGCCACCCGCCAGCCGCGTCCCAAACTGTCCAGAGGGCTCGAGGAGGTTGAGGTTGTTGGCGCCCATGAAATTCTGAGCCAAATTCACGATCGTGCCCTGTAGACTCGCCTCGCCGTGGTGATACGCCGTCTGCTCCGCGATGTATCCAGCCAACTGCGCCACCTTCATGTCCGCCGTCAGGTTCTTCTTGAGACAGGCGTAGATCACCTTGCGCTGCGACGGTTTCAAACCGTCCACCACGTGAGGAATCGAACGCTTGATGTCCTCTGCGCTAAAGTTTGCCAAGTCGCGATGCACAAACTCCGTGACGGGAAGGGACTTGATGTGCCCATATGGAATTCCCGCGGGAGGGGCCGCCATGTGATTTGTCAGCCATCCCTTGCGGTCGTCGGCTTGGGCTTTGGAGAAGGCCAAGGTCATGGATTCATTCATGTGCGGGTCCGCACCGAAAGCCACTGTAAGCTGCTCAATCTTCTGAAAGTACTCTTTGGCTTCGGCCGACGTGGAGGTGCCCAGACCCTTGTAGTATTTCACGGAAGTTCCCGAAGGGAACTTGCTGGCCCCCTGAGCCGTCCTGAACTCCTCCTCCGTAAAGTACCAGACGCGCCCCGCCTTGATGACGGGTGTGACCATGCTGACCACGAACCCGAGTTCTATCAGCTTCGGCCAGTACACGTGGAACATGTTGAGGACCAAGCCCTTGATGTGCGATCCGTCAAGATCCGCGTCGGTCATGATCATCAGACGACCGTAGCGCAATTCTCGCAGTGAATTGTAGACTTTGCCATGTTGAAGCCCGAGGATCTTTTTGAGGTTGGAAAATTCTTCGTTTTCGGTCACCTGCTTCACCGTCGCATCCCGAACGTTACGAGGCTTTCCCCGGAGTGGAAACACACCGAACGCGTTGCGGCCTACAACGCTCAGACCAGCAATGGCCAGCGCTTTCGCCGAGTCACCCTCGGTGATAATAAGCGTACACTCGTGGGACTTGTGAGTGCCGGCCCAGTTAGCGTCGTCAAGTTTAGGGATGCCCGTGATCCTGCTTTTCTTAGAGCCGTCGGTTTTCTTCAGTTCCTTGGTCACCAAGATGCTCCCCTTTGAAATGAGATCATCCAGAACCCCAGAAGCCAAGACGTCCTTTATGAATTTTGGTTTTAAATCTATCACTTCTGTGATTTTTGAAGTGCACTCGGCCTTTTCCTGACTGCTAAATGTGGGGTTGATCACTACGACCCTGACGAACACAAACAGGGACGCTTTGATTTGCGCGGGTTTGAGGGTCATACACCGCTTATCCTTTGATATCTCGTCTACCAGTGCCTTGACCACCTTGTCAACGTGCGATCCTCCCTTGGTCGTACAGATGCCATTGACCCATGAACATTGCTGAAACGCCCCACTCGTTGAGTGGGCTACGATGATGTCGAATGAGTCGGTGTGCATCTTGGCCAGAGGCAAGTCACCGGTGTGCATCCGAGCATACTCCTCCAGGCTCGGAACCTTGAGCAATTCCTTGTTGAAATAGACCTGAGCCTTTGAGCACCACATGGCCGTGTCCCATGCGCGTTTCTCCGCGAGCTTCTCAAAGTCGCCCGGACCCCCGAAGCGCTTCAAGTCTGGATAGAAAGTGATGGACACATACGGACAGATCTTGTCTGTCGAGGTGACGATTGTTGGCGGCTCAACCTTGCTCATATTGTTGGTCCAAGTTTGCATGTAGATCTTCTTACCGTCACTAATTTTGATATTAAATTTCGAACTGAATACGTTCGCCAACTTGGCGCCGTAGCCGTTGCGACCGCCCGTCACGCGCTGCTCCTCGTCATTATAGTTGGAGCTCGTCAAAAGGTGCCCAAAGATGAGCTCGGGGATCCAGAGCGGTTTTCCATCCGTTCCCTTTTCAGTCTCGTGTTTCTTGATTGGGATAGATACGCCGTAGTTTCGAACGAAAACAAAGTCCTTACCGGTAACAACCTCAATCTTGGAAACCTTCTTGGGGTGTGTGCTGTGAGCGTCTATAGCATTTACAAGGACCTCATCGAAGATTTTCACCAGCGCAGGTGAAGCAGAAAGCTCAGAAAGCTTGAAACGCTCCCCATCTCGAATCCAATAGGAGGAAGACTCGGGAGGGAGGGATCCGACATAAGTGTCGGGGCGTTTGAGGATATGTTCCACATGTGTGAGCCGTTCATAGCTCATATTAACTTATTAGGAATTGTCGCCTTTAGGTCAGTGTGTGGCACAAGACCCTAATTTTTGCGAACTACCACCAGGTCTAAAGTGACGCAATCCTAAAACGTAGTGTGACACCCAATTTGATATTATGTCAATTCGTCTTCCATAACTTTAGAATATATAGTACTCCCCTTTGACATTTCTGGAAACTTAAAAATACCAGGACGAATTATATATAGATGAGATCGTGTGAAGTCGCATGGTGTTCCGAGCCCGAGTGTGCACCATCAGGCCGGTGCCGGGTACACATGGAGGACATACCCGATGGAGACCCGAGACTCGGACCCCTTCTGACCTTCTGTCCCAAAACAATAACTTTTCCCCAGGCCATGGAGGGGTCGGGAAGGTTTTTTTTCTTGGAGCATAGTAGAGATGGTCGCTTCTGTCAAGTGTCCGAGCTGCTTCCAGGAGTTCACGGACCCGAAGTTTCTGTCGAGGGCTCAGGCGAAGCTGGACCGTCACAAGGGGCGCAAGAACCCATGCGACTCACGGGTCCCATTCAAGTTTGAGCGGGATATTGAGTACGTTCCACCTAACATTGGGTCGTTGGACTTGACTGAGCTCGTGGAGTCTCTCAATGAGCATATTCGATTCCGTCACGTCGCTAGTCATATCTTCAACCAGCTGAATGACCTGAACAGGTTCGCAGTCTGGCCCAATGTGGCGACTCCCGAAGTTTATTACATGGAGGATGGTGAGGCCGTCAGGGCGACGCCGAGCGACTTTGTTCTCGTCTACTGGAATCGAGTCATGCAGGACCAGGTGGCTCCCCTGCTCAAGGAGTCGTGGCCTCGGTTCGAAAAGTACTGTACGTGGGTTCGGGACCATAACCCGGCCTGCCGCGACTTCCTCGAGGCTAAAACGTTCACACAGGCCGTCCTCAATAGCTTTCTCCAGTCTGAAATGTTCAGGGACATGCGGACGTCCATCAGTTCACATTTGAAAGAGGTTCCGAGGACCTTGCGATCTGAAATCCGTTTCAATATGGGTAGTGGGGCAAAAGACCTTGGGGCGGTCTTCGAGGCCAAGTGTAACGCGTGGAATTGCGGGAGGCCATTGAAGGAGCGTGGTGCATGTAAATTTCACCTCGTGCAAATGAAACCAGGTGACGTCCTGAAACCCCAAGGAGAACGCGTCGAGATACCCGCGGAATGGATGGCACCTACCAAACCAAATGCCGAGTTTGAGCAGTTCATGAACCGAAATCAAAGTTCTGGACTCTAACCTTTCCGCGTCGCGAGGAGGTACCACGTCACAGCGGCTGCGACCACCGTCCACCCCACCAGATGATCTACGCGATTCATGAGCTGAATCTGTTCGTCGGCCATCTTGTGGAATTCATCCTTGTAGCCCTGGGGCTTGAAGGGAAGCCAGAACATACGGCCAAAGGGTACGATGGTCGGATCGAGCTTGTCACGGCACGCATACGCGTAATCGTACCACGAAAGGGCGATGTACGGGAACCAAAGCAGGAACGCGAGGACCCAGAGATTCTTGTGGGGGGCAAACCAATAACCCGCAGCAAGAAGCAAGCTGAAAACAACACACTTTAAGTTGAACGAGAATGGACGTCCTGGAAATATACCACCGACCATATCTTATGTTTATTTACGATTTAAAATTAAGAACAAAATTATAATCAAGAGCAGGGCGATCCCCACCTGTTCAATTTTGAAATCAAATTGAGGGGGTGGTGACGCGGCCACCACGTTAGCCAATGCGTCCTCATATGAAAACTCGGGTTTACCTAGTTGTCTGTTGACTATATTATGAACGTCGACCGACCACTTGAAAAAGTCGCCCGCCTCTGGGACTGGATTCTCGACTAGAACCTGCTCAAAGTGTTCACGGCACGACAGACATGGTATCACATACACATACCCCTCTACAAATTCAGAAAGGGCTTTATAGTCTTGACATCCTAGACAGGCTATGTGAAGCGTCATCCAAAAATGGGGCCCCCACTTGGAAGGTGGGATCTTCATATCTGATTCTTACTGAGAATTTTTTGAGACGACGAAGACTCCTATTCCGTTCCAAAATTCACGCTGAGCAATAGGCATGGGTGTGTGCTGACCGTCGGGTGTGTACATGATCTCGAACTTCTCGATTATATTGGCACCCACCGCCTCGAGACCATCAAATGTCCCCTTGCGGACATGGGGCGCGTTCCAGTCGTCGACTATGATGATCGCCTGGTCGGCGAGTGCTGGCCACATATGGGCGATGCCCTTGTGTTGGCTAATCTCCTCATGACACCCGTCATATAGGTAAATATCAATATGGTTTTTTAGTTTGGAAATATCAAATGAAAATACATCCTCCTCAAAAATAGTCAAACGATCCCCAAATCCAAAATACTTGACGTGATGATCAAACTCATCTTTGGGGCCGCCAAAAAGGGCCCAATTCTCAATGACGGTTCCATTACACTTGGGATTGCCGTGTATGGACGAACACAGAGTGGATCCCTTCCACGCACCAACCTCGAGGTATTCTGTTTGCCGGTCATGGAATTCTAGAGAGCACAATTCGTTGTAAAATACGCGCGTCTTGTAACCTGACATTCCCTCGAGAGAAAACACGGTATCTGGTAGCCGCGTTTTCCATGTATTGGCTCTATTGAAACACTTGATGACGTGCTTAACGAGGTCCGTCATTGTTAGGATATGAACCAATTCTCTTAAGCCTCCTCAACCGCCGGAACCTCTGGCTCAGCCTCCTCAACCGCCGGAACCTCTGGCTCAGCCTCCTCAACCGCCGGAACCTCTGGCTCAGCCTCCTCAACCGCCGGAACCTCTGGCTCAGCCTCCTCAACCGCCGGAACCTCTGGCTCAGCCTCCTCGTCAACCACCTGAACCTCTGGCTCAGCCTCGACAGGCGCTGGGGCCGCCACGGGCTCCGCGCCACCCACCTTCACCCACGCGGTGGGGCACGTCGAACGGATAGGGCACTTCTGTGAAATGTTGGCGCTGATAAAGCGGGACCCACCCGAAGTCAGGAAACCGTCAGCCGTGAACTTCCAGTTGGCCGGTCTGGGAAGGGAGTAAACATAGTTTCCTGCGGTGAATACGTCGACCAGGCCATCGGGTCCCTCCGTAAAGTCACTACCACTCGTCTCGGTGAGCACAACCCGCTTACCGGAAATAGTCCAAAAAAGGCCGGACGCTGGATCCTGAATACGGAAAGCCATTTAGTATTATCGGAGATTAGATTTTTAAGTGCGTCTCGCGAGTGAGTATGAACCACTGGGCTGTCGCACGAGCTTATGGGTCCGGCGCGCCTCGTAATTGACAATCTCTTTGATCATCTTCTTGATACGGGCTTGGTTACTCGCCAGAACAGCCGCATTATACCCCTGTAGGGTCGCGACCGTGCGCTTCGCCCGATTGCGGAGGCGCATGAGGGACGCCGATGTTTTTGGGGACTTGTGACTGCCTGACGAAGGGCTCGTACGCTTCTTGTAGTGGCGGACGGCCCGGCCTGCGTTGGTGCGCATCCATGTGCTAAAATTCAAGCCCGATACGGAAGGGCGGCGGGGTGACATCTTACTAGAAGGGTGCAAAAAAAACGTGTTTTGTACGGGGCAGGGTTTACAGGCTCCCTAGTCCTATCACCCAAAACAAACCATGGATCTTAACAAGCTCCGCCCGACCTACAGCCAGTGGCGCGCACCCCTCGCCTCCGCAGCAGAAGGACGGGCACGAGGGGTGACCCCTCCCTCGGCCTCGGCCGCAAAGCAACTCGCGCAGCCCCCCAAGGGCAAGGGTGGCCCTATGTGGCAAAAGTTTTACGAGGACGCGGTGGCAAGGGGTCACCCCCTCCCTGAGAAGCTGGCCGACACGCTCCTGCGGTCCAGGGAGCACGCCCTAGAACTTGAAGCCAAGCGGCACAAGGCCCAGGTCACCACACACGCGCCCAAGCCGAGCGAGACGGTGGCGGTCGCCAAGGGGGCGGTGAAGAAGGCGGGCAAGCCGGTGCTGCACGACGCGCTCCGCTGCAAGGCTCTGACGCTCGAGGGGCGGCGGTGCGGGTTCAAGTCAACATGCGGGGAGTTTTGCAAGAAGCACGCAGTCGCAGAAAAAATGTGAGCCAAGTGTAACGAATGGAAGATTTCAACTGGAACTATGTCCTTGCAGCCCTAGTCATCAACTTTCTGCTCGTCTATATCGTCCCCCGTCTGATAAAGAAGCCAACAGGTATGAAGGTTCTGGACGATACGGTCCTCTACCTCAACTCTACGAAGAGCTTCTTGCTCTCGAGCTCCATAGTGATTGCTCTCGTGGTGTACGGATCTCACTACTGGGTTGCTTCAGCCGCGGACACTACGAGCACAGGACCATCGAGCCCTAAATTTTAATATTTAGAATTTATAAATGAATCGCGCACTTAATGCGGCTGTGAATAACACGGTCAAGGCTAATAACCAGATGGTGGCGGCTGCCAATCAGGCGGCGATGGGCAACGCGGGTAACGCCAGCCGCATGGCCAACGCCGCGGCCAACAGTGCCATGACTGCCAACAACCAGTTTCGCACAGCAGCCAACCAGGCCAAGACCCTTGGTCTGAACAACGTGTCTAAGAATCTGAACGCCGCGGCCAACGCCGTGAAGAAGGCTCAGATTATCAAGGCGCTGAAGAGCGCCGCCAACGCCATCAAGGCTATGGCGCCCAGGGGCATGATCGTCACTGCTGGAACTCCGGGCAACATTTCAGGGTCTGCATAAGCTCTCGCGTATGTGAATGGTCCCACGTGGTCACCTTTTTGTCGTAGCAGTCCCGGAGACACTGCTGGAGTGCTTCGCCCGACGGAAACCCCCAGTTCTGTTCGGCCGTGAATAGAAAATCATTAAATCCAATAGGCCCCGTTGTACAAGGCACGACCCACGGCGTGTTTACGTACTCCTTCAGGCCCCCAAAATCCGTGATGATAACTGGCTTGTCACGGAGAGCCGCCTCAACAGCCCCCATTCCGACACCCTCGGAGTGTGAGCAATTGATATAACAGTGACCCTGGTCATGAACCTTTTCGAGATCCTCATTGGACAAGAGGCCATTGATGACTGTGACGCCCGGAACGCGCCACGTCACCTCCTGTACACACGTCGCCTTGAGCACGAGGTGCGCCGCATCCTTGAATTCACAACGCAAATAGGCGTCGATGAGGCCTCTGATATTCTTGCGAGGATCCATGATATTGCCGATCGTATAGAATATATAGGGCCCCGAAAAAGCTCTCGGCACGGATGGGGTACCGTCGGCATACAGGTGAAGGATCTTCCAATTCACGTCTGGAAATTGTTTTTCAAAAACCTTCTTACAGAAATCAGACGCCACATACAAAGTGCCGTACTTGGCCAACTTTCCGTAAGCGGGATTGACAGGCTCGGTTTCGCAAATAGTCATATACATTACAGAATCGCACCGGGTTGCGTACTGATCAACCATAGTGATGTGTTCATCGGTCGGTAGGACGAACGCGAACCCTTTGTCGTACCGCGCCTTCTTGGGCTGCTGGCCAAACTCGACGTACTCGGCGTCGTGCCCTTTTTCACGGAGCAGCTCCGCATAGCGGTTCGTAACCTGACCGATGCCTGCCAGGAGCCGAGGCCCTATGAATAACCACTTCATTTACAATCACCGGCGACCATCCGTTTAACTAGTTCGCGGAACGAAATCTTCGGGCGCCATCCCAGCTGATCTTGGGCTTTGCGCGCGTCACCGATAAGCATATCCACTTCTGCTGGACGATAAAACTCCGGGTTCACCTTGATGATCACTTGTCCAGTTGCCGCGTCTAGGCACACCTCATCGGCGCCCGTACCGGCCCATCGGGTCTTGACGCCTAGCTCATCACAGGCGAAAACAACAAACTCACGGATGCTGTGCGTCTGACCGGTCGCAATCACAAAGTCTTCGGGAGCGTTCTGCTGAAGCATGAGCCACATGGCCTCGACGTAATCCTGTGCGTGACCCCAGTCGCGCTTGGCATCCATATTACCGAGCTCAATCACCTTGCCAGACTTTCGCCACTCCGCCAGACCGAGCGTAATCTTGCGCGTCACAAACTCCGAGCCCCGGCGCTCCGACTCGTGATTGAACAGGATGCCGGTACAGGCGAACAGGTCATATGATTCGCGATAGTTTTTGGTCATCCAGTATCCAAAGAGCTTGGAGACACCGTATGGACTCCGGGGATAAAATGGGGTCCCCTCATTCTGGACAGGCGCTTGTACCTTCCCGAACATTTCACTCGTGCCCGCCTGATAAAATTTGAATTTTGATCCCAAATTGGAATGACGAATTGCCTCCAGAATTCGAAGGGTGCCCATGGCATCGACGTTCGCCGTGTACTCTGGCTGGTCAAAAGAGAGCTTCACATGAGACTGCGCCCCGAGGTTATAAACCTCGATAGTATCGTACGTGGACCCAAGATTACATATGATCGAGTTGATTCTGGCCGTGTCTGTCAGGTCGCCCTCAAGGAGTCTGAATTCTGGATGCGTTTTCAGGTGTTCGATACGCTCGTGCTTTCTCTCAGAACAATACCGAGCTAGACCATACACTGAATAGTCTTTTTCGAGTAAAAATTCCGCCAGGTAGCTTCCATCCTGGCCAGTCACGCCTGTGATAAGCGCCGCCTTCATGATGTAATACTAGAGAACATCTTCCTTATTTGATGTGTCAAAATAGCAACCCGTAATTCAAGTGGATTTTTGTACAAAATTGTCAAAAGGATTTCACGGGCCCGTCTGTTCAGGGGCGCCACTGGAAACCACGAGGCCAGCCAGGGTATCCAGCTGTCCATCTGATTTTTGTTATGAAAATAGTTTCTCCGGAATTACAAGAGATGAGCTTCATGTATGTACTGGCCATGACGGCCGCCGAGCTCGTGGGAAACGCCCACCTGAAGTGGTTCGCCGATGAAGGCAAGCATCACAACCTCATGTTCGGTATATTGGCGTGGATGGCGGTTCTGTTCTTTCTGATAAAGACGCTGGCCAGTGCCAGCATGATGTGGACATGTATTATGTGGGAAGCGATGATTGTGATTGGTGGAGCAATCACAGCCTGGCTGGTTTTTGGTGAGAAATTCACACACTGGATTCAGTGGCTCGGGCTCCTGTTCGCCGTCGCTGCCGCCCTGTGCATAAATTACAAATGCGGCGACAAATAAACGTTTGAGAGTCTGATAGTACAATGGGAACCCTGTCCGAGTTTGAGCGTCACGTGTTCCGTCGGCTCGACAGTTTGGAGGCTGAATTGTTCGAGCTTCGAGAAGTGACGTGGCCGGTGTGTCAGGGTCTGATCGAAGAACGGTCAGGGTCTTTTCAAGCTATGAACGCCAAGCGGCGTTTTTTCAAGTTTATACACGTCGATGACATTATGAAGCTCCTCAAGGCCAAGGCGCGATTTATGCGAAATTCCCAAGATTTAGTCTACGAAGAACTTCGACAGGTGCGGGTAGAGGTACCTCGGGTGGGCGAGGTATGAGCTGCGTCTGACCGTCGATGTGTACACCGCCTTCGATCCACTTCTGGTACGTCTCGGGATCTTGAATAACATGTGTGGCATCCTTGGCGTGTGCGTAGGTGCTCATCTTCTTCCATATGTGCATAGGCGTCCCGAAGCTACTCAGGTGCCACCCGGCTGTGCGAAAACACGGAAACTTCCAGCGGTTATCCCGGAGATGATTCGGTCCTGCCCGTTTGAAGAGTTCGCAGTTGGTGATGACCGTGCCAAACCACGACTCGCCCGTAAACATATAATCCATCGAATACTCGAACATCCACATATGCACAGATGTGACGAGGTGAGGAAGCTTCTCGAACGGAATCTTCGTCATGTCTGGAATCTCATCTACGTCACTGATCATGACAATCGCCTCGTTTGGCACGGGTCCAAGGCCACGCAGGACGCACTCGCGCTGGTACTTCTCACGTGCCCAAGGGTTCTCATCCTTCGGGGCCTCATCAGCTTTGACGATGACGTGCTCAATCTTGTGGAGCCACTTGGCGTAACGCTCCTTATTTTCATTGAAATAGAGAGGCTTGGGGCCACCCACGTGGTTCACCTCGGCCTCGACGAGTACGAAACGGTCTACGTATCTGTCGAGAACTTCTAATCTAAGTTCCAATACGTCAAACTCATTATAGAACATGAACGTGTCGCAAATCATTTAAATTTGTAGTAATTTTTACCCTTATCTTCAAAGTTTTTTAGGATCTGACGGTTATTGACCATGTGCCCACCGGCTCCAGCCACATGGTGAAGCGCGTCAGCCTCGAAACCGTACTGGTACTGTTGAAGGTGCCCCAAATTACATTCAGGGACGAAAACCGTCTTGCGCTTGATGCCGTGTTTTTCCAGAAGGTTGCACAGGATCATGTCGTCATGCCACGTCACTTCCAGAAGTTCCTTGAACTCGGGAAGGACCGTCTGGAGCCATCCCGCCTTGACGATCACTGACCCGTATCCCTCGAGGACATCCAGAGGCACCCCGTGTTGGCGAGGAAATTTACCCTCAAAATATGTTTCAAAATTGAAACCGCTCAGACCCCAGGCACTCTTCGTATCGGTCATGAACCACTTGAGAAGGTTGGTCACTAATTTAGGATCATAATTGGTGTCATCATCCACATAGACTATGAGATCCTCGGGGGCGAGGTGGGCCGCGGGTCCCATGAACTTAGTACCCGGTCCCAGGTCCTCACAGTCTCGATTAATTTTTAATTTTGAATCAAAATTTGAGAGATCCGGGAGTTGGCCGTCCCAATCCGGAAACCTGTTGTACTTGGGTGGGACATTAAGCCAAACCTCGTGACACGCCTGACCGAGCAGACCCTGAAGGACCACCTGTAATTTGTCGAACCGACTAGGGATTGTGGTCAGGCTCATGATGACCTTCATTGATTTCTTTGGAAATTATATCTATAAGTGTTTGGACCATATCCAACGTTATAAATTGATTGTTTCCGACGTAAACACCATTATCATTCAAAATGTCGGCGTTCGGAAGAGCGACTTTGGTACAATTTTTCAGAAATGGTTGACGAAGAAGATTTCCAGCAACTATGGGTCGGTGTTCAATGCCTCGCACATTAAACGCCTCTTTGATTCTTTTCATCAGGTCTGGGGTTCGGCACACGATTGGAAACACAAAGTTACTATTACGAGGCGAAGGGTCTGGTATGTACACGTGGTCGGACAGTTTGGCGAGTTCCTGAACAAACAAAGCGTAATTTATGCGTCGAATAGCAATAGAATCGTCCAATCGTTTGAGCTGAGACAGACCAAGTACAGCGCCAATCTCGGTGTTGCGGAAATTGTACCCATCGGACATGAACAAGAAACGTGGATCGATATCTGGGTACTCTTGTTTCGCCTTGTTGAACTCGTACGGGCTCATTTCACGGGCAAGTCCATGGCTCCGCTTGAGGCGCATAAGTTCATAGAGTTCCTTGTTATTCGTGGAAATCATACCACCTTCTATAGTGGTCATATGATGACCATAATAAAAACTAAACGTACTGGCCATCGATGAATCCGCCCCGCGTCGCGCACCGAGGGGGCCCTCCACCCCATGAGACTCGCAAATATCTTCAATGAAGATGGCATTAGGGTAAGCCTCCTTCAGCTTTTCCATAGGGGCGTCGAGACCTAGAAGATGGGTCACGAACACCATTCGGATGTCGGTGTCCATGGGGAGTTTCTCAATATCAAAACTAAAATGGTCAAGTGAAATATCACAGAATACAGGTTCTAAATTGAGTTGGAGAATCGGGGACACGTTCGTGACCCACGTACATGCAGGGACCAACACCTTCGCACCGTCTGGTATTTTATACAACTCCTTTACAGAAGCTACTAGAAGGAAGTTTGCGGTACTACCAGATGACACATATAGCGAGTGTTTAGATCCGAGCCAACGTGACCAAGCCTCTTCAAACTCGCACACCTTGGGCCCATTTGTAAATCTGTCTGAAAATGCAATAAATTTTATTAACTCGTACTTGTCCTTCCAGTTAATGGTACTTTTCATCAATGGCCAGTACATTATTTTATCTGACGGCCAATTCTTAAAGTATATGGTTTGTAACTTTCCAAATTGATAGGGCTCCAATTGGATTTATGCTTATATATGGTCCATCAGGGGTGGCGTCTCTTCTATACAACCGAGGCTGGTGATTGGGCCAGATCGCCGCCCCATTTTCAGCCATTCCTGTTTCTATCCCCAGTTCTATATTCATTATAGAAATTCCTACGGCGTTCGGTTTGTTCTCTAATATAGGATTTTTCACACATCGCATAGTGTGTAAAAGATGTGTAGATGGTACCTCGTCATGATAAAGTTCAAAAATATATTCTCGCAATTTCAGGAGTTTGGGCTTATCGGTGATGATGACTTCGTCGGTATTTCGAACGAAATTTCGTATAAAATTACAGAGTTTCACGGCATTCGCACCTGGATGGATAGCATACACTATCAGGTTTTCAGCTGGATGCTCCGGGTTAATCGAATAGTCGGCTAAAATCTTTGTGTATCCCGCCTTGCGAAAGTTTTCACATATGACCGTCGTGTCGCAGTCGTGAATCCCAAAGCGATCGTTCATCCAGTGAAAACGCACACCCTTCTTGAAGGGTTCAGCTTTGTACAAACACACACAACTAAATGTAGCCCATAGCTCTTTTATCCCCGTATAGTCGAGTTTGTATATCGTGGCCATGGCATCCGGCTTCTCTTCCGGGGAATACCGAGTTGCCCACAGATCATATATAATTTTGGTATCCTTGGTCACCGTTATTCCACTGAATATATCAACATCCTGTTTGTTGTGTTGAAGAATTTTTTCAAACACGTCTGGCGTGTATTCTATATCAGATTCTACGAATAGAATCCAGTCCATATTTTTGTACATGTCACCGGCCTCTAGACACTTGTTTCTGGCGGTCGCGAGTATTTTCACCCGCTCAAGATCGTTCCCTGTAAAGACCCCTAACTTAAGGTCTTCAGTTATAACCGAATGTTGTTTGAAAAAGCTCCAATCTGCATTCTTGACCAATTTTTTGGTATTGTCTGTAGAATCATTTTCATAAAAAGAAAAGAAAAAATTGTACTCGTCACTCAACTTCGTCACCGAAGAATGAAGTTGAGAATAATACTTGTCAAATTTCTTATCTAAATTTCTAGCAATTGTGCATATAAGAATATTAGTCATTATATTTATATAAATACTTAGTCTTTATGTTCACTTCAAAGATAGCATATACAGAGTCGAGCGAATCAGGGCCACAATCTCATCCTGAATATTTTTCAGGTAGGTGTCCCCCCGTGGAAGGCGGATCGCCCTGACGCGCATCAGAAGGCTCTTGAAGTAGGCGCGAGCCTTGGTCGGGTCCTTCATGAACCGCTTGTTCAGACTGACGCGTTTGAGGCGGCCGTACTTTCCCATGTACGCCTCGGCCCACGAGTCGAGCAGGGGAATGATGCCCTCGTAGTACGCCTGAAGCGCCTTGTGCTCCGCGAAGGAGCTGGTCGTAAGGTGAAAGGCGTGAGCCTGTGTACGGGAGTTCATGAGAAGACCCACGTAGCGGTTCGCCATCTTATCATTTCCATATATTTATTTCTGATTCAATATTAGGATGGTCTTTACAGAGACGATTTTCCCACCAGGGAAGGTTTTGTACAAGGGCCTCGAGGGCATTCCGTGTCAGGTGCTCCTGCGCGACACGCGGTTCTTCTATCTCACAGAGAGTTTGCCAACCGCCAAAAACTATGGAAACCTGTGTAGCTTCAAGGTGAAAAAGACTCTGCGTCTGTTTGACTTGACGCACAAAAACGTCGAGACGCTCATGAAGAGCAAATATCCTATATCGAGTGATACAAAGGGCCTCTTGCGCATCGTCTTGGGCACGGGCATCACGATCGGTGAGCAGGTTGTGGCCGTTCGTGAACTTCTCGGCAAAAACGCAGGGAAACTTCCCAAGAACACAAACACCCGCAGGGGTCAGCGCCTCAGCTACAAGGAGCTGAACAAAAAGGCGTTCGGTGCCCTTGCTCGCGAGTTTCTGATTCCAGAAGGGTACGATGGGTACTACGCACCTTCTAAAAAGTCGGTGTTTCATGGAGGCACATTTCATCATGAAATTATGTTGAACAATGCGTATCAGAAGATTGAGAGGCTGCGTGGACCTGCGCCAGTCATTTCTGGAAAGTCATTCTCTTCAGCACTTCCGCGCATATTCATGGATTATTGTAAAAAGACGACCCGCCTTGTAAGACCGTACGGCGGCGGAATGACCATATTCTGTACCGGAGGCATGGGCGTCCGTCTGTACCTCATGGCTCTCGGGAAGGATCTCCCTCCTAAAATTCGACGTACAAACGATTTTGATTTCACGTTCGCCGTTCCACGTAAACTCGCGTCCGAGAAGCTCGTGTCCACGTATGCCCTCACGATGCGTACCATAATGTACGACCACCTGAACGCCTTTGTACGCTATCTGAACAGACACTACAAGGGCATAAACGCGTCTCTCCGCGTGAACAGATACAGGAGATCGGCATACGATGCTCCTCGGCTCCAGGTGCCCGGTACGGGTCGTCGCGTCTACCAGGTCATGTCATGGCAGATCATCACAGGTAAGAATGAAGTGACGGACCTCGTGGACACCGCATTAGCCGTTTATCCACACGCGTCTCGTGATATGCTTCACTTGCCATTCTCTTACAGGGCGGGAATTCCTATTCAAAAATTAAAGTACCAGCTCAAGGACTCTCTCGCGCTCCTGTCAGGATCTCTGCTCCACAGAGGTTTAATTTCCAAACGAAATCCTTTGATAGGTGAGGCGAAGGAAAAGGGTCAGAAGAATGTCGAGCGGGTCAAAGAGCTCATGAAAGTTATTCGTGGAAAGCGTGTGTACTACAAGAACCTGGTGCCCATCGCCAACTCGACAGGACCTTTGCTCGTGAATTTGAATCTAGAAAACCTAAAAGCGGCGCGCCGAAACGCGGTTGTTGTGAACAAAGCGCTCAAAAAAATTAAGTGACCTTATTAGATGTGGGCTTATTTTGCACTCGTGGCGGTGCTTATGCTCATCACGTGGGCCGTCGTGACGCGTAGAAACGGTGGACGTGGGTTCACGGGCGCTTCAGACCCGTGGCAACCTCCAGTCGTCGTGGATTCCGTTTTGACCAAGGACGACTGCAGATATTTGATGGAAAAGGCAAATTCATTATTCAAACCAAGTAGCGTGGTCGGTGTGAACGGTCATGATCCTTCCCGTACGAGTGAGACGGCGTGGATATCCAAGGACGATCCAGTAGCTAAAAAGGTGTTCGCCAAGGCGTGTGAAATGACAGGCAAACCCATGGGGTGCTGCGAGGACCTTCAGGTTGTCCGGTACAAGCCCGGTACCTATTACAAGGCCCATCACGATTCGTGCTGTGATGGATCTGACGCGTGTCAGGAATTTGAAACGAAGGGTGGACAACGGGTCGGAACTATGCTCGTATATTTGAATGATGAATTTACAGACGGTGAGACTCATTTCCCAGACCACGGGGGTGTGAAAATGAAAACACCCCCTGGTTCTGCGATATTTTTCAGACCCCTTGCGAATGACACACCCAAGTGCCATCCCAAGGCCCTTCACGCAGGTCTTCCCATATCATCCGGTACCAAATATGTGTGTAACGCATGGGTCCGCGAGGAGGACTTCAAGCATTGAAAAAACTTGTTCTGTCCAAGTTAGGGTTTTGGGCGCCTCAAGTCTAAACACCAAAAAACAACTGCCTCCCCCAACAACCGTGTGTTGCGAGAGCCACTTAAACGCACCAGCAACTCAACAACCAACCGAAAAACAAATGGCCTCCTTCGCTGATGCCGTCAACGCCCTGGTTGCTGAGCGCGACCGCCAGTTTGTGCAGCGCATCGCTACCGAGTACAGCCTGAACTTCGATGAGCTTAACAAGAAGTACCTCGAGACGGCCGAAATGGCTATCAAGGTGCCTCGCAAGTACACCAAGAAGGCTGCCAAGGAGCCCAAGTCGGTCGAGGTCGGGGAGGGTGCCGCCCCCGACGCCACCCAGGTGGCCAAGGCTCCCAAGGTGGCGAAGGAGAAGCCCTGCTGCACGGCTCAGACCAGTAAGAAGGAACCCTGCAAGTTCAGTGCCCTCAAGGGTGAGGTGTTCTGCAAGCGCCACCTGAAGCAGTCGCTGGAGGAGACGGCTCCCAAGGAGCCCAAGGCGCCCAAGGCACCCAAGGCGGCCAAGAAGGCTGAGCAGCCGGTACACACGCACCCGCTGACCGAGACTGACGAGGCTTGTGACCTGTGCGCTTCGCATGGCAACCCCCTCGAGGAGACCGAGCGGGACTTTGAGGTGGTCCCGCACTGCGGGCCGGTGAAGCAGCTCACGACTGAGCAGCGCCTCGCTGCGATCCTCAACTCCGGCGACTCGGAGCCCGAGGACGAGGACGAGGGTGATAAGCTGGAGGCCGCCTTCGACGAGTACGAGGAGGACGACTAGAAGGGCCAAGCCTGGCGCATGGCTCTAATATCGGCGCGCAAGTGAGCAAAACCATTCATCTGTAATCGAACAAACGTCAAAACCCAAAGAGTAATCATAGCCGTCCACACAAATAGGTTCTCCTCCTTTTGCGTCCTGAATTTGTAAATAGGGCCCACCACCTTCCCGAAAAAGGTCTCCTCATCACACCTCGTACCCGTCACCAGCTTTTCAATTTCAGTCAGAGCGCATACTGACTGATTAGTCAACCAGTGTATCAATATGAATGGCACAATAAGAAGATGCATTGACATGAGATATTCGCTTCCAGTAAATGGTGCCGCCACTAGAAATAGAAATACTAGGAGGTGAATAATTTTGATGAGTATCGTGACGATCATGTCTACTAGGGCACTATAAAAAAGTGTCATGTACGCGCCAAAAGTCTCGGTGCCAAGTGTAAAGTAACCTAAGATGTACAAGCGCCCCAACCCTCGCCCTCACTTGAACGTGCCCACCCAGTTCGTCTCGAGTGCCTTGCCTGGAGGCGGTGTGGTTTCTCGATGGACTCTAGGTACCAACAAGCCCCGGATAGCTTCCGGTCACCCTAGCGTGGTGGGTCAAATTATAGACAAAATGCGCCAAGGTTCGTGTCTCGCGGGTACGAAACCTACGGTGTGGACGCCACCCGCCACCCCCGAGTTCCTGGCAAAGCACATGGAGAACCCCGAGGCTTTCCTCAAGAGGTGCGAGGACTGGCACGCTCAGAACCCCGTCTCGACTCCATGCGTCCGCGAACCAGCGCCTCCCCTAAACCTTGAACCGGTCATTGCCGTGTACAAAAAGTGGGGCATCACGACGCCGCCCATCGCCGAGCGCGAGAAGGCGTGGCGCCTTGCGGGGTACAGTGAGGCCAAGATTCGCAAGGCGCTGGCGTACGACAAAAGAATGGAGGAGACGTCCGACGCGCGGCAAGCGGCGCTCGACCTGATATTCGCCAAGTTCCCGAGCGCGAACAAGCCTACACCCAAGGTCAAGGCCAAGAAGGTCATAAAGGTTGTTAAAAAGAAGATGCCAAGTTCTATTAATGAGTAACCGCTGGGCGGATATGACGGACGACGACCCCATCGAACCTTGGGTCCCCGAGGAACCAGTCACTATTTCCAAACATGGAATTAAAATCAAAAAAGCGTCAAACTACGTCCCGCCCCACTCGCGTCAGGATAAAACCAAGCCTACTGTAAACAGTAAGAAATGAGCTGTGAGGTGTGTTGCGAAGTCTTCAACCGCTCGTCTCGTTCAAAAATCACTTGTCCCTATTGTCCATTCAGTGCATGTTCTGGCTGCACTGAACGGTACCTCCTAGAAACCACACAGGATGCACACTGTATGTCGTGTCGCAAATCGTGGTCTCGTGAAATTTTGGTGGATAATTTTACACAAAAATTCGTCAGTCGCGACTACAAGAATAGGCGCGAGTCTTTGCTTCTCGAGCGTGAAAAGAGCCTCATGCCCGCCACTCAACCCTACGTGGAACTTGAGCGCAATGTGCGCAAGGCGACGCAGGAAATCACCCGCCTCACAATGATCGTCAATGCGCACACTATTAAATTAAATACCATCGCTAGCCTTCAGTTGGCGCCATTGGCGGTCGAGCACGGGTTCGACAACGAATTCGATGCGCTTGTTTTGCGTCACAAACTTATTCAGAATCAACGCGGAGTGATCAACAACGTCGCACTAGATATACAGCACTTGGAGTGGTATCAGAACCAACTTATCACGCGTATGCATGGCGGACAGGTCGGAAACGAAAAGCGTCAGTTTGTCCGTGCGTGTCCATTGGACGATTGTCGGGGGTTTTTGAGCACCGCCTGGAAGTGCGGCGTGTGTGACAACTGGTCATGTCCGGAGTGCCACGAGGTCAAGGGAAAGGACAAAGACGGGCCGCACGTGTGCGACCCTAACAACGTCGAGACGGCCAAGCTTCTGGCCAAGGATTCACGCAACTGCCCGAAGTGCGCCTCGATGATTTTCAAAATCGATGGGTGTGACCAGATGTACTGTACCCAGTGTCATACCGCGTTCAGTTGGCGGACGGGGCGCGTCGAGTCGGGGACTATTCACAATCCACATTACTACGAGTATCACCGTCAGCGCGGAACCCTACAGCGCAATCCGGGTGACGTGCCATGCGGTGGATTTCCGGAATGGTTCAGAATCAATCACAAGTGTGCCCGCAATTCGGCAATGTTTGCTAAAATCGCATCGGCTCACCGCACCCACGCGCACTGTCAATGGGTCGTGATACCCCGATACACGACCGGGAACCAGGACAACCGTGACCTCCGCGTCAAGTTTATGATTGGAGACGTGAATGAGGATGAATTTAAGAGGAAAATTCAGCAGCGTGAGAAGGCACGGCACAGAAAGACAGAGATTGTACAGGTTCTGGAGATGTACACGACCGTGCTCAACGATCTGTTTCAGGCTTACGTAGTGGATGGAAACTACGCCAGTATATGTGAGTCTCTCACGTCTCTTCAAACACACTTCAATTCGACCATGGACACCATCTCCAGACGATATTCAAAATGCTCCACTCCGCGCATCACTGAAAATTTTGACATGTTCTAGTAGGAATGTGGCTAGTCGTCCTCGGATTGGCCATAGTTATTTTGATCTTAGTGATCATCAGAAGGACGAGTGGGTTCGGTGGGGACAGTATAATTCCGAAACAAATTTGGACGTATTGGAACAGCGACGAGTTGACCCCAGTCGTCACCAAGTGTATCAATTCTTGGAAGAAACACAACCCAGATTACGAGGTTACAATAGTGACCCCTAAGAACCTCAGTCAGTATATAGACTTTGATGTCAAGGCTGTCAAGTTCAACGACTCCCCGGCCCGTGAATCAGATATTATCCGCCTCAATATTCTGGCCAAGTATGGCGGTGTGTGGTGTGACGCGTCCATCCTTATGACGCGTCCTTTCGATTTCCAAACTAATTCCAAACATGAATTCATTGGATATTACATAGAGCACTACACGACCAAGCCCCAGTGGCCATGTATAGAGGGTTGGTTCTTCGCGACGGTTCCAGACGGTAAACTGGTTACGAAATGGCGCGACTCTTTCATGAGCATATCCAAGTTCGATTCGGTGGACGCATACCTCGATGACCTTCAGAAGAAGGGTGTGGACTTTCAGAAAACTCAGTGGAGTATGCTCAACTATTTAGCTATAAATTTAGCCGCACAGGACGCCATGCAAAGGGCCATGACGGTCGACGACATAAAGAAAACTTGTTATTTCATGAGCGCCAACAAGGGTCCTTATAAGCACATGTACGATCATGGGTTTAATAATTACAACGCAGTCAAGTCGGTATGCGAGCCTAATCAACCGACTATAGTAAAGTTCCATAATCACGATCGTAAATTACTAGACACCAAGCCTGAACTTGCTTGTGTTTTCAAATAAATTCCCAACTAAAATTAGATGTGGGCCGTCGTCTTGGCTGTCCTTGTAGTTGTTGTTCTTTTGCTCTTATGGGCAAGACTACAGGAACCTTTGATCCCCAAGACTATATGGACCTATTGGGACTCGGAGGAGCTTCCCGATTTTGTTTCAAAATGTATAGACAAGTGGAAGCGGCTACACCCCGACTGGTCCGTCACGGTCCTGAACCCCAAGAACCTGCAGGACTATCTTCCAGAGACGGATATTTTCAAACTAAAATTCGCAGACACGAAACCAAGGCAGTCGGACTTTGTGAGGCTTCACGTCCTGCCCAAATTTGGGGGAGTATGGGCGGATGCATCGGTGATCCCTACACGGTCATGGGACTGGGTCATTGAGGAACAGAAAAAGAAGGGGTCTGATTTCATAGGGTACTACCGTCAAGGGGCTACTACCAAGTCGGAGTACCCGGTCATCGAGAGTTGGTTCTTCGCATGCCCGAAGGGTTCTAATTTTGTTTCAAAATTGAGAGATGAAATGATGACCATGAATTCTCTGGAAAATGAGGCGGATTATAAAGAAAATGTGAAGGGTCGTGGGGTTGATATACAGAATATCCCCCAGCCAGACTATCTTAATATTTACCTATCGGCTCAAGCGGTCATGCAGACCCAGATGACTACGGATGAAATTAGGAACAAAATTCATGTGTACCCGTCAGAGGATGGACCGTTCAAGCACTCGGTGACTAACGACTGGAAACCGGCCGAGTCGGTCAAGAGCCTATGTGCCCTTGAGACCACGGAGCTACCCGAGATGATAAAGATCTACGGCAACGAACGGAGGGCGATGGAGTCTGACCCGGCGTTAAAAAAGTGCGCCCAAAATATCTTAGGGTAATGGAAAATATCTTCAAAAAGTTTCTCACCAAGTGTTGGATCATTTACAGCCGCCCAGAAAATGCTCAACTAATTTTGAAACAAATTTGCGAAGACACACGGACCTATATGCGCCGGGTCATATCATGTGAGTGTGCACTTGTGGATATGGTTCCAAAGGAGATGAAAAGGTCAAAGTCCTTTCCAACAATTTCAAAAATAGATTTTATCCGGTCATAACAGAATTTAATTTCAAAATAGGAGTGGTCTTCTTACCGAAGTTCCAACCGGCTGCACCGTTTCGGGCGTTCTCGGCTTGTGAGCAC